AAACGTACCTTCTGTTGTACGAGCAAACGCTGAAGTAGTTGCTGATTGCAATACTGTCAATGCTGCTGGAGATACAACTGCCCAGTTACCTGCGCCACGACGTGTGCGTTGAGCAATCTTGTTAGCAACACGATTGATCAATACTGCTAAAGCAGCATGCTCGTCACCCACGAACGTTGCAGTACCGCTAACGGTTGCTTGGTTGTAAGTTTCTTCGGTTGCAGCTAACGCACGTAAAGAACCCAAGATTTCTTGGTCGATTTCGACCGTAATTTCTTGTGCCAATGCGGCCATAATTTCTGCTTCAACGTCGAGACCGTGCATAGCTTGAGCATCTTGTGCTGCTTCAAAAGTCCAACGAGCGCTTAACTTGCGGGATTTTGCTTCAACAACTTGTTTCAAGATCTGAACGTTGATACGACGACCTGGCACACCTTCGTATGCCGCTGTGCTGTCAGCACGGCCAGTTGCTGCGCTACCGGAGTAGGCTGTAGCAATCTTGAACGGGCTTAACATTTCATCACCGGCTGCTACGCTTGTACCATAACCGCTAGAGTCGGCCACTGGGTCTGCATAACGCACACGTAAAGTATGAATTTGTGCAACAGGACCGGTCATTGGCTGAACACCAACGATTTCATTAGCGATAACAGTCGGCATAACACGACGGATCACTGGGAGGATAACACGGTTTAAAGTGGAAATGTTAGCAGCTTGTGTACCACCAGCTGTTGCATTTTCATTCAAACTTTTGCGGGTATTTTCTAAAATAACCGACATTGTTGTGCGACGTGAACCTTGCAAACCTTCTAACAGGGCCTCCTTGGTTTCGCCCCAACGGCTTTCTAATAGATTTTGTGACATGATTTTTCCTTTTTTAATCTAGTTTTTACTTCAGCCCTGCCAAGCGTTTAAGTTCCACCACATTATCTGAGTGTTGCTCAACTACTTGTTTTGCAGTTTTATCGCCCGTAACTTCTGAACGGCTCTCACTTAACACTTTTGCTTTAGGCGCTGGTGCTGCGTTTGAGTTGTTTAGAACTGCCGGTAGATACTTATCATATACAGAACGCAGTTTCGTGGTCTGTACATTCTCAAGAAGCTCTGACATCACCGAAGCTTTGTCCCTATTAAGCGGACCAAGCAGTTCGGCTAAGACTTGCTTGCGATTAACAGATTCTTGAATAACTTTAATTTCCTGGTCTTTGGATTCAACCAACTTGATTGATTTAGTTGCAATTTTTTTAGCTTCTTCGAGTTGACGATTCTTAGCTTTCACTAAGGACGTAAGTTTCGCGATTTCCTTGTTCTCATTTAAGTGAGTAGCAGTGAACTCGCCAGCGAATGCTTCGAACAAACGACGACCAAACATATTTTCTCTTGCAACTTGAATGTCTTCTTTCAGTTGACCAATTTCTGACCCTAAACTTTGGGTAACGGATTCTTGGACAAGTTTTGCGCTGCGAGCGATAAATTGTTTTTGCATTTCCGCTAATTTCTTAGTAGCACCTGCAATTAAACGTACCTTTGTCTCGACAACATCTTGTTTGTCCTTAGCAAACTCACCGATCTCATTAGCTAATTGTTGCATAACAAATTGTTCTAATTTGCCAACGCTTTCAACTTGCATTTTACGATCTTTGCGCAACTCTTTAATTTCTTCGGCTAATTTCTCAACCATAAATGCATTAAATTTGCTGCTTGATTCGCGTACATGTTTTTTAAACTTTACGCGATCCTCAGAGAGTGCCTTCTTTTCTTCCTTGAACTCAGCGATTTCTTGCTGCAAGGATTCTGTTACCATTTTGTCTAAAGCCTCGACCATTACACCTTTATCGTGCTCGTAACGGCGAGCGAATTCTTCACGCAATTCACTTCTTACAGTCTCTTTGGCTTCAGCAAGCTGAGCCTCCCAAGCTTCAGAAATGGCTTGACGTGTGTCTTCGTTTATAATGCCGCTATCGATGAGTGGTTTCATAGCATTTAACATAACGTCTCCTATTTTATCTTCATATCTTTAATCAAGCAGATTACCTGCTCTTTGAGATATTTCTGGACTCTTGCGTCTGCACTGGCTTCACCTGCCACTCCAAGTACCTTGTGACCGTACTTCATATTCATTAAGCTTTCATAAATTGCTTTAGGGTATGCATTTGGTGCACTAGGTTGTGCTACTACGTCAACGGTTATAATTTCAAAATCACTTACATGACCGTTTGCTTCGTTAACGTTACCGCTTCCGCGGCTGGAAACTCCGAGCTTAACCCCATTTTCCAACATTGTTTTAACAAGTTGTCCCATAGGGGTAGGCAATATTTTTAACGTACCAAATCCGTTTGGTCCGTCCATCCACATTTCTGTTATCATGTGGGAAACTCTGTCGAGATTAATTTTTAAGTCATCTGGGTGATCAACTTCACCAAGTACACTGTAGCCACCCTTAACTTGTTCCATTACGGTGCCTACAGCCTTGTTAATTTCATGGACAGGGTAAACACGCTGATTTGCGTTTTTAACCCCGCCTTGAATGAAGATACCCTTCATCTTGAGAGACTTGCCACCCTTGCCGTCGTCCTCGTTGAGAATCTCAACGCGGGCGTTATCAAAGGATAAATTCTCTCTAAGATTATAACGTGACATTTAATTAACCCTTAAAGCCTGACGATCCACCTGGATTGAAGGACTTCTTAACTACTGGAACTGAATCCTTAGTAGTTTGACCTTCTTGTTCACGTTTAACTGTTTGCTTGTCTTTGTAACCCTTAGTGTTAGCTGCTGGGCTGTTTTCGTATTTGTCTTGACCCATTTTCTTACCAGCACCGCCACCCTTAGTGTATTCGTTGCTTGGAGTCTTTGGACCATTGTTGCTATCGCGGTCAGAAGCAAACTTGCCTTGAGCGATGTTAGCAGTAGTACCGCCCATATCGTTCTTGCCATTGATCTGTGTGCTCTTAGAGTTGATTGGAGACTTAGTACCGCCTGAACCGATTGGGTCACCCTCAACTGGCTTAACTGCTGTAACTTTCTCTACGTACTCACGCATTAAGTCTGCTGGAGACTTGCGAGATTCTTTAACTTTCTTAGCTTTTTCTTCTTTCTCAGCAGCCTTACCATCGTACTTGTCGCCCTTTACAGCGGTACCTGGATGCTCTTTACCTTTGGAATCTTTCCATGGCTTGTCAGTTTTCTTGGATTCGCCGTAAATGCTAGCTTCACCAAACTTAGAACCTTCAGCGTCTGTTTCGTCGCCTAATTCTTCACCGCCCATGCCTTCTTCGCCTTCGTCATCGAAGTCGCTTTCTTCGTCGCTGCCCATGTCAGCAGCTAAATCAGCATGCTCTGGCTCTTGCATTTCTTCGCCCATTAAAGCATCAAATTCTGCTTTAAGTTCGTCAAGTGCATCTTCCAAGTCCATTACGCGGTCTTCAACAGTAGCTGGTTCGCCACCCATTTCGTCGCCCATGCCCATGTCATCGCCACCCATTTCGTCGCCCATGCCCATGTCATCGCCACCCATTTCTTCTTCGCCGCCGAACTCGTCGCCGCCTACATCGCCGCCGAACTCATCTGTCTCGTCAGCTTCACCGATATGGTCGCCATCAATTACTTCTTGGTCATCAGTAATTTCTTGTCCTAAACGCTCAGCGCCACGGCCTTGCTGAATTGGCATTTGGTCTTCGTCGACTAAACTTTCGTAAATGTCACGAGATTTTTCAACTACGATTTTATGAAACAATGCCTTTGCTTTTGCTTCGTCTTCGTTAATTATTAATTCGATAAGTTTTTCAAACTGGTTCATAAAAGACTCCTAATGTGGTTTTATAAATTTATTTACTCATTTACACTAGAAATAGTGTAATAGTAGTGTTTTTTGGAGAGTCTTGACAGGCTAACTAGGAATTTGCGCAGTTTTGCGCTAAATTACATGCCCATACCACCAGCATCTTGTTCTGCTGGTTTATACATAGACGAGAGAGATTTCAACTTTTGTTCGTGCTCAATCTTTTTTACGTCATTCATTTGGCGTAATTTATTGAGTTGGCTTAGTGTAAGCCTGGTTTTCCGAAGATCAGATAAAGTAAGAATAGACTGATCATCAGCATCCGTAGAGTAACCATCAGGAGTGGAACCATTTTCAATAGGCTCTTGATCATCGGCATTCTCCTCCGCTTCGACTAGGAATAATTCTACAATATGCATAATACTATTTAACCAAAATCTATTTTATTGTGCCATCCCAGGTGCTCCACCTGCTGCTACTGGTGCTCCTGGGACTCCAGGTGCTGCTCCGCCTTCACCGCCCATCGGCGCACCTTCCTCACCACCCTCCTCGGGCACTGGTGCTACGTTTTCTAAGTCTGCGCCTAAGCCGCCTGCTGATACCCCAACAGAACGCAAGTTTGCGTCTTCTGGTTTTGCTGTATCTGCATCGGCATGCTCTTCCGCCCACGACTTTTCGTTTTCCTGCATTTCTTCCTCTGACAACCCTAAGTAGCGTGTCATTAAGAAGCGTTTAGACAAGTAAGGTATTTGCTCTAACTGCGAGAATGTACTGATTCTAGCATTGTCGATCTCTACTTGCCTATATTTCGTAAAGTTCTGTGGCTCGTTAAACTGTAGATCAAACACACTAGAGTCAATATTAATGCCACGGAAACGCAAGAATAGTTTAAATTCTCCGTCTAACGAATGTGCCATTAACTTTTGTAAGCGTAAGCAATACTGGTTAAAACGCCATTCCTGTATCATTGCCATACCAACTTTACCATCGCTGAAGCTATTAGCTGCTTCGTCTGTTTGTGTTGGCAAATAGCTAGATGGAATACGCAAGCCACGGAATAACTTGTTAGTAAAGAAGCGTAAGTCTGTAATCTCGCCTAAGTTTTGTCCACCTGGCAGTGTATCAACGCTAGACCCACGGCCGTCTGCTGTTTGTGGGAAGAAGTAATCCTCGTTCATGCTTAACGGGTTATATGTTGCATCCATCATATTAGTGCCGCCGCCCGACTGTGTAGGTATTCTACGTTGATGCACTTCATTTTTCACACGCTCTACGAATGCCATAGCTAAGTGCGTTGGCATATTACCAACGTCAATCTTAAAGACTCTACGTTCTGGTGCACGTTGTACACGGTAAATGATGATAGAGTCTTCTAGCAACTCTTTTTGTTTGAATACTTTAAATACTGTCTCTAGCACAGAAGTGCCAAAAGGCCATGCTGCATCCAGCCCTTCAGTTAAACTGATGTGAACAACGTGCTCTGCGTTAATAACTGCTTCGTTTTTAGCATTACTAAAACGTGAACCGCCTGCTCCGCCACCTCCGCCCGTTGAGGAATACAATGCACCACCTTGCCCACCTGTTGTGGGTGAGTTCATATACGTGTCTGATGTAGTAACTGCGGTAACTGTTAAGTTTTCCAAGTTAGGGTTCAGTTCCTTAACTACATACTGCTCTGGCTTTTTACCGTCTGACTCGTTAACAATAACTTTCGTTACTTTAGACATTTCAGTCCATAGTAGTTTAAAGTTTTCAGGGTCACGGATAAACACCTGATCGCCGTATTTTAATACGTTGCGGAATAGCTTGAAAATACGTTTATCAAACTCATTTAAGTTACACCATTGCTGCAACTGCTCTTTGATGATTTTGATTTCGTTGTCTGTTGGGGGTTCGTTAAACTTAATGTCAAATGCTGTGCCGTTTTCAATATTTGCTTGCGTTGAGAACTCAGCTAAAATGTCTAATGCTGCGTTAATTTCTGAATCAGCATCCATTTGCTCGTACTGATTATAACGTTCAATACGATTTGGGTGGCCAACGTAAACGTCAGGTAGCGAACTTTGATAGTTTTTAAACCCAAAGCTATTAACAGCATCGTGGTTACCGCCCTTATCGCCAGATATAGGGCTAAGGTTGTTAAAATTGGCTACTTTAAAGTGCTTTTTCCATCCAGACATAGTGTTCTTTTATAATATTATATTTATCGTTTTTACCCAGCTCGATACATCTTTGTCGAGATGTTCTTGTGATCTGACGCTACTCCCAGCATTTCACGAGTTAAATCTAGATATTCATCCGTTTTGTCAACTTGTGCTTGCATTAACTCATTGATTTTCGATACTAATGCGAACATGTCAGCTGGATTAAATGCTGGCTTGACTGGTTTGTCTTCTGTGTTACTAGCCTTATCGTTTTTCTCAAGGTATGCAGCTAACCGTTGGACTGTCTCATTTAATTGCAATGTTGCGTTAGTAGCTTCCAAGCCAGCTTTTATTTGTGTTAAGCTGGTATCTGTACTAACTTCTTTATTTTTAATAATAGCATCAGACTCTGTTGACGATAATTTTAAAGTTGTATCTTTTGGCGGCGCTTCTTCCTTAATTTTTGCTGCATTTTGCAATGCACTGATGTCTTTAGGGCTTAGTCCAACTGATACATTTACATCTTGTTTTGGCTGCACTTGCACACTAGAAACTGCATCTGTCAACTCTTTGTTTTTTGCTGCTACTGCATTTTGCAATGCACTGATGTCTTTAGGGCTTAGTCCAACTGATACAGTTACATCTTGTTTTGGCTGCACTTGCACACTAGAAACTGCATCTGTCAACTCTTTGTTTTTTGCTGCTACTGCATTTTGCAATGCACTTATATCTTTGGGGCTTAATCCAACTGATACATTTACATCTTGTGCTGGTGGTGCAGGTATCTTGGAAACTGCGTCCACTAACTCTTTGTTTTTTGCTGCTACTGCATTTTGCAATGCACTTATATCTTTGGGGCTTAATCCAACTGATACATTTACCTCTTGTGCTGGTGGTGCAGGTATCTTGGAAACTGCGTCCACTAACTCTTTGTTTTTGTCTACTACATCTTGTGCTAGTGTGGTTTTATCCTTACTATCAACTGCTGGTTCCTTCTTGTCAGTTTCAACTAACGCTATTTTTGCGTTTGCTGCTGTTACAGGTGTGACTGGGACATCAATACCTAAACGCTTTTTAATATCCTCAGCTTCTTTAAGGCTCCAAGTAGCACCAGATTCTGCTTGCTGTTTCTTTTGTTTACGCTCTGCGTCATCACCACGGCTGCCAAAAATACTTTCAAAGAATTTTGACATACCTAAGCCAGCATTACCAGTTGCACTAAACGGATTTAAATTACTTCCGCCCATTTGCGCATTGTCAGCGGCAACCGTTGCGGCTCCCATTAACGCCAGTGGTGCTACTGCTGCACCAGCGACTGCTGCTGTTGATGTACCAGTTGCTGCCCCCGCTGCATTTTCTAATACTGGGAAGGTAAGAGCCGCTCCTTCAGCTGCTTTTGTTACACCAAGTAATCCAGTGGTAGCTTTTCCTATTGCCGTCCCTAGCCCAGCTAATTTCGAAAGACTAAACGCCCCAATTAATCCAGCTATAGCCACTTCAAACCAGTTAATAGAACTACCAACTGCATTCTTTGCATCTTCCATTGCTTTTTCTAAAAATTTATTAGAATCGACTAGTAAGTTAGCATGGGCCAATGCTGTTTTCATTGTCTCGGTGTATTTTGCTAGATTATCAAATAATAACCCCTCAAGTTTAGATCGTGTTGCTTCACCTTGTAAGATAACCTCGTTTAGACCGCGTGTAGTTTCATCCAAGGTCTTCATACTTACTTGAACTGCGTTAACTGCGTCAACTGCTTCTTTACTATTTGCTGGACCCTTGAATGAATCGTCCAAAATACTTTTATTTTTATCGGCGATAGTCTTAACAAAACTATTGGCTCCCATTGTTCCAGCAATAGCAATTTCCTTAAAGGCTTTTAGTCCTTCATCACTTGTGAATAATTCATTTAATCGACCTTTTGCTGCTGCGGCAGATTTGGTAAACTGATCCATGTTAGTCGTAGAATCCAATGCAGCTTCAGTGAGCCTCTTTACTTGATCCTCTGATCCCGGTACCTGGTTTAGTGCAACCGCTGATGCAGGATCTACGATACTACCTCCTCGACCTTTTGAATCAGAGGATACGTAATTTTGAATAAACGCATCTCCAAACTCCCCTGCAGCTATTAACCCTTGCTTAAATTTCAGTAATGCGTCTTTATCTCCAGCACGCTCTGCTTGCCTCACTTTAACTAAGACCGCTGCATTCATTGAAGCTTTCCTAGCTTCTTCCATTTTTGCTTTCGCATCTTTACCTGTTATGGCCGATATTGTTCTTAAGTTTTTAGCGTAGTCTTCAGTACTTTGCTTGATGTCAGATTGAGATACTGTATTCATATCTCTGCCAGCCATACGCATTTGTTCCATTGTCTTGGCTACAACATCGCCTTGTTCCTCAAGTGCAAATCCCAGGTTAAGCAAACTAGTTTTTAACTGATTACCAGCATCACCTGAAAATGTTTTGGCTAGTAGCTTAAACCCTTTTGCCATACCTAAACCAGCACCCGAAATATTTTCCGCTGACGTTTTTTGTATTTTTCCTAATGCTTGGATAGACAACCCGGACTCAATAGACGCATTTTTTAATGCGCTCATCCCTTCTTCAAACATTGCACCAGTTGACGATATGTCACGGAACGATGTTACTACTATCTCTGCTTCCTTAGAAAGTAGCTCGAATTTGAATTTTTCAAAAGCAATAAATGAGTCAGATACAAAGCCCGCTGTATTGCCAAGCATTGCTAATCCTTTACCTGCCTTAGCGGCGCCAGGACCCATACTTTGCATTGCACCACCAACTGATGCCACACCTTTAAATATGGCGCCAGCGACTGCCCCACCAGCAGTTAACTCAGCTTGCAGAATGGTCGACGCAACCCTAATACCATCCCCACCATCTTGAACTGCTCGTATAATACCAGTGGTTAATGTTCCAGCCGACCGCAGAAGAGTACCAACCAGCATACCCGATGATGTTAGTAACTGATCGTTTACTTTTTTCCTTCCCTCGATGTCTTTAACTGCCCCAAGAGTTTGCTGTATTTGTGCTTTTGTGCTAGAGTCAGCAGTTTTACGAAATTGAGCTAAGTCTCGAGTAGCACTTTCCGTGGTGTCCCTAAACTCAGCTAGTTCAATGGTGTTATTTTTTAGCTTGTCAGTTTGTAATTGTATGTGAGATATTAACTCTTGGGTGCGTTTCTTTTGCTGTGCCGCTGATAATTTAGCGAACGACTCTCTCCTAATAGATTCTGTTAGTTCGCGCTTGAGCTCCTTTGCAATTTTCTCGCGAGTATCAGCCTCAACGTTAAGGCCTTCGGTTACTCGATTAATTGCTTCGGTAAAACTGCTTGAATTTTCTTCATCCATCAATATATGCTCACATAAATATAGATACTACATGCACCATATGTATTTATAGGAGATTTTATGACAGATTCTAGTAATCCACTTTTCAAGCACTTTCGCCAGCCAGCCATTTACATCAAACTACCAAGCGGGGGTTCTTTTTGGCCAGAGAATGCTCTATCGTTGCCAGTAACTGGGGAAATTCCAGTATACTCAATGACTACTAAAGATGAGATTACTCTCAGGACTCCTGACGCACTACTTAACGGTAGCGGGGTAGTAAGCGTGATCCAATCTTGTATTCCAGAAATTAAAAATGCTTGGGAAATGCCATCTATTGACGTAGATGCTATTTTAGTAGCAATACGCATTGCTAGCTATACAAATATGATGGAAGTTGAAGCTAAGTGCCCAAAATGTGACGAAGAGAACTCGTACAATATTGATTTGAATAATGTGCTTGGATCTATTAGACCACCAAACTATAACGAGCAGTTGCAAGTTGATGGGCTAACGTTTAAGTTTAAGCCTAGGAAATACTCCGACGTAACCAAAGCAAACTTAGTAAACTTTGAAGAGCAAAAGTTGCTTAACACAATACGTGACGTTACGTTAAACGATGCTGAGAAAACTGAACAGTTTACAAATCACTTAACACGTATTGTTGAAATGACAAATGATTTATACGCTGACTCAATAGAATACATCTTAACAGAGGATGGGGTTAAAGTTACTAATCATGCATTTATTGTTGAGTTCTTTAAGAACACTGGTAGGCAAATTACTGTCAAAGTAAAAGATGTATTATCTGCGCATGCAGAAACAGCAAAAATCAAGCCAGTTAATGTTGCTTGCTCATCTTGCGGACATAACTTCGACATAACCTTATCATTCGACTATTCTAATTTTTTCGCCTAAGGCTTTTGTCACTGCCCGCCGATAGAATCGAAGGGTATATCGGCAAAATGGAGAAAGAGGCAAAAGCCTTCAAAGAAGAAGCACTCAAACTAAGCTGGTTTATGCGGGGTGGTCTTTCTTATGAGGACGCTATGCTATTATCGTTTTCAGAACGTGAAATGATCAACAAGATCGTTAAAGATAATCTCGAGACCACTAAAAAATCTGGATTGCCATTTTTCTAATAGCAAAATCAAAGTGTGATTGTTATATAGTAGTGCTACGCACTACTGCTCTTCGACGCTATCGCGTCTCGAGCGTTTTATCCCTTTCCTTATAGCCAGTATTGGTGGTTGGGTGTTTTGGTATTCAGGTATTAGGCGAAGCCGGTATTGAAGTCCTATCTTACCAGAGTCAGACCACGGTAAATGTGGAAAGAAGATAGAAAAAACCGAATCGTTCCTATCCTAATCCCATTTACGTTGTACCTTACCGTCGCGTACCACTAGATTCTGAAATTTCTTTAGGAGGGGGAACTGGCTATGTCTCTCCTACCGCACATGAGCATTACTCCGTACGGATCCAGGCGTGTGTCATCAGTTTTGATCGGATCGTTATCTTAGCACTTTCCGCTGATTTGGTGGGATATACCGCGTGTCATTAACCACCAACCACATTTAAAACCTATATAAACTAACACTAAAACATCGCTCCAGCGCAACTCATGGCTCTGGGGTTGATATTATTTTAAGGACTGCTCATCGCAGTGTGTTAGATCGTGCTGACTTGCACTTACGCTAGTGGGCCACACCACCAATGAGGGCCTTAGCACACGGAACAATTTGGACTCCGTGCAAATCCTTGTGTCAACTAACTTACGGCGAATGAAGCGTGTGAGTTGTTACTAGAAAAATACCTGAAAAAGTATAAGAGTTTGTCTCTGTTGTAACCTATGGATATTAACTTGCCCTACTAACACATGGTCACTTGACGCTTGCATGGGGTTTGGGTTTGTTAACGTGTGATTTGAGATGGTCTCAGAAGTGGGTTTAAGTTTTTATAAAAAAGTCTTCGTCGGGTAATGATAATACATCAGCTAAACGGTACCCTACGAATTTATTATATATTAGTTTTGATTCTAGGTCTAGCTGTTTTTCAGTTATAACGATCTCATCGACACCGTTATACTTGATAATAAGCATCATGCTTCGCTGGCTACTTTCAGCATCCTGCGAAGCTTGCGCTATCCACGTGTCCCATTGCGTGATTTTACCCTTCACAATGGCAGCAAACGATGGCCCTGTTTTATAATGCTTGCACTCTACGGAAAACTTAAAGTTTTCTGGGCAAATAATGTCCCCAAAGTTAGCATGACTTAAATCATGTGTTACTGTGCGTTTTTTATTAGTCCCACCAAAGAACGAGCCAGAATCTGGATTCCTTCTAAACGATGACTTAATCCCTGTTATGGGCTCAAATCGTTCAGATAGCAAATTTGCTATCTTCCGTTCAAAAGAGCTTCCTTTATTCTTTCCGTTTACTGCCATTTTTACAATTGTTTCCGTGGTATCGTACTATATTTGCTTTATTTTGAGATTTTGTCCCACATATAGAACAATGGTGCCATGGCCGTAGTGCCTTTTGTTCTACTGATAGCTGAACTCCCTTGTTGCCTGGCGATTTTCCTATGTGCGATTCACTCATCTTTTTTCTTGATTCTTCAGATACAACTTTATTTTTATGTATATTTCTTGTAATCTCACGGTGCTTATCTGTTCGTTTATATGTCACAATTCCTTTGTGAGCAATACTCATATTATGAATTTGTTGATCACTAAACGCAATACCTTGTCTCGCCTTACTTATGTTATTACAATGAACTTGAGATTTGGGCTTCCTCATCTTTTGTTTAGTTTCATCTGAATGACGAAGACAAGATTTATATTTTTCAAAAACACGGCTTGTGATAGGTGTAAAATATCGTTGATGCTGTTTTGATTCTTTCTTCATCATAAACAAAGCATACACCATTTTGTTTCTTTCATTACCAGCACACATCTTTGATAATAACCAGTGACAAATAAAATGCTCTCTTGCGGATAACTTTATTATGTTGCTCTTGTCGTTACTACCACCCAATGATCTTGGAACAATGTGGTGCTTTTCAGTATATGCTGCTGTTTGTTTCGCATTCGCTACTATGTTAAAATACCAGTTAGTATATTTGTTATCAAGAAAAATCATAAGCATTCCTAAAAGAGTGTTTCCACTCTTTTATTTATGCTTTTGCCATCAGATTTTTCTTTTCCTGAATCTCAGCTCGGCGTACTTTAGCTAATTTAGCTACATCACCCAATGCTGCACGAGCGCGAGCTGCTGCGGCTTTTACGCCCTTGTCTTCAAATTTTAGTGATTCATCAATATAAGTTGTGAATGCTGCTACGATATCTTCATGTGTTGCCATATTTGTCTCCTTATATATTAATTTATGCTCATTGGCCGGTGGCTACAAAATAGTTAGTCATTTGTGTCTGCGTTGTAATTTTTACAGTTTTGCCCATGCCACCTGGCAAACATACCAGCAGTTGCTTTTTTGCCACAATGATTACACATAATTTTCTTTCTAGATAAAGCAACATTGCTATATTGTTTTCTTCGTTCAAGAGTCCATAATTGTTTTTGTGAATCACTCATTGCTTTACGTGATTTCTCACTATGCGAGTGCCCAAACATTGGGTTATTAATGCCTGAGTTAATTTCACTTCTACGAACTAATTGGCTCTCATTGAGTTTAATACCTAACGCATGTTTGTTTCCTTTATTAGCATTGCTAATTTTTTCTGAAGTTTCTGTAGATGCCCATCCTTGCATATTTTTATTCCAAGGTATTTGTCCTTTATGACCAAGACTTATTTTATGTTTAGTGTCTTCTGATAATTTTTTACCCAATTGTGCTTCTCTTGCTGCAACTAATGCTAAAGCAGCCTGCCGTATTGAAGGAAATCTTAATCCATTGTGGTCAGTCATTAAAAAATGGAAAGCATGTGCCATTTTTCTTGTTGACTCATGGTTGATGCCAACCAATTTTCTATATTTTTTCCATAATAATTCATGACACAAAATATGCTCTTTATGAGTAAGCTGAACTAAATTTTCTATAGAATTATCGCCGCCTAGTGATTTTGGTAAAATATGATGAATCTCAAAAGATAGTAAAGGTCTTATTTTAGCACGTGACACGATTAAATTGTATATATTTTCATAATTCATTTCCTACTCCAGAATATGTAGTAAATCCTCCGTCTTTAATTACTTTTAATATGCTAGTTGCCCTTGCTGTTAGATCATCACGGTGTGATATTAGCCAAATACTTTTTTCATAATCTCTTGACATTTTCTTTAAAATTCCAAATGATGCTTCTACACCACTAGCATCTAATCCGTTGTCAAGAAGTTCATCAACTATTAATATATTTATCTTTTCATACAAACTTTCCCAAACATCTCTAAAAGCAAAGTTCAACGACAATATTAACCGCCCACGCTCACCCCTGCTCAAGTTGTCAAAGTCTAACTCACGACCTAGTTCCTCAATGTTAACACTGAGGTCACTTTGGAATACAACAGTATGTGGTAGACCAATTTTATCTAAGTAATGTGACAATCTAGCGTTTAAGTAGGTTAAGTTTTGATCAATGATTCTCTTACGAATAAACGAATCTTTGTTTGTTAACAGTTTAAGCAAGAACTCTTGATGCTCTTTAGTTTTGTTTGTTTTGTCTATCAAGGAATAGTCAACTGGGATCAATGCGGAAGTTTCCATTTCACTAATTTGATCAGTGTATGGATTCTCCTCTGCCAACTTAGCCTCTAGCTGTGCTGTTAAGTTGTTAACTGTATTTTTGTGATTGTGTGCGTCTAACGCTTTTTTATAATGCGTGTTGGGTTTAGCGTATAACTCTCCACACTGCTCTATTTTACCAACAGTGACGTCTTTCTTCTCCATCAAGTCAGCCAACTTGTTAACATGCTCTGCTAACGTAGCATCCTTAGCAGCTAAGATTTCACTTTGCTTTTCGTCGTGTAACTCTTGCCCGCAAGTATGACACTTATGGTCCTTGATGTTCTCAATCTCTGCTAACAGTTTTGTAATTGCCTTATCTTCACGAGCCATGTCAGTTTCAGTGCGAGATAACAATTCACCCAACGACGATAACTCTGAATCTTTAAGAGTCCACTCAGCAAGCAACCTATGCTGCTCAATTTCGTGATCCACGTCGATGGTAAGCATTTCTCCCAGCGATCCTGACAACTCAGTAAGCTCTTCCTCATGCTTTGTGTCCCATAGTGCTTGCCTACGCTTAATAGCAACCACTTGCTCTTCAATCTTCTTGTTAGCCTCGGTGATAGCTTTAATTCTATGCTCTTCGGATGTTACTGTTTCTTTGGAAAGCCTAATTTGCTCTTTAAGTGCTTCCGACTTCTCACTTAAAACCGTAATCCCTAGTAGCTGCTCAATGATAATCCGTTGATCATTAGCTCGCAAACTAAGAAATGGCTCAGTATATGTGTTAAGGGCGACAATGTGGCGGAACATGTCGGGTGACATGCACAAAATTTTATCGATTTCGTTCTGAGTCTCACGCGAGTCACCTTGAGCATCGTTGTCCTTTGCTTCAAACGCGACATCACCCTTGTATAGTTCCAACACTGCAGGTTTGCGTCCACGCTCAATACGATAAGTTACACCATCTTTAATAAACTCAATCGTAACCAGCATGCCCTTGCCGTTCGTTTTATTAATTAAATTATCTTTTTTTATATTTGTTAGTGCTTGCCCAAAGAAAGCATAACTTAACGCATTAGCAATAGTTGTTTTGCCAGTGCCGTTACGTGCACCGCTATCGTCGCCACCCAAGTCTAAGTTCTCACCTAGCACGAGTGTTAAGTCTTTTCTGTCAAAGTTAATTGCTTGCGTGTTATTACCCACGCTCATGAAATTTTTAACCGTTAAGTTGCGGATTAAGAATGTCATTTTATGATATATGGTTGATATTCGCAATACTCTTTGACGAAATTTTTTATGCTATGCATCTGGTTTTGTGTTGTGTGTAAATTTATCGTTAGTGTGGTATTATCGATAAAATTCATAATATTGTTAATATCTTTATTTAAAATAAATGAAAAAGAAAAATTAGGCATTACAACGTTGCTTATATTTGAGAAATTACGATGCTGTAACTCATAATCAAAAACTTTTTGTACCATTTCTGGTAATATTGCTCCATTTTTCATTTTACCAAAAGCGTACATGGCACAACGTGCCATTAATGATTCAGCTTGTATTTCAATAATCCAAAACTTTATATTGGTTAACTGTAAAATTTGAGTTAACAATGTCGTGGGAGCATGCGATCGTAAACAAAATATAGGTATTTTTTTTGAAAGCTCATTGGCGTAGATGGTCAGAATCTGGTTCTTAACAGATGTGTTAAAAAATTCAAAATTGTCATTAATAAGCTGCTCAAGTTGTAGAGTTTCAAAAACCTTCTTGTTATAATGCAGGAAATTGCTTGGTCTTTTGGTGTTATTCTTGAACTGAGTTATGTTTGATAGACTATCAAACATAACATCTGACGGCCATAAAAATAAATTATTTGCGTCAGTACCATGTACTGACCCTGTATCTTTATTAACCAGTGGCAATGGTGCTGCATTTGCTATATAGTTAAAAATACTAGAAAGAAATCGAGTTCCTGCGCCCGGGTGGCCCACAACTAATATATGATTATAATGGTAAATCATAAGTTATTGTAAATTTCTAACAGCATCTTGGGGTCGTAATGATCGCTCTTGATTTGTGTTATTTGTTCCGCAACAATTTGGTCAACAGACAAAAATTCTATGCTGCCGGGTTGCACTTCAGCCCCCGTGACATCCTTCTTAACTGGTATAAGTGTAATTTCTCGCAGTTTGAACTGATCAGCAAACGTATCTTTAACAAACGTTGCTTCCTCATAACTGATGTCGATGTCTAAGTTAACGCGAACGTGCATTTTGGGTTTTAGTAATATTTCTGCTTTGTTGAGAACGTGTGACAGTCCGTAAATGCGGAAGCGAGGTTGATCCGGCCATGTATGATACTCATGTGGCTTACCCCATTCCATAATCATACACCCACGCTCGTCATCGCCTACGTCACTGTAGTTATGTGGGAAGCAGTTACCAATGTAGTTGATATTTTTGCCTTCCTGACGCTTGTGAAAGTGTCCGCTGAACACTTTTTCGATGTTCTTAAAATGGTCTTGCTGGATCTCACCATGATCGGGCATTTGGATTTGAGCATTCATATAAAAATGCGGCAACTCAAAGTGTCCAAAACAATACTTTGCTGCCATCTTTTGAATCTTCTTGTGCTCATCCTTAACTAGCCACGGAACAATAGCCACATCACCGTCAATAAAAAAGTCATTGACGATTTTAATATTCGGAATGTGCTTTGCCCACTCAGCAGATTGAATGTCACGCTTATCACGATAATAGAGATCGTGATTGCCAGGTATGAAAAATACCTGTGTAAACGTTTTGCTTAGAAACTCTAATGCTTCAAGACTGTAGTTAAGAGTGACCAAGTTAATGCTCGCTCTATTGTGGTGCCAGTCACCGAGAAAGAAGCAAGTTTCACAACCTTCTTCTTTACCCTTGAGAGCAGCCCACTTTACAAAGTTGAGACAATCTTCGTTATGCAACTGACTGTTAGACTTCAATCCAAAGTGGATATCCGTTAAACACATTGCTTTTTTAAATAAGTTTGACATCAGCCTATTCTACGATATTGCGTTAGTAAAATCAAACTTAATTGGCTCAATCTTCGTATCCCCCGTCGTGCCCAACAGCACTGCCCATACCCTGACGAGTATATGATGGATTTAGATTATTAAGTTCAAGAATATCATCGCGGATATTTTGATTACGCTTTTCCGTATTGAGCACACGGATAAAGGAGTTTGTGATAGCTGCGGTGTAATACGCAAACGGGTTCTGAGATTTGAACTCATCAAACTGTAGACCAACTTGCGTTAACTGTAGCAAAGCCTGTGCCCGCATTTCGTCGTTATAAGTATACCCGCGCCAGTTTGAACGTGTTGCGTAGCGATCGCACAGTTTCATATACATCGTTGCTAGCTTATTTGTAATCTGTCCATGATCTTTACAAAATGCACCAGTGTTAATATCACCCTTCCAATGGCTCTTACCTACCATCACGGGTTGCAAGTTATCATCAAGGATATAGTGCTGGAACGCAGGGAAATTTACTTTGACATACTTGGTTGGCGTTGACGTAGCTAGGCTTGCTGGCAAATCAATCTCTTCTAACTCTTCCAGCAAGTCTGAATCATCGTCAATCATAACCATTTTGGCTTTTTTACCCTTAGCTAACTTTGGTTCAGCTTTTGGCGCTTCTGGAATATGATCCCACGTCATAAGTCTAAACACTACATCTTGTGGTTTAATCGTTTCGTAGGAAATAACAGTAAGTTCGGATTTTGGACGTTTACCACCCAATAACTCCTCAGCCTGTAGTAACTTAGTCAAACGCAGTGCACGAGCATGCATTGCTTCTGGTGGAAATGTTGCCGTAACTGTAGTAACTTCTTCAGTATCTTCGTCAACGACCTTGCGGGTTTCAGTTTTGGGGTTTAGTAATGAGGGGATAACGGACAAATCACGTATGATGATATCGTAATCTGAGTATTCTGGTTTTGAGTATGAACAATAGTTTGTTTTGCTTTTGTGGATTTCTTTAAGGAGGTCTTTGTTATTTAAATAATTGACTTTTTTGATGTTCATGTAGCGTTAGCCTTGTTGTTATGTATTTATCTGATTCAGACACGCCCGGATATAATACTAGTACATAATAACATTGATAAATATATAAAGCAATGGTCATTTAGCCATTTCTAACAATAGGGCAAACATATGGCAGCAAGCGACATTCCTGGGCTATCACTCAGCCAAGCTAGTTCATTAGGTGGGGCGAATCAAAACGACCCATATATCCTTGCGCGAGCCGGTGGGTCATCGTTTTCTCCAGGGGGCTTTACTTCTACGTTTAAAGACACTGCTCAAAATGTAGGGGCGGGGTTATCGTCTATTACAGACAAAATTGGTGGGGCTGTCAGTGGATTGGCTGGAGGGTTAGCTGGAGCATTAGACCCAAGTAAACTTAGGGCACAGGCCGCTGGATTAATAGGCGGGGCAGCTGGCGGGTTATTAGGCGGAGGTAAATCCGGATCACCAGTTCCGGTAAATTATGCCCAGAGTGGGAAGTCCGCGGCAATGACTGATTCTGCTATTGACTGGCGCGTTAGAGTGTCACTGTTTTCAGGAACAGATTTTTTATACAACGATGCTAACAACTCGTTATTATCACCAGTAAAAGCAACCGACGGCGTCATCTTCCCAATTACACCAACTATACAGATGACTCATACTGCGAAGTATAATTCATCGTCGTTGACACATAGTAACTATGCGATGCAGTTTTATGAAGGAAGTGAGGTGGGTGAAATTCAATTAAACGGTGAGTTTCCAATTCAAAGCATTGATGAAGGTAGATATTTATTGGCGGCGATTTACTTTTTTAGATCAGCAACGAAAATGTTTTGGGGTGAAGATAATCGAGCAGGGACTCCACCACCTATGGTTAAACTCAGTGGGTATGGATCACATTATTTTCCAAATGTTCCGTGCGTTGTTAAGAGTTTTTCTCATACTATGCCTGAAGACAAAGATTATATTGAAGTATGGACACCTGATGGGGCAACTTCTACTAGACTGCCAACGCAAAGCACTATACAGGTTACGCTGCAACCTATCTATAGTAGGGCTGCGGTAGCTCAGTTTAAGTTAGGGGACTTTGCGTCAGGAAAACTACTTGGTAAGGGATTTGTATAATGGCAGCAATATATTCAAAATCAAGCCCATTCTTTGGGACTGGGTTATACGGTAACTTTTTAGATGTAAGTGCTAAACGCAAAATTACAAAGTTAGCGTCTGACAAGTTGTATCAAATCGACCGCGTATATCACTTACGTCCAGATTTGCTAGCATATGACATCTACGGCGACGCTGCATTGTGGTGGGTATTTGCCGCACGTAACCCAAACACGCTTAAAGATCCGTTGTTTGACTTCATTACAGGTAACACTGTATACTTGCCTTCAAAAGACACGCTAGTTAAAGACTTGGGGATATAATAGATGGCTAGCGTATCTGGAATTCAAGCACAAATAGATCAAAACAAAGCTATTTTAGCCAGTGCAGATCCCACCTCAATACGATATAAGTTGGCAACAACTGCATTGGTTCGGTTAGAAGATCAGTTAGCAAGGGCAACGTCAACAGACGTTACGAATTTAGCAGCCTTTGATTACGTTGGTATAGACCCAGTAACGGGGTTACATAGATACATAAACAAATTAACAAATATGTATACGCTTAGTTCAGTGTCTCCAAATGGAGAACAAGTAAACTCAGCCACACCTGGACCCAATACTGAACCAGCACCTACACTAGTAGTAAACACTACAGAGCCAACGCCAGTAAATTTAGATAAACCACCAGCAACTATACCGCCAGTCGTTGCTGATGCATCATATGACAGATTAGAAAATAATAGACTAGGAGTTACTCCGCCAGACGTTTCATACGATAATTTAGAGAGCAAAAGGTTAGGGGTCGCATCTGTAGATGATTCATACACTAAGCTAGAAAATAAACGATTGGGTGTTAGCTCAGATGACGGCTCGTATGATAAAAATGAAACTCGACGATTAGAAGCAAATACAGCAACAAAAGTTAACGATTCAAACGTACCTGATCAAGTCCCGTCAGAAAATGTATTACACAACTATGCTTCTTACACGTATGGGTTAAGTTTACATGCACTTACTGTTGAGGACTATGCTAAAATAAATTCAGACCCTGGCAAGTATGTTCCTAAGAATGTGTTGATTGCCAGTGCAGGTAGGCGAGGGATAGAGGACTTTGACAGGCAAGTGCGATTTAACGAAGATTTTTTCTTTGACAATTTAACAATGACTACGGTTATTGGCATGTCAGCTGAAGCAAGAAACTCAAACACTATAGAGGTAAAGTTCACTATCATTGAACCATACGGTATGACATTTATGAATAGGCTTATCAATGCTGCCCGTGATATGCATATTCCAAATTTTAGAGATATGCCATACCTATTGCAAATTGATTTTTACGGGTATGATGACAATGGTATACCGTCGAAAATAAAAGAAATAACAAAAAGCATCCCAATAAAATTTGGGTCGTTTGTTTCTAAAGTTACTACGTCTGGGGCAACATACGACATTGATGCCTTCCCGTATAATCACGGTGGATTTTTAGAATCAAGTTCAGCCATTAATCCAATTAAACTCGAAGTAATGGCGCAAAATATCGGTGAGTTTTTTATGGCTAATGATGAGCCAATGACCGAGTATGATGCTCAACGTGCTGTGACTGCCAAAGCTGAAAACGTAGTTGCGTTACAGGGTCAGTTACGAGATTCTATCTCTAGTGGCAGCGCCGGTCCAGAAGATGTGCGGATGCTTAATCATACCAAAACGTCAATCAACGACCTTAAGCAAGAATACGAAACTACTAGACCAGCCAAAGCTACAGTTAAAAGTTATGCTGGTGCTATGAATGCTTGGCGTAACGAGCTATTTAAAAAATCTAAAGTTGAAATTCAAGATGTCATCAAGTTTGAGTTTTTAAGTACGAAAATGACTGACGCAAAATTTCCAGATCCAAAGACAGTGTCTGGTAGTGCTACTCCAATGAAACCTGCTAGCGAGACGCAAAATGGAGCAATCACTAGTCGTATAGCAGATGGCAAAACATCCGCAGTAATGTCTATTAACAGTGGTACAACTATTATTGATGTAATTGGTATGGCGTTGCGTAATAGTGATTACATTAGAGATCAGTTAGCCGACCCTGACACTGGAAAAATAGCGTCAGACAAAAACGCATTAGACTGGTTCAAAATCATCCCACGCATTAACATTCTAGGGTATGACCATTATAGATACACCTATGCCAAAGAGTACATATACAGGGTAGTGCCGTACAAAGTGTATAATACTGAAAATGCGTTTGCTCCACTAGGAACTCCTCGCGGATGGGTTAAAGAATATGAATACTTGTTTACTGGTAAAAACGCAGATATACTTAAATTTGAAATTAATTTTGATGCATTATATTGGACTGCTAAGACTTCTGGCAATGCTAATAAAGATAGTATTACTGGCGCAGCTAACGCAGTACCTTCGCAGAGTGCTGCTGCTGGCCCAAACTATAAAGCCACAGAAGATAGTGTAAAAATTAAAAAAGACAAATTGGGCGTGTTGCCTGAATTTAGCTCAACACAAGTGCACGTAGCTAATCCAGCATCAATGGTTTCACTTTCACAAAACTCTAGGGACGACCGAGCATCACTAGCAGAGCAAATGATGGGTGCTGCTGGCGATTTACTTGAAGTAAATTTAAAAATAGTAGGTGATCCTGATTTTATTAAACAGGACGACTTGTTTTACGACACTATACACATTAAAAATCAACGTACCCCAAACGGTAGCATTGCTACAGACGAGGGCGAGATATTTATTAAACTGAAGTTTAAAACACCAGTAGATTATAACAGCAAGGGGTTAGCTGATCCAACGGCTTCCGCCTCGAAAATAACTTACGAAACATCAGTGTACTCTGGACTGTACAAAGTGTTAAAAGTAGTGTCGACATTCTCAAATGGTAAGTTTGAACAAGAACTTAATACTGTGAGGTTTGCGTTGCAGCCGGTTGACGGCATTGACAAAGAAAATCAGACTAATGATAGGCCAGACGCCGCATCAGCTAACACTAACCCGTCTGACTTACGTCTTGCTGCCAGTACCGCAACCACTCCAATGGATTCACTTACGATGAATGTCCCAACGATTCCTACTAGTATTCCAACAGGTACAGGTAGCGATATACCGTCAGTTATGGGTAATATTAAAGACGCAGCGGGAACAGCAATGGGTGGATTAAACGTAGCAACAGCACAACTTACGCAAGCAACTACGGCACTAGGCACAGGATTCTCGAACTTAGGAGCAGTAAACATAGACGCAGTTGGTAAACTACTGCCAACAGCTACTAACGCTATTGCTAGCGGCGAAAACATAATAAACAAATTCAAGGCTGCTGGTCCTATTAAATATAGTGCACCTACTACACCAGCAGCTACACCCGACGCAGTAGAACCAATATACATAGATCCGTAAAATGACAATAGACAAACGCATTGGTAAAAAAGTACCAAGTTGGGCTGATCCTACTAAAGTTATAGGGGCGGTCTCCACACCTGGCCCGTATATTGGTATAGTTAAAAATAATGTAGACCCTAATAGGTCAGGTCGTGTGCAAGTATTCATTCCAGACTTTGGCGGCGTCGAAGATCAAGAATCGCATTGGATAACAATACAATATGCATCACCATATATGGGGTCAACACGATGGCCGACATATAAATCACAACGGCCCGAGCAAAATGAATATCCGTATGTAAATCACACATACGGAATGTGGATGACACCGCCTGACATTGGTAACTTTGTATTAACAATTTTTGTGTCGGGTGATATTAATAGGGGATATTGGTTTGCGTGTGTTATGCCTGAACTTACACATCACGGACTACCAACAATTGCGGGGTCAATGGTGCCACCGCAAGCACCAAAAGACACTGCATTAGCCGCAGCACTTACTACCGGGTATTACCCAGTTGTAGAGTTTAACGACTCTAATCCTGAATTTAAGGATCGCTGGGGTGATTTTTTAACAATCCCTAAACCAGTGCATGAAGATTTAGTGTACAGATTGCTGTACGAAGGTTTAGAGGATGATAGTGTTCGTGGTGTAGTATCTAGTAGTTCACAACGCGAATCACCTAGTGCAGTATTTGGCATTAGTACACCTGGCCGTCCTGGGCCAAACAAAGACAGAGACACAAGCGCGGTATTAAACAGAAAAGGTGGGCACTCTGTAGTCTTAGATGATGGCGATGTCAACGGCAAAGATCAGATGATCCGTCTTCGAACCGCAGGTGGCCATCAGATTCTGATGAACGATGCGGAGAAGGTTGTTTACATAGCTAACTCAGCTGGTACTGCTTGGATGGAGTTTACAGACGATGGCAAAATGCACTTTTATGCAGAGTCAGATATAAACTTTAGAACTAAGAACGACTTTAATCTTCACTCCGATAACGACATAAACATGTATGCTGCACGAAATATAAACATGCATGCTGGTAATGAATTTAAACAACAGTCAGATGTACTGAGTTTGCGAGCAACGACTAATCTTAATATGTACGGCGGCGAAGCTAATTTGTCGTCAGGCAGCACATTAAAATTACAAGCTGCAACAACTGGATCGTGGGGAGCAAATAGCGACTTAATATTTAAAGCAGGTAAAATATACTTGAATACTATGGGTGCACCTGGCGTAACAAAGCCCACGCCCATCCCAGCAACAGTACAGCCAGAGACAGTTCCTACCAAGCCAGCACCAATATATAAATGGAAGCAATCTAGTGCAATACAGACAACCATGCCTGGGCCAATCCCAACGCATGAACCGTGCGACTCATTACACGGTCAAAGCCACACCGTGTCTACGGGATCAGGTGCGCCACTAACAGATTCTCAAGGTAATCCAATATCAACAGGATCAAGCCCAGTTCCGCCGTCAGTTACTTCTGCAGGCATTAGAAATCCAGCAACCGCAGCTACATTAGCGATGCAACCGCCAAATATAAACGGAGTTGGCTCTCTAACTGCGGCACAGACAACGGCATTAAAAGCACAAATGGGCCTAGCAGAGTCTGGCATGAACTACAATGCTGATAACACTAAAATAGTTAACGGCAAAGCAACATTGGGCTACATTGGTAAGTATCAGTTTGGGGCAGAGGCACTTGCGGCTCAAGGGTATGTTAAGCCTGGCACATCGCTGCAAGGTATGAACAACCCCGCAAACTGGCAGAACGCTGACGGCACTCCGCTTAAAGACGGTATTGGCAGCAAAGCAGACTTTTTAGCTGCGCACGATGTACAAGAAAAAATCATGGATGTGAACTTGCAAAGTAACTTTAATGCATTAAAAGCTTCCAAGACGATTACATCTGAATCAAGCCCAGATGATATAGCAGGTAAGTTGTCAGTAGCGCACTTGCTTGGGGCTGGTGGCACTAATAAATGGGCTAAAGGACAGGGTGGCTCAGATGCTAACGGTACAACTGGTGATATGTATTACAACAAGGGCAGGTATGCTGTTAATGTGCTTGCCGGCACACCGCCAGTCACTGGTTAACAGCATAAATACGCTATGACTATATACAAAGGCTTTTCTACCGTTGGCAACTCTAAAAAATATAGGTTGACTGATTTTGACCTTGCAAAGCAAGACTTGATCAATCACCTACATATTCGCAAGGGTGAAAAGCTAATGAACCCAAATTTTGGCACTATTATTTGGGGTTTACTATTTGAGCAGTTAACACCAGAGGTAAAGAAAGCTATAGCTGAGGATTTGCAGCGTATTGCAGCATATGATCCACGACTAATCATAAACGAAATTACGATTATTGAGTATGAATACGGCATACAAATAGCATTAGATTTAACATTCTCAGAAACCAATCAAACAGCTCAAATGCTGCTAAATTTTGAACGTGACGCAGTAAAATAAACATAGCACTTTTTAAACTAGATAAATACATAAAATGAGCAAAATTTTATGTCATCAAATCGCCAAAATAGTTTACTAGTAGTTGAAGATTGGAAAAAAATCTATCAGACGTTCCGTGAAGCTGATTTTCAGTCTTATGACTTTGAAACGCTTCGGAAGTCGATGATTGACTATCTGAAGCTATATTATCCCGAGGACTTTAACGATTTCATTGAATCAAGCGAATACATTGCGCTGATTGACTTGATTGCGTTCCTTGGACAAAGTTTAGCATTCCGTACAGAGCTAAATGCTCGTGAAAACTTCTTAGATACTGCTGAACGCCGCGATAGCATACTCAAGCTAGCAAAACTTATTAACTACAACCCTAAGCGTAACACCGCAGCAAACGGGCTATTGAAAATCAACTCTGTTGCTACCACTGAATCTGTATATGATTCTAACGGTATAAACCTAGCAAACTTAAACATAAGCTGGAACGACATATCTAACAATAACTGGCACGAACAATTTTCTATAGTGCTAAATGCTACTTTAATCAATAGCCAAATCATTGGCAATCCTGGCAACACACAAACGATTAACGGCATTAAAAACGACGAATACGCAATCAATATACTTTCAAACGTTGTGCCTGTATACCCATTCTCCAATACAGTGGGCGGAACAACGACACAATTTGAGGCAGTAAGCGTTACGAGCGCAGGACAACCTTACTTGTACGAAGTAGAGCCTTCCCCACGCAGCAAGTTTAACGTTCTGTATCGCAACGATAACCAAGGCAACGGCAGTAATAACACAGGCTTTTTCTTGCATTTCAAGCAAGGGACGATGCAGAAGGTTGAGTTTAACGTAGCAGAAGCATTGGCTAACCGTGTGCTTAACGTTGGGTATAACAACATCAACAGTACAGACGTATGGTTGTATGATGTTAACAGCTCTGGCGTTGACAAAACAAAATGGATCAACGTGCCTACAATCGCTGGCATTAACGTAATCTATAACAAGAAGACAGAGCGCAACTTGTATCAAGTTAACACGGGTGAGGGCGACCAAATCGATCTAGTATTTGGCGACGGATCTTTTTCAAACATTCCGCAAGGAAACTATCGCCTATACTTTAGAACGTCAAACGGGCAAACATACAAGATTACACCAGATGAGCTACAAAATGTTTCAGTGTCTATTAACTATATTTCACGTTCAGGTACTACTGAAACATTGACTATAGCAGCAAGCTTAAAATATACAGTGACGAACGGCGTTGCCGCAGAGTCTATTACAGATATTAAAAGTAAAGCGCCACAGCAATACTATACACAAGGGCGTATGATTACGGGTGAAGATTACAACATCTTACCATACACAACATTCACTGACTTATTAAAAGTCAAAGCAGTCAACAGGTCTAGTTCCGGAGTTAGCCGTTACTTAGATGTCATTGACGTAAGTGGCAAATATTCCAGCACGAACATATTTGGTCAAGACGGAATACTGTACAAAGACACGAGCGTTCCATCAAGGAAGATAAAATTTTCATCGCTGCCAACAGTGTCACAAGTAATCAATCAAGAACTTTTAAGTATCACTAATTCTGTTGAAATGAAACATTTCTACTACGATGTTACTAACTTTATACCAGCTACTTTGAACGACGTTAAATGGGTTTTTAGTACACGAGATAGTAATGCAAGCACTGGGTATTTTATTGACTCAGCTAACCATATACATCAAGTTGGTAGCATCACGAGTGCAAGCACAAAGCATATTAAAGCTGGTGCAATAATTCAGTTTAGTGCTGGTGTAGGTAAGTTTTTTAATGCCCAAAATAGAATCGCATCTGGATTGCCAAAAAATGACGGCGATAAATTATTTTTGTTTGCCTCAGTAGTAACCGTTGTCGGCGATGGAACTAACGGAGGATTAGGGGTTCTTTCTAACGGTATTGGCACAATTAAATTAAACCAAGTAGTGCCAAACGGATCAATAGCAATGAATGTACGATCTGTGTTTAAAAATACAATGCTTCCTACTACACTAGCTGATGTAACAGCAAAAGCAATAAGTCGCGTTAATTTTGGTATGCGCTACGACCAAAATTCAGAAACATGGGAAATTATTAACGCAGCGGAATTACCAGTTAACCCCGCTGCAGGTAACTTCTCAAATAGCTATTTAGGTTCAGGAGTTGACGATCGTTGGTTAATATATTTCAAGCATAATATTGGATTTGAGTATACGATATATTGGAGAAAAACAGATTACGTATTTGAAAGTTTAGCTGAAACAAAATTTTACTTTGATGAGAAAGTAAGGGTATATGACAGCAAAACTGGAACCACTATTCCTGATCTAATCAAAATCCTAAGGGTTAACCCACACCCAGTCACTGGTGCTCCGTTAGGGATGGATTACAATTGGAAAATTTATGAAAACGTTGTAGAAGATGACGGATTTGTAAATCAAAATAAGATCCACCTTTCGTTTACTGATACCAATGTAGACGGAATACCAGATGACCCAACATTGTTTGAATCTGTAGTGGCACCAGCATCATTCGCCGAGGACAAATTTGTATTTTTCAAGAAAACATTTACTGAGGATAGCTTTTTATGGTATACCCCTGTGCCTAAGGAAAAGGTAATTACACATTATCACTACTTAGCGGACATCAATACTCGTACTGGTGTTGACATTAACGGGCAGATTTTTTATGCTAAAGATGAAGTTGACACTAACACTGGAAAAGCGGGTATATTTTATGAACTTATTGGATCTAGCATTGTGGCAAACAAAACTAGTTATGTGGCAAATGTAGGCCGTAGCAAATTACTATTCCAATATAGGCACAATAGTCCAGACTATCGTAGAATTGATCCAAGTCCTAATAACTTGATTGATATGTTTATGCTTACATCAGCGTACAGCACATCGTACACACAATGGATGCGAGATACAACTAATACGCTGGCAGAGCCAACACCCCCAACTACGGAAGAGTTAAAATTAAACTACAGCTCGTTAGAAAACATCAAGGCCGTTAGCGACTCGCTAATCTATAATAGCGCAAAGTTTAAGCCTCTATTTGGTGCTAAAGCAGACTTGCCGTTGCAAGCAATATTTAAAGTAGTAAAAAACCAAGCAGTGATCGTTAGCGACAACGATATTAAGACGAGCGTGATTAGCGCACTTAACACGTATTTTGACGTAGACAACTGGGATTTTGGCGAAAGCTTTTACTTTAGTGAGTTAAGCGCATATTTACATACTGCGTTGACACCTAACGTATCGTCTATTATTATTGTGCCAGCTGACCCAGCGTCAATGTTTGGTAACTTGTATCAGATTAATGCAGAAGCAAATGAGATTTTAACCAGCGCAGCAACAGTTGATAACGTAGAAGTTATTAGCGCAGTTACAGCGGCTGAATTAAACGTGAATATCGTAGGGTAAATATACAGATACGCTGTATAAATTAGGATTAATGAATGTCTACTAAAACTATTAATTTTCTGCCAGAAGTTTTTAAAACTCCTGCCAACAGAAAGTTTTTAAATGCTACTGTTGATCAGTTAATAGCAGAGCCAAATTTTAAGAAGCTTAACGGATATATTGGCCGTAAATTTGCACCAACATATCACTCAACAGACAACTATCTCCCTGAGCCAAGCACTTCTCGCCAAAACTATCAGTTTGAGCCAAGTGTAGTTTCTACAGACTCTGACAACAATATTAACTTTTTTGGTAGCTATACAGACTTACTGCAACAGATTGAATATTACGGTGGATCTGCTGCGAATCACTCTCGCTTGTTTGCGAACGAAGCATACTCGTTTAATGGGTTGGTGGATTTTGATAAGCTGGTTAACTTTAATCAGTATTACTGGATGCCACACGGTCCAGATGCAGTTGAGGTATTTACAGGTTTGGTTGACACAGACAGTACGTTTACAGTAACACGTGATACATCAACGAACTCATACAAGTTTAGCAACGCGAAAAATTCTGAAAATCCTGACATTGTGCTAGCACGAGGCGGCACATACACTTTCATCGTGAATCAGCCGGGATTCAAGTTTTGGATTCAAACAGATCCAGGCGTGTCAGGTTTCCGTAAAAATCAAGCCAACATTAACACACGTAATGTTATGGGTGTTTCTGAAAACGGCACTGACGCTGGTACTATAACCTTTACGGTGCCGCCTATCACCGCGCAAGCATTCTACACTGAAATGCCATACGCAGCAACAGATGTAGACTACGCATCAACCACTGCATTTTCGCAACTTAGCAATCAACTGCTTTCAACCGTTATTAAAAATGGCGGCATAGATGGTGCTACTGATATTGTTGCTGGTAGGAAGTTGATTTTCATCAACAACGATATGACTGATGATGCTTGGAAAGAACCAGGTATTTACGCCAATGGAAACTGGGGCGAGGACGGGTCAATGACTGACGGTACTCCTCTTGTGCCGTCTGTTATTACTAACAGAATACCTTATTCTGCTGGTAGAATTATTACTGGTGATGCTAGATTTGGTGTATGGGAAATCGCCATTATTGAGGTCAACGGTGATAAAGTTGTGAGACTTAACCCTATAACTCCTATTCCAGTACGTAACAAAGTATATATTAAAGCAGGCTCACTGAACGCGGCAAAAGAATTTTACCGCAGTGATGAGCGTACAATCACTGAAGTGCCGTTAATAACGGCTACATTGACTGAGTTGTGGTATAACGATGGAACAGATCAACAATTCTTCGGGCGTATAAAATTAGTTACTAACCCAGACAACCCATTGGATGTTACTGACTTTTTAGGTAAAAAACAATATATAAGCCCCAACAAGGTAACGTTTACCAATGGGCTAAAAATAAACTTTGGCAGGAACGTAGTTCAAGAAGAGTATCGTGGAAAAGATTACTACGTTGAGGGGGTTGGCACAAGCATTAGATTAGTAGATGTTAGCTCACTTATTACTCCTGAGTTTGACACCAATGTAGATACGGTTCCGTTTGATTTATACGGGTATGACGATGGTGAATATGATCAAATTTTAGATGGCCCACTTACGCCAGATTACATTACTATAAATCGTGCTAGCGTGGACGGCAATGCTTGGTCAAGAACAAATCGTTGGTTCCATACTGATGTAATCCTAGCTACAGCGACATACAATAATACTACGCCGAACGTGGATTATACAATGAGGGCAAAACGTCCCATCATTGAGTTTGAAGCAGACTTAAAACTGTTTAACTACGGCACTAACTACCACTCTAATATTGATGTGCTGGACTTCACAGTAGTTAGCGCAATGAACGAGGTTGAGGGTTCCATTGTTAACAGGTTAGTTATTGATCCAGGTACTAGTACTGATCCGTTTAATGTTAACGACTTTTTAGGACAGACAGAGTATGTTGGTCCCAATAACGTTAAATTTGCAAATGGTTTACTTATTATTTTCGGACAGAAAATAGTTCAGGCAGAGTACAGGGGCAAAAATTATTATGTTACTGGTGTTGGATCTAGTATACAGCTAGTGCAAACGAGCAAGTATAAAACTTTTTGGGAATCAGCGGGGATTTCACGCAATGCCCAGATTATTTTTGCAAATGATTCCGATGTCACGGTGAAAGATAAAGTGTTTAGTATTGACGCAATTGATATAAACGCAGTTAAAAAAGCGCACTTAACGGATCTAGTTAACGAGCCAATCGTCACAAATCAGTCAGTTACTGCGAAAAGTAGTGTGTTGGTTCCTCTTGTTCCACTTAGTGGAGCAACAAAAGCTCAGTTGTTTAACAAAGATGCTAGGCAAATAGATTTTTCTAAGTTACCAGCAAAAATGGCGTCAGCGGGCATTGTGCTAACTGGTGTATTAGCTGATAACGTTGGCTTAGTAACAGGTACTACATTTTGGTTTAACGGAACTGAATGGGTAGCAGCTCAGCAAAAGACAACAATTAACGTACCACCACTGTTTGACATCTTAGATGAGAACAAACACAGTGCATCAGACGTAGCATTCTACCCTGGTACAACGTTCACTGGCAGCAAAATATTCTCGTATAAAACTGGTAACGGCCACACAGACACAGTATTGAAATTCCCTTTATCGTATCGCAACTTTTCAAACATTGGCGATATCGTGTTCCAAAATAACTTTGACACAGAAGAGTTTACGACCATATTGAACAAGGTGAAAACACCTCACCTAATAGGAAATATGTTTGTTGGTAAAATTACTGACATTGACACATTTGCGTTACGCAACTTGTGGGAGAAAAATGTAGAGCAAACAAAGCAGTATCAAAATATTTCGCATATTTGCGATGGTAAAACATCATTCTTTGAAATAGACATATTGCCTAAGAAAAATAAACGTACTCCAAATATTAAGGTGTATGTAAACAATAAACTTATCACCACCACTGACTATATGATCGTTTCGTACGGTGTACGGTTAGCAGTGAAAATATTGTCTACTATCGCTGCTGGAGACAAAGTTGACATCTTTTTACACTCTGAGTCAGTGTCAGCACTCGGTTACTACGAAGTACCACCAAGTTTAGAGTTTAACGCACTTAACGCAAAGTTTGACAATTTAAGTTTAGGACAGATTAGTTCCCACGTAACTGCGCTAGCTGAAAATAGTTTGTCTATTACTGGTAATGTACCAGGCAATAGCAACTTGCGTGATATATTTGTAAAAGACATTGGCGGCAAGATTTTACAACATAGCGCACCCGCAGCATATAGCTCGGTATTTTTGCTTAACAGCAACACTAACTTCATTGACAGTATTACCCTAGCGCAAAACGAGTATGTTAAGTTTAAAAACAGATTCTTAGAATCATACGCGATGGTAGTTGATGCGGGTGTCACTGATCCCGCTACTGGTGTTGACATGATTATGAAGTCGTTGAACGCAGTGAAAAATAGGCAAATGCCTTGGTACTACAGCGACATGGTACCGTACGATGCTAACAGGTCAATGATCACTGATATCGTGTTGAACGAAGAAATTGCTGAATACGAAATAGACAGCATCTTCAATGACATTGACTTAGGCAGCAAGGCAGTATTAGTATATGTAAACGGCGTGCAGTTAGTTAAGGGCCAGGATTATATATTCAATCAAACACGGCCCGCGGTTAAGTTTTTACATAAGTTATCATATGATGATGTAATAACTATAACTACGTTTAACAATACCGACGGTTGCTACGTTCCTGAAACTCCTACTAAACTAGGTCTATACCCTAAGTTTGTCCCTGAGGTGTTTTTAGATAATACGTATACAACTCCAATAAACGCAATACGCGGTCACGATGGAAGTATTACCCCAGCGTTTGGCGATATACGCGATAACTTGCTAATGGAATTAGAGTTACGCATTTATAACAATATTAAAGCAGTATACGACCACCACACATTTGATATCAACTCCGTTGTACCTGGACGTTTTAGAAATACCAACTACGCAAAATCAGACTTCGACAATATTGTATCACGTAACTTTTTACGCTGGTTAGGCAACAACAAGGTTGATTACAGCTCTAACCAATGGTATACAAGCGGTAACCCATTCTCGTGGACATATAACGCATTCACTGATACTGTCAATGGATCAGCGTTGCCTGGTTACTGGCGCGGAATTTTTAACTATTTCTACGACACAGACGCACCGCATGCCCGCCCATGGGAATGTTTAGGATTTGGCATGAAGCCAACCTGGTGGGAAAACTATTATGGTCCAGCACCATACACTGGTGGTAACTTGGTGTTATGGGGTGACTTGGAGTTAGGATTGATTAGAGAAGGGACACGAGCAGGTATTGATGTAAATTATGCTCGCCCTGGCTTATCCAAAATAATTCCGGTTACTGAAAATGGCGAATTACGTGCCCCATACGAGTTTTTAGTTAGCAACTTTGACGGCGGCAAGACAGATTTAGCATTTGCTATTGGGGACGGTGGTCCAGTGGAGTCAGCATGGAGAAAATCCAGTAACTATCCTTTTGCGGTACAGCAAGCATTGGCGCTAATGCGACCAGGCGTGTATTTTGGCCAGCTATCGTCAGTTCACGATTACTACAGAAATTCACTTATTGATCAGTTTACGTCGTCAGTGAGCAATAGGCGCCTAACCAAGTTGGATTTTAAAATCAATGGTAAACTAGTTGGTAAAGAAGTGACCCGCAATGCTGGCTACTTAAACTGGGTAGTGGATTATATAACCTCTAACGGGCTAACACCAGATTCTATACTTACACCGCTATTAGAGAATCTTGACGTTAAACTGGCATACAAGATGGCTGGGTTTAGTGATAAGACATTTTTACGTGTATTGGCTGAACAAAGCAGTCCATCTAGCACTAACAGTTCAATCATGGTGCCAGATGAAAACTATGCTGTCTACTTACACAAATCATCTCCAGTGGAGAGATTGTCGTATAGCGCGGTTATTATTGAGAAAACAGCAGCAGGATTTTCAGTTAGCGGATATGATATAGCAAATCCATATTTTACTATTATTCCTAGTGAAGTAACGTCTAATAACTACACTATAAACATATTCAACTCTAGCGCCACAATCTATTCAGATTACCAACGTGTGAAGTTAGATATTCCGTATGGTACAGAGTTTAAGAACAAGCAGCAAGTGGTTGACTTTTTAGTTAGCTATGGCAGATATTTGGAATCGCAAGGTTTTATATTCGATGAGTTTAACCGCGAACTTGGCGAGGCAATGGATTGGCCATTGTCAGCAAAAGAGTTTTTAACTTGGTCACAACAAGGCTGGGCTATTGGAAACATTGTAGTATTGAGTCCAGTGAAGGACAAGATTAAAGTTATTTACGCTAATGCTGTTGCGGATCAAATCAATAACCTGCCACTTGGGTCTAAGATATTAGATACAAACTTTAACTTGATACCAACTACTGAGTTTAACGTAGTACGCGAGGGGCAAACATTTGAGATTGGCTCAGCAGTGGGCAACACTGTTGGATTTGCTGACATTGATATGGTGCAGTTTGAGCACGTATTAGTATTTGATAACAAAACTGCATTCAACGATGTAATCTACTCACCAGAGTTGGGTAACAGACAGTTCAGATTAAAAGTTATAGGTAACAAGACAGGTGCGTGGGATGGACAACTAACGCCACCAGGTTTTATTTACTATGGCGCGGCATACAAAAACTGGTCATCTGGATCTGATTACAGAAAGGGTGAGATAGTCAAGTATAAAAATATAATATACACTGCCATTGACAACATTGATGCTGCTACTGCGTTTAACTTCGGGCAATGGGCTGTAGCAGTCAACCAGTCAATAAAACCAAGCTTGTTACCTAACTTATCTTACAACGCAAGCAAGTTTATAGATATGTATGACGTTGACTCAAACGTGGTTAACGAGAAAATACAATCTCATAGTTCAAACTTGATTGGTTACCAAGAACGTTCATACTTAACTGACTTGGGTATTAACTCAACGTCACAAACTAAGTTCTACCAAGGCTATATCCGCGACAAGGGCACAACAGACGCCATTACTGCACTGACATCTGCTACGTTTAATAACTTGATGGGTGATGTTCAAGTAAACGAAGAATGGGCATTTAGAGTTGGTGAATACGGTGCCACTGGTACAGACAAGTTTGTGGAAGTACAACTGTCCGACAGCAAATATAAGAATATCCCGCTTACTGTGGAGTTTACTGAACCTGGAGCAGTGGCTTCTACGATTGCCGCAGTGGCAGAGAACAAAAATACACTGTATAAAAAATCTCGTGAGTTTACACCAACGCTATTCAACAACAGGTCAGTGACATCACTATACGACGGTGATTTACTTACTGCTGGCTATGTAAACTTGAATGACATAGACGCAACGGTGTTTGATTTACAGCACTCATCAGCATTAGACGCATTGTTGCCAAGACTATACGCAGGTTTCAAGATCTGGGTAGCGAAAGACTTGAAGAGTGATTGGAATGTGTTTAGGGTGTCGCAAGCAGCAGCAATGCTAACAAACGTAGACTACAACCTTGACACAACTGCACGGTTCTCAACGGACGGCCCACACCACTTAGCAGTGAACGATATCTTCACAGTGAAAAACTTTATGGACTCCGTAGATGGGTTCTACAAGGTAACGCAAGTGGAGGATGCTAATACAATCGTGGCAGCAATCTCTACGACACTTGAAAAATCTATGCTAACCGTGCCAAGCTTAGAAGGCACAGGCACAATGTTTACACTGTATAGCTTACGGGTGAATGAAATCGTAGACATCGTTACTAAGACGCCACCAGTGTTTGACTGGCTTGATACGGATATGCTGTGGGTGGACAACACGATAGATGCTAAGTGGGGAGTTTACAAAAAGTCTTCACTGTGGGATTTTTCAGCCAACCTAACAGAGTTTACCGAAGTTGCTAATGGCAACTTTGGGGCAACAGTGTCTACTTTCAACGGCAGCGTGGTCATCGTTACCTCGCCAGGAAATACATCAAATAGCTTGACAATGTATGTTAAATCTGCTACAGGTGAATACTTAAAGAGTTCAAGCATTACACACCTATTAAAGTATAGGGACAATGGTGTTGGTGGTATTGAGGAATACAACAATAACTACATTGTAGGCAAAACGGCCGCAATGAACACGAAGTCATACGTAGTTAGTGCACAAAATGCACATACTGATCCTTTGGATTTGTCTACCAAATTGCTTCACTATAGTTTAGAAAATTTACAGCAGGCATCAATAGAACCAGATGAAATAGTGTTGCCTAATGACAGCTATGGTCATAGTATTGCAATTAGTAAAGACGATATGTGGTTCTTTGTATCGTCGCCAACAGAAGGCACAGTTCTTTGTTTTGCTAAATTTATAATGACGTTTGATAATAGCACCACAACGTTTACTAAAACTATATTGTCTGATCCTATTCTAGTAGATACTTTAGTGTTACCTGGTATTAACTTTGGTGATTCTATTGCTACAAACAGTGATGGCTCATTGTTAGTAATATCTGCTACTACAGCACCAAGCAATGCCATAGTTAATGCTGGTAAAGTATTTGTATACAAGAGAGCAGAGCCAGTACCAGGCACATTTACATTTACTACGGTCACTGACGTTATAGAGTCATTAGTACCGCAAGCAAATGAAAAGTTTGGACAAACAGTAATGTTTACTGCTAACAACGAGTTGTTGATTGGTTCTCCATTCCAGATCACAGACGACAACCACGCAGGTGTTGTGTATAGATTAGTCAATGACGGCACTGGTAACTTTAACATAGTACAAGTAATAAAGAAACCATTTAGCGAATCACTAGAGTATTTTGGTGTGGCGTTTGCTGAAGATACAGCAACTGGTGCAATTGCGATCTCTAGCTCAGGAGCAACTAACTTTGGCCCAATGCAAATAGATAATACTGATTTCCTACTAGATAGTGGCACTACTATGTTCAGTGACAGTATTCCGAATGCTGGTGCAGTATACGTTTATGAGCCATTGCGTAGTGCTACAGAAACAGTATACTCGTTCACACAATCCCTGTCTAGTTCAGTTATTAGTATGGGCGATAACTTTGGGGCGGCACTTGCAGCAGCCAACGGTGGTATATTTGTTGGATCGCCAACAAATGATCACACGGCGTTAGACGTCGGTGGTGTTGCATACTTTACAAACAAAAACAAAACTCCAGGTTGGGCATTATTTAGATCAGAAAGCCCAACAGTTGATTTAGAAAGCATTGACGGCTTGATGGTTTACAGTAAGAAAACACAGCAAATTATTGATACACTTGATTATATTGATCCAGCTAAGGGCAAAATTCTTGGCATTGCGGAACAAGATATTACTTACAAAACCTCATATGACCCAGCTCAGTACAACACCACGCACGTGGCGGATACTACACTGGATCAAACTTTTGTATGGGGTGAAGAAAAAGTTGGTCAAGTATGGTGGGATTTATCTAAAGTTCGCTATATAGACTACGAGCAAGACGGTTTAGATTACCGTATTAGACACTGGGGGCAAATGTTCCCAGGCTCTGAGATTGTAGTATGCGAGTGGGTCAAGAGTACAGTGCCGCCAGCAAGTTACACTGGGCCAGGCGTACCTGTTTACAGTAGTAATACAGCATACACTGAAAAATTAGCAGTAAACAATGTAACCGGCGTTATCCAATCAACCTACTACTTTTGGGTAACGGGTAAAGACACATTAGATGCAGCGACAAACACACGACGGGCGAGTATAGTGCGTATTGCCAGTTTGATTAATAGCCCAGCTACAGAAGGCATAGCTTATGCGGAAGTTATTAAGGACAATGCCGTTGCGTTAGTGAACATTGACTCGTTGCTGTCTGCAGACGACACGATTTTGCGAGTTAACTACTCAAACATTAAAAATAGCATATTGTCACACAATGAATATGAACTGGTCAAAGAAAACTCAACTTTCGCTAAAATCCCAGATAAAATAGTTGCTAAGTTAATAGACAGTTTAGCAGGCACTGACATGATGGGCAACTTAGTCCCAGACAATAAACTAACACCTGCAGAACGTTATGGCGTTGCCATACGTCCAAAACAAACGATGATTGTTAATCGTCAGAAAGCATTGCGTGTGTTTGCTGGCTATGTAAACTCAGTATTAAAAAAACAACCAGCAGCATCTGAGTTTAACTTAGATACTTTATACTTGGTTGAAAATATTCCAACAGAATATATGTATATTGCTGAAGTTAACACAATTGAAGAACTATCGTATTTAAATCCACATGCATTACCAGTTGATGGTAAGGTATTAGTTAAGTCTGATAATGGTTATAATAATCAATGGGCTATATACATAGTTCAAGCAGATTTTACTTACACTATATTTAGAACACAAAGTTATGCTACGACAGATTACTGGGAGTTTGACGACTGGTATGATAGTGCGTTTGATTTTACAGTTAAACCAACATATACCGTACCAACGTTTAAAGACATTTCCAAACTAACAAAACTAGCATACAGCAATGTGGTGTTTGTTAAGGATAATGGCAAAGGGAAGTTTGCGTTTTATCGCATAGAGGCTGATTTAACTCATACGCTAGTAGGATTACAAGACGGCACTATACAAATATCCAACTCGTTTTGGGCTCACGAAAGCAGTGACATTGGCTTTGATAATGCAAACTTTGACGAAGTAAGATTTGATTTAAACCCTACTATTGAAATACGCAATATTTTCAACGCAGTCAAAAACGACTTGTTTACGGGTGCGCTAGAGGGTGAGTTCAATAACTTGTTCTTTATAATGCTCAACTACATACTATCTGAGCAACGTATGGTTGACTGGGCATTTAAAACCAGCTTTATCTCTGTGTTGCACAAACTACGTAAACTTGAGCAGTTCCCAAGTTATATTAGGGACAACCAAACATTCTACGAAGAATACATTAAGGAAGTTAAGCCTTACAGAACCAAGATACGTGAGTATATTGTAGAGTATGAAGCAGCAACAACCGCAAACGTAACGCCAACTGACTTTGACTTGCCAGCATACTTTGACACGGACTTGAACGTTTGGCGCTCACCGTCTGGCGAACATGCAAGAGACGACCTGTTACTTGCTAGCGACACAAAATATGCGGACTGGAAAGCAAACTATACATACTCTATTGAGTCAGTAAAAATGTCAAGCCAAGGCTACGGCTACTCACTTCCACCAACAGTGTTGGCAGTAGGCGGTGGCGGATCTGGGGCAGTGCTTGAAGCAGTTATTGATTTCTATACGGGTGCTATCGTTAAAATCAATGTTATAAATCCAGGCTCAGGCTATACATCAACACCAGAGCTACAAATATTGGGTGACGGCATTGATGCTGCTGGTGAGCAAACAGCTAAAGGCTACGTAATGATGCGTAACAATACGATACGCTCGTTTGACTCAACACTTACGTTTGACCGTATTAGTTATGTGCCTGATACTATAGACGCAGCAAATAGTTATAGCAACGCAGCTAACCGTGTAGACCAGTTTTACAATCCAGTGCCAGGTATGCCACCAAAAGACTATGCACGACTGTTTACGGGCGGCGGTTACACTGCTGACCAAGTAGTGGGCGCCACATTCCTTGACACAGACGAAGAAAAAACAATCATTGAAAGCTTCTTTAATGTCCCTGACGCTGACGGCTCAATAGAGTTAGGTAACAGCTACTTCATTGACAAATACAACAGCCACGCACCTGAAGAATATGTGCCAGGCTTGATGCTTGACACATTAGACATGCAGGTGTTTACGTTGCCAGCTGATATGAGCACAACGCAAGTCATTGGTTACAGAATAGTAAAACCTATGAAGTATGTGGCTAACTATGCCACAACACTAGCTGCTGACTTGTTACCAGCAGATTTAACAATACAGCTCACAGATGTGTCAATGTTCAGTGATCCAACATTTAGCCATTTCGATGCATCTGTGCCGCCGCAACCAGTTTACAAAACATACGATCAAGTGAATCCACTCCCAGTGTTTATTGAAGGTGAAAAATTCTTGTTCTACGGGGTTGATTACGTTGCAAATACACTAACACTACGCAGCCGCGACATCAATACAGTGATTCACCCAATGGCTAGAACTACTGAAGTATCTCCAGGTAACTTTACAACAGTAATGACTGAAGTATTTACATCAGCACCAGATTGGGAGTTCAAGCGTATCAGTGCAGCAAGCACCACAACTCTAGTAGCGCCACTGTATTCACAGGACTCATGGATTGTAACGTTTGATACTGGCAGTAAGGTAGTTAGGGCACTAAACGAAGCAGACGCATTACTGTTTGCACGTAAGCAAACGGGCAACACATCAGCACTGGTTAGCGTGGTGAAGGCACCTGGGCAAATAGCAGTAGCAGACACTAGCGGTTTACCAACGCCAAATCCATCGCTTTTACGCCCTGGTGTAGTGTATATTAACGGAGAGCGTATTGTGTATTACGGCATTGATCGTAGTAATAACCTGCTCCTTAACTTACGCCGCGGAACTAACGGCACTGGAGTCGCAGCGGTTCACGACATTGGATCTCGCGTAGTTGACGCCTCAGAATATCAAACAATTCCAGGTGATACTGCGGTCCCACAACGGACTTGGTTAAACGACTCAGTGCCAAACGCTGACAACGTTATCGCTGTTCCATACGCTACTACAGACCGTATTGTGGACGGGGTTGGTTTATTTGATAGCGGGACAATTCAAGCAAGATTCTTACATGCTGGAAGGTCGTTCTTGCCGTCTGCTCCTGGTGATTTGGGTGGTAGAATTGATCCGAACGCAAACAATACAAGGTTTGACGACGATGGATTTGGAGAATATGGTACTCCAGTACACCCATACGACATAGACCCGTTTGATTCCTATATTATAGGCTGAAATAATAGATAAATAACTGTATGAACGAAAAACGCATATTAACTGATACTGTAAAAGTTGAGAACGGCAAGCAATTTCTGTCAGAAACTCTGCCTAAAAAAGCACCAGACGATGTGTCAGGTATTAGCATTGACGCAAAATTTAAGATTTTTGATAAAAACACTGGTGAAACCTTAGTCGAAGGAAGAGCATAATGAATGAAATGAATTTTACACTTGGGGTTAAAGGACACATTAAGATTTGGAATCCAGAGACCAAAGAGGTTTTTGTGGATAAGGATAATGCCATACATTTTGAAAATTTTTCAGAAGCATTAGCTTACAGTTTATCTAATAAAGGGCATAGTTTCATATCAGAAATGCATTTTGGCAACGGTGGAACAAGCATTGATCCAACAGGCGTTATTGCGTATTTGCCACCAAATTCTGAAGGTGTGAACGCTGATTTATACAGCCCAACATACTACAAAATTGTAGACGATAACAATTTGCTTAATCCAGATAGTTTGCGAAACAAGATGGAAGTTCGCCCTATAGTCGGCAAGAACTATTCTGATATTTTGGTTTCTTGTTTACTAGATTACGGCGAGCCTAACGACCAAGCAGCATTTGACAATAGCCAGAATTTATCTGGCTCATACGTTTTTGACGAGCTTGGACTCAAAGGATTTAAACAAAATGCAGCTGGTCAAGGCAAGTTACTTACTCATGTTATATTCCACCCAGTGCAAAAATCACTAAATCGATTGATCCAAATTGATTACACTATACGTATTAGCACGTTGACTAACTTGAACTTTATTGGATAAAGAACATGGCATACAACGTTTCACATACTGATGGTAAAATATACGCAATCGTTAACGAAGGCACTGTTAACAATTCGCTAGGTATTTCATTGGTTGGCCAAAACTTTAATAACTATGGACAACTAATAGCCAACAATTTTGTTTCCTTACTAGAAAATAGCGCAAATATAACACCGCCACTGAATCCTATAGCTGGACAGTTATGGTGGGATTCAGACGGTAAAGTATTAAACTTTTTTGACGGCAATAGGTTCAAACCATGCTCTAGTTCAGCAGTTGGCCACCTTACCCCTATTAACCCCATTGACGGGGATCAATGGTGGAACACAGACACACACCAGCTTATGGTTTATACGGGAGCAGAGTGGTTACTAGTTGGCCCATCATACAGGAAGGGGCAAAACTATTACGGTATGGACCCAGTATTATTAAGCGATGCTGGTGGAACTAACCATAATGTAGCACTTATAAAAGTTGATGGGCACAATGCAGCTATTATTAATACTGGTGCAGCGTTTGAAATATCAGATAACGTGTCAGGATTTTCTAAACTACTGCCTGGTATTACACTGGCAAGCACATTAAAATTTAATGGAACTGCTACTGCATCCGAAAAACTATCAGAAACATACAACGCTGATGCAGCATACGAAGCAGGTAGCGTAGTAGTATTTGGAGGTGCATACGAAGTAACTACTAGTAATTTGTACTTAAACACAAAAATTGCTGGGGTTATCACAGAAAATATTGCGTATACGTCAGCAGGTACTGTATTTTTTGTACCAGTAACAACGCTAGGAAAGACACGATGCAAAGTAACTGGGGTAGTTAATAAGGGTGATTTGTTAGTACAGTCCACAATAGCAGGGGTAGCAACCGCATTAACCAACGCAAGCCAATGGGTCCCTGGTTGTGTAATAGGAAAGAGTTTGGAAGATAGTTCAACTTCAGGTGTACGATTAGTGTCTATTGCAGTTGGCCGATTTTAGGAAATAAAAAGATGTCATACAATATAAAATTATCTAATGGTTTACCTCTAGTTACTATTAATGATGGTAGCCAAGATTCATCATATACAAGCTTAACACTGTTTGGTAAAAACTTTGCAGGTTATGGCCCATTGCAAAACCAAAACATGGTTAAGATTTTGGAAAACTTTGCAAATACAACCCCGCCTATTAATCCATTACAGGGTCAATTATGGTGGGATTCTGTTGCTAAAGCAATGAAAGTCCGCAATGGAATTGATTGGAAAGTAATAAGTGGATCAGGGCCGCGCAATACAGCGCCATCAGTGAATGTCGAGGGTGACTTTTGGTGGGATACTACAGGTAAGCAACTTAACGTATACGATGGCGCGGCTTGGACTACAGTTGGACCAGCATATAAAGCCACAAACGGCATTGGCGGAGCGATTGCTGCAACTGTGACCGATATATATGGGGCAAATCACGAAATAGTTAAACTTTATGTTGCTGGGTCCATTATTGCTATTATTAGTAAGGATTCGCAGTTTACAACAAATAACATTGGTGGGTTTACTACGATAAATCCAGGTATTAATTTATCCTCTTATTCAGCACAATACTACGGTAACGCAAATAATGCGTTAAACTTAGGTAATGTTGCAGCAGCAAACTTTTTACGCTCTGATATCCCAAGTACCACTAATGCTTCACTGACAGTAGCGAGTAACACTGGGTTAACTGTTGGCACTAACAATAATTTTACTATTGGTACTAGTGGTAATGAAGTAACACTAAACAGCAATGTACAAGACCAAGACATAGTTATTCATACTAATACTGGCGGTCTTACACGTACAGCTTTGCGTGTTGAGGGCATCACGGGCAAAGTATTTGTTCCGTTGCAACCAGACTCTAATGATGGTGTTGCAAATAAGGCTTATGTAGATTCTACGTTGACAACACGAGCTTTAAACTTTATTAAAGATGATGGTAGTGTAAGCATTAAAGCAGACTTATTACCAAATACTACCAATACCCGTAGTTTGGGTTCTGTTGGTATGCGGTTTGCTAATATTCACGCTTCATTGTTCATGGGAGATAATGTTTCTGCAACATCTGGCTCGTTTACAAATGCAACAGTTACGGTGGCGCCAACTGCTAATACAGATGTTGCGAATAAGTTGTTTGTTACTAACAGCATAGATAGTAGCACATCTAGCGCAAATGTGTATACTGACATCGCTATAGCAGCATTGAAAGGTACTGCACCATCATCATTACAAACACTAGGGGCTATAGCAACATCACTTGGGAACGCTACAAATTTTGCATCTAATAATACCGCAGCCCTTGCAACTAAGGCACCATTGGACTCGCCAATTTTTGTTGGAGTTCCAGTTGCACCAACTCCAGTAGCATCAGATAACTCAGACAAATTAGCTACTACTAATTTTGTGGCTACTGCGATATCTAATTCAGTTGCAGTAGTAGCAAACACAACCAATACTGAACTAGCACTTAAAGCACCGCTAGCCAATCCAACATTTACCGGAACTGTAACTGCACCTACTCCACCGGCTACGAGTTCCGGTACTACTGTTGCAACGACAGCATTTGTTGTTGATAAAATAAACACTATGTCGCTAACCCCAGGCCCCCAAGGCCTAGTAGGCCCCCAAGGTGCCACTGGGCCACGCGGACTTCAAGGTGCCACTGGCCCACAAGGACCTCAAGGTGCCACAGGGCCAGAAGGTCCAGTGACTGGGGTAGTCGGACCAATGGGCCCAACGGGCCCAATGGGACCAGCAGGTCCTTCCACTGGAGTCATCGGCCCAACTGGACTTCAAGGGCCAGCAGGTACTCCAGGTGCCACTGGACCTCAAGGTGCCACTGGACCTCAAGGGCCAGCAGGTACTCCAGGTGCCACTGGACCTCAAGGTGCCACAGGGCCAGCAGGTCCAACGTCAGGTATTGCATCACAATTGCAGTCTGGCTCATGGTCCATCATAGCCTCAGGCTCTTCACTATATTTTGCATTTGGTGGGGCAAATAAAGCTAGGTTAGACTCAACCGGTAATTTTACTGTGGCGGGTGACATTACAGCACTATTTGGCGCGGGATCTGTTTAATTATGACTCTACCAACCACCGGTACTTTAAGTTTCTCATCATTGCGAACAGAATTTGCTAAATCTGGTGCAGTAAATTTTTCTGCGTACCATCGTAATGGCGGAATTGTTGGTGCCGGTGCCCCAAATGTCCCATTATCAGGGACCATGTCGTTATCACAGTTTCACGGAGCAGCAAATCAGTTTGTACTCGTAGTTTCATCAAATCAAGCTAATTTAGATTTGCGAGCAATGGCGATAGCGGCTGGATGGAATAGTGCTACTCCATTGGCTGCTACTATTAATGTTGGGGTTATCATTATGAGTAACACTGTGGCTACTCCAGCTTTGTTTATAGCTGGGTCTTTTCCTGGCGGAGTATCTTTAATTAACAATGGCTACATTGTTGGAAAAGGTGGTATTGGCGGCGCAAACCAATGGTTTTCATACGCACAAAGTAGTGGTACTGATACTTGGAGTGCTGGGCCTGGGCAGCCAGGTGGGGCAGCATTTTCAACATCAGTTGCTGTAACAGTCACAAATAACGGGACAATGGCAGGTGGTGGTGGTGGCGGAGGATCATCACTCAGTGGCGATAATGGATATTGGGAATTGTCAGGCGCACCAGGCGGTGGCGGTGCTGGCATTATTGCAGGAGCAGGTGGATTACACGGGCCAAATACTTTTGCAACTCGATTTACTAATTATGGTGGAGACGGAATAGCTGGAACCGCAACAACGGGCGGGTTGGGTAATAACTCTGGCTGGTACAGTATTGGCGGTAAAGGTGGAGATTTGGGTCAACCAGGTGCTCCGGGCACTGGGGCACCTTTAGTAAGTAGGATCGGGGGTCCTGGAGCTAATTATGCTGGTGGAGCAGCAGGCTCAGCAGTTATTGGTAACGGTTTAGTTACTTGGAATGCAGTTGGCACACGTTTAGGAACAATAAGTTAATATCCGCGGATAAATAAGAGTAAGATACACAAATTGGAGTTTAGATCTAAATGGCATACAATATAACACTTTCTAATGGTCAACCACTGGTTACTGTCCCAGACGGGCAAGTGGATGAATCAGCGTCAAGTTTGACCCTAATTGGCAAGAATTACCCAGGCTACGGTAAGTTTTTGAACGAGAATTTTGTTCAAATCTTAGAGAACTTTGCTAATAGTACAGAACCTCGCGCCGCAGTTGAAGGTCAATTATGGTGGGATACCACAAACAAACGCCTTAGTATCAGGTCTAACTCTGGCTGGAAAACAGTATCAGGCTCTACTCCAACGCAACCAACCAACCCAATGGCTGGTGATATTTGGTGGGACCCAGTTAATTTACAGTTGAAAGCGTATGCGGGCACAGAATGGAAAATTATTGGCCCAATGAACAGTGCTAACACTGGGCAAACTGGTATGGTTGCGGATAGCATCCTTGAAGCAGGCGGCGGACAATCACACATTATTATTAAATTTACAGTGTTCAACACTGTAGTCGCTATCCTAAGCAAAGACCCATCGTTTACTATCACAACAATCCCTGGTTTCAGCATTATTAACCCAGGTTTTAACTTGTCGTCAGAAAACAGCTTAGGCTACTATGGTTTGACGGACAATGCTGCCAAATTGGGTGGAATTATAGCAGCAAACTACTTGCGTACTGACGTACCTGGTACGTTGACTGGTGCGTTGGCAATTACTGCAAACAATGGATTAACTGTTGGTGCAAGCAGTAACTTCACAGTAAAAACTTCCAACACAGATACGCAATTAATTAGCAATATTACAGGCTGTGATTTGGGATTGTACGCTACAGTAGGCGGTACAGCAACTAAACTTATCTGGTTAGATGGCACAACAGGCAAAGCAAGTGCACAGACTACGACAGTGTCGGACCCAGCAGCTACAATCGTAACTAAGGGGTATCTTGATAGTGTTACTTCTGGCTCAACTAGCGCGGCGCTAATGCGAGATGGTGCTAACGAAATTACTGGCACTATTTTACCGCAAACCACAGGATCATACAATTTGGGTTCTGTAGCAGCATCATTTGCTAATATATATGCTACAAATTTCACAGGGTTAGCGTATGACTCTTCTAGGTTATCTGGTGTGTTAGCAACTAGCTACGCTAGATTAGATAACGCAGCTAACGCAGTGTTTACGGTTGCCCCAAGTATTACTACTAATACTGGTATTTCTATTGGCGCATCAGCAGACTTTAAAGTTAATGTCAACTCAAACGCAGTAAATTTAGTTAGTGATGTATCTGGGAAGTCAATGTACTTGTCTGTTAAAGTTGGTGGTGTGCCTACCAACGTTATTAGCATTGATGGCACCACAGGTAAAGCAACTACTATAACCCCTGTTACAGGCGATGTACCTACTACTATTGCTACGAAAGGGTATGTTGACGGAATTAGTGCTGGAGCAGTAAACTTAACAGCAATTACTGGAAATATTATCCCAGCCGCAGGGTTTAACAATGTATACAACATTGGTTCCAGTGGTTTAAAGTTCAATGCAGTGTATGCTACGACGTTTAATGGTAATGCGTCAACAGCAAACTACGCTGACTTGGCAGAACGCTTTGCGGCTGACGCAGAGTATGTACCTGGCACGGTGTTGACCATTGGCGGAACTGCTGAAGTTACAATGGAACTACGTGATAGCAGCGAGAAAATTTTTGGTGTTGTATCTACGAATCCAGCATATTTAATGAATGCGGAATCTGGTAGTAACGAAACGCATCCCGCAGTAGTTTTGGCTGGTAAAGCGCCAGTTAGGGTGGTTGGGACAGTGAAAAAAGGCGACAGGTTAGTAAGTGCTGGAAACGGCGTAGCAAGGGCAGCAGAAATGGCAGAATTAACTGCATTTAACGTGATTGGCCGTGCGTTGGAAACGAACGATAATGCATTAGAAAAGTTAATTAATGCTATTGTTAAGATAAATACATAAAATCAAGGATTTAATATTATGACATACGCATCAGGCGGCCTGATTCAGGCATCAGATTACAACAATTTAATTAACGGCACTAATCAGCTAAACACGGTTTGGTCCACTGGCAGTGGCGCCGCTGGTTATGGTCAAACTGCAATTCCAGTGGTAACTGCTGGTACTGACACAGTAACCGCAGTACAATGGGCATCACTGATTAATAATCTTAATAGTATACTTACTCACCAAGCTGGGGCTGGATCTGGTATTTCAGCACCTACAGCCGGTAATACAATTACATATTTAAGTACATTACAAGCTGCGGTGAATACGGCGTATACTAATAGAGCAAATTATGCATCCAGTGGGGCAACGGTGTCATTGGGCACTAAAACAGGGTCAGTTAATATTGCTGCTACCGCAGCAGCAACACCATCTGTTATCAGTACAGTTACTTTTGCTTCAGCAAACCAAGCAAGATTATTTTTTAATTGTGGTGGCAGAATACAATTTGTTTGCTCGGCAGTTGATTCTTCTGGCACAGCGCGATCAATTGCAGCAAAAAATGATTTTTCTGCACTCAATGTTACTGTTAATAATGCAACAAACAATATTACAGCCGTTGGCTATCGCGGATTAACTACTGTATCGTCGTTAGTATCAACTACTGCTTCAGCAGCACCATATGCAACTACATCAGCTAGCCAATCCATTTATTCAGCCTCAGTGGCAGATACCACAAATGGGGCAAACGGTGCATCAGTTATGCATAACGCAACGTTAACTATTCCAGCTGATAATTCTTTTGGTGGTACAGTGGTACTGTCACTCACAGTAACAGCCTATGCAATCTACCCAGAAACCACAAACTTAACAAACGTGTGGGGCACACCAGTATTAACTTAATACAGCCAAAATAGTTGAAGCATAACCAGCTTCCATGCTAAAATATAGGTAAGTGTCACAACTTACCTATTTTTATGGACAAAACACAATGAGTGAAACCGAAACATTAGTTGCACAAATAAAGTTAGCAACTGATTACCAAACCAACAAAACTATTTTACGAGAAAAAATCCAAACTGATCTACATTTTGCTCATAACGGTGGGCTATTCAAAATCACACCAGAGTTACTAGCATTTGTGTCAACTTGGCCAGTAGATACACTTTACATTGAGGATACTTATAACAATCCTATTGAGGTTGGCAGGCAAGTTTTTCTAGTAACAGCACAGCAACATTATCAAAAGGTAATGAACTACTGGCACACAGAACACGCAGAGCTTAAGAAGTTGAGGAAACTATGAGCACACGCGGTGTAGTGATGTTTGCGTTTAATACGCCCACAGTAGACTATGTGGAAATAGCAGCACGAGCAGCAAAACTAGTTAAAAGCACACTGAACCTGCCTACCACAATCATCACTGACGAAGATATAGAAAATACACTAGAAAACAAGCGTATAGGTGAGTATGAGGGCGGCACAGAATGGCGTAACGGCAACAGATTTAACGCATTTGAGTTAAGCCCGTATGATGAAACATTGCTCATTGACAGCGACTACTTAATGCTAGATGACTCGTTAGTGCAAATACTAAACACTTTAGAAGATTATCAAATCGTTCACGATAACAAGATGCTTGCCACTGACGCAACATACACAATGGGCATTACTAGCCTGCCCTATGTGTGGGCAACGGTGATAGCGTTTAAGAAAACACTAAAAGCAAAGCAACTATTTGATCTAGCGGGTAAAGTCCAGCGTAACTATGCGTATTACTGTAAACTGTTTCAGATTGATCAATCAAACTTCCGCAACGACTACGCATTCACCATTGCCAACCATGTTCTAAACGGATACGCAACGGAAGAAAAGTGTAAGCTACCCTTTACAATGTTAACGATTAAAGACAAAGTGTCTAGCATTACAGTAAAGGGTAACTTGCTAATAGTAAAAGAGGAAAATAAAGCACACGCTATTGCGAGACAAAATATACATGTCATTGACAAACAGTATTTGTTAAGCGATGCACATTTACGGTTCATAACACGAATATGCGGATAACACCACACCAAGAGCAAAAAGGATTTGTGACTATTGCGCAAAACAATAGCGACACAGATTATCTGCGGCTGGCATACTTACAAGCAATGAGCATTAAGCTAACGATGCCAACAGAAAAGTATGCTGTGCTAGTTGACGAGCAGACAATGAAAGAAGTAACAAACAAACATAGGAAAGTGTTTGACTATGTTATTTTGATTGATAACGACACTGCTAAAGACGAAGAATGGAAGTTGTCCAACGAGTGGCAAGTGGGCGACCTAACGCCGTTTAAAGAAACGATAAAAGTAGAGAGCGACATTTTATTCACCAGAAGTATTTCGCATTGGTGGCATGCGTTTAGGTTGCGTGATATAGTGTTAAGCACTGGATGTAAAGACTATCAGCAAAAAACAGCAACGAGCAGAAAATATCGCCGTGTATTTGACGACAACCAGTTGCCAGATACTTACAATGGGCTAATGTATTTTAGATACACACGACTTTCAACGACATTTTTTAATGTAGCGAGAATGATTTTTGAAAACTGGGATACAGTAAGCAACACACTAAAAAACTGTAGAGATCCACATCCAACTACTGATGTGGTGTATGCGTTAACTGCTAAACTGCTAGGTGTTGAACAATGTACATTGCCTACAGCAGAATTCATCAACTTTGTACACATGAAATCAGCTATCAATCAATGGCCAGAAAAACCATGGCACGAAACTACGACATTTGAACTTGATTTGCCAATGTTGCGTATTGGCACTGTAAATCAATATCATCCCGTACACTACCACGAAAAAGAATGGGTAACGGACGATATTATTAAGGAGTATGAGCATGAACTCTTTAGATGAGCTAATAAAAGCATTTGAGCTAATAGAACCAGTCAAACCACTTGAGTTAGAGTACAGAGTTTACTATAATGATGCTGGTGATATCATAATGTGCTGTATGCAGCAACATCCAGAATCTGGTAACTACATTGTGGTGACACGAGTTGAGTACGATAACTTTTTTGAGTATTGTGTACGGAACGGCAAGTTGAAATTGATTGACAGGTCGCCAAAATATAAAAAGCTTGCACAAGGCGGCGATCAGTATAAGGTAGCAAAGAAACATGCTGCGTTGATACTTGAAGAAGACGAAGATTTTGAACACGAATATTACAGCGACATAAAATATGACTAAACAGATTATTGATATTGCGGATTTGGATTGCGTTTTCCTTACGTTTGATGAGCCGAAAAAAGAAGAGTTTTGGATTAAGATTCAAAACATGGTGCCGTGGGCAAAACGAGTAGACGGGGTTAAGGGTAGTGATGCAGCGCACAAGGCAGCGGCAGATGCAAGCGACACAGATTACTTTGTGCTCATTGACGGCGATAATCTACCTGACGCAGAATTTTTTAACCTACAACTTACACTAGACGATGTAGAGGACAAGGGTAAAGCATTTCGCTGGAAAGCCCGTAACCACATCAACGGACTAATGTACGGTAACGGTGGCATGTCATGCTGGAGCAAAGAGTTTGTTTACAACATGAAAACACATGAGGCTAGCAATGGTAGTGATGACACTGCGGTTGAGTTTTGCTATGATCCAAAATACATTGCCATGCACAACTGCTACTCAACCACTTACCCTAACGCTTCACCGTTCCAAGCATGGAGAGCAGGCTTCAGGGAAGGTGTAAAAATGTGCCTCGACCGTGGAGCAAAACCCACGCTCAAAGAGTTTGAGGAAAAAGTACATAATCGTAACTACGACCATCTATGTATCTGGCAGAGTGTTGGTGCTGATGTAACGAACGGTAACTACGCGATGTGGGGCGCACGATACGGCACTTACTTAACTATGCTTGGCAAAGACTGGGACTACCGTGATGTACAAGACTTTGCTAAACTAGAAGAACTGTGGGAAGATGTAGAGTTTGAATTTCAAGAAATAGATTCTCGTGATTGGTCAAGTTTGCAATGCGACATATGGAACGGGTTACAACAAAAATTGTCGCTGCCTATTGTTGACTACGACTACGACCAATCAAAGTTTTTCAAGCACCACTACGCAACAGGGCACAAAAACCTAGCACTGATGACGACAGAGATTTCAGTAATTAGGAAACTTGAGGGTTGGTAATGGAATATAATGACGCTGCCGCAGAAATGCGAACCAAGTTAAATGCAGTGTCGCCTTCACTCTGCCTAGCAAAATGGCAGCAAGTAAGCATCAACTTGCCAGCAGGCATGACACAATCATGTTATCACCCGCCAGCGCACCTTATTCCGCTAGACGAGTTAGCAGCATCACCATCTGCGCTACACAATACAAAAATAAAAATACACGAGCGTAAGCAAATGATCGCTGGCGAGCGACCACCTGGCTGTGCTTACTGCTGGAAAGTAGAGGACGCAGGAGACCATTTATCTGACCGTCATTACCGTTCTAGTGAATGGTGGGCAGCGCCCACCTTTAACGAAGTAGCAAGCGGCACTATAGATGAAAGCGTTACCCCTCGTTATGTAGAGGTAAACTTCAACCAAGCATGCAATTTTAAATGTATGTACTGCTCTCCACACTTGTCCACAACATGGGAAGATGAGATTAAAAAGTTTGGTCCCTACATGTTGAGCACTGGTGCGCACAATAACATAGACGCATTAGCCAAGCGCGGTATGATGCCGCTTAAAGTAGCAAACAAAGACAATCCGTATGTATCGGCATTTTGGGAATGGTGGCCTACAATATATAGGCAGCTAAAAGTATTCCGAATGACGGGTGGCGAGCCGTTGATGGACAAGAACACTTTTAAAGTTCTTGACTATGTAAACGAACATCCAAATGGACAACTTGAGCTATCTATTACGAGCAACTTTTGCCCTCCAGATCAGAAACTGTTTACCAAGTTTATAAGCAAAGTGCAAGCATTAGAGGAAGTTCGTATTTGGGAAGACAAAGAAAACTTCAACGAGAACTCGCAAAATAACTGGTATGTGGCGCCAGCATACAAACACTTTATGGTGTTTGTCAGCGTGGACGGATATGGTAAGCAAGCAGAGTATATGCGTACTGGATTAGACTTTGAGCAAATGTTAGCTAACGTGCGTACTTACTTGCGTGAAACAAAATACTCAAGTATTAGTTTCATCAACACGTTTACCTTGCTAAGTATTCCATCGCTGCGACAGTTTTTGCAAATGATTTTAGACTTGCGCAAAGAGTTTGGTGGTCGTGTGCAAGAGGACTATGTTATATACCCGCCAGATAATGGTGATTTCAAACATCCGCCTGTAACGATTAAAAAGCATCAGCGTATTTGGTTCGATATACCAATTTTGAGATACCCTCCGTGGTTCAGTATTCAAAATGCTGGACAATGGGGCATTGAACAAGTAAAGGAAGTGCTCGCGTTTATGGAAGAGAATGTACAGCAAGACGATTACTCTACAACGTTTGAGGGATTCAAACCATATGAGATATTGAAAGTTAAACGTGATCTTGCTATAATGGAACAGGAATTGCCACCACAGCAAACACTAACAAACAAAGTGACATTCTACGAGTTCATAACTGAGTACGATAACAGGCGCAACACAGAATTTATGGAAGTGTTCCCTGAAATGCGTAAATATTACATCGAGTGCATGAAAGCATTCACTAAAGGATAACAATGGGTCGCAAAGCAAACGAGAGTCTAAAAGAGTTTAAGGTTAGGGTCATTGACCCTATTTCTGATTCGTACTGTTCAGCAAAATGGTATAACGCAACAATATGGTTGGGGCATGGACAGACGACAAGTTGTCACCACCCACCAGCCCACAAAATTGATCTGGACGAGATTAAAGACAACCCGTCTGCCATCCACAATACGCAACACAAGAAGAAAATGCGTAAGATGATGTTAGAAGGCACACGACCGCACGAATGCGAATACTGCTGGAAAGTGGAGGATATGGATCGTGATAATGTTAGCGACCGTGTATTTAAGACAGAGATTTACGAAGATGCAGACATTACCAAATCAACACAAATGCCGTGGGACGCGGATGTCGATCTCAAGACGTTGGAAATTAGCTTTGAGCGCACTTGCAATTTTTCTTGCTCTTATTGCAATCCTGCCTTTAGCACTGCTTGGGTACGCGACATTAAAAAGTTTGGTCCCTATCGTAACATCGTATCTGATGGACGAGGGCACTTCATTGATACAGCACCGTGGGCAGAAAACGCCGCCGAAAAAGACGACGACAATCCCTACATCCAAGCCTTCTGGAAATGGTGGAATAGCAGCCTGTCAGATAATCTTGAAGAGATTCGGATTACAGGAGGCGAACCCCTCATGGCTCCCTCTGTATGGAAGTTGTTTGACTGGTTTAAGGCAAACCCTGAAAAAGGAGCAAAAATGCGCTATGCAGTTAACTCCAATCTTGTTCCCAAGAAAGCGTTGTTGGACAAGCTCATTACAATGAGCCATTATGTTCCACAGTTTGACATTTATACAAGTAATGAAAGCATTGGTGCTCACAGCGAGTATATTCGCGATGGTATGGATTATCAGCAATGGTTAGCAAACATTGAGCGCATTATTGTTGAGGGTAACGTCCGTAGACTTCATTGTATGATGACTATCAATAGCCTTTGCCTCGCAAGCATCACTGAGTTTATGGACGACATGTTGGCTATTAAGCGTAAGCATGGAGCGCAATGGTGTGCAATGTCGCTTAATATTTTGCGATTCCCTAGCTTCCAAGCCTGCGCAATACTACCAGAAGAGATCAAACACAAGTACAAAGTGAAGTTAGAAGACTGGTACAACGTGCAGATTACTGCTGATGAAAAGGACCACACCGGGCAACAAATATTTAACGACTGGGAACGTGCTCAGACATTACGATTAGTTGACTACTTAGACGTAGTTAAAACTCCGCATAAGAACACGGCAGAGACTCCTAAGTTATACAACGACTTCAAGAACTTTTACTTACAATACGACGTTCGTCGCGGCAAAGACTTCCGTGCTACTTTCCCTAAAGAGTTCGTAGACTTCTTAGATAGTATTGATGTTGAAACACCAACTGCGACTGAGATTCTTACTCAAGTATACGCAAGTGAAACAGAGCGTACTCGCGCTGGCGACCCTGCAACTACTGAAGATTACGATACAGATAACGGCCACGGCTGGGATACTGCAAACGATACATTAGGAAAAAATGGCTAAGAAAAAAGCTGTAAAGCAATACAAGGTTATCCCAATTTGGGCAAACGGTCAATGCAGTCCGGACTCACCTAACAAGGTGTTCTGCACTGCACCATGGACACATACTTACATCAGTCCACAATCTGAACGTAGGCTTTGCTGTGCGTCACGTGAAGAGCATAGCTTCCAAAAGCAATACATTGACTCGTCAAACGATGCAAAGTATGGTGCAGTAACCGAGTCTAAGACAGCTTTATCTGATTACAATCCAGTGTCACTTAAAGAGCATTGGAATAGTGAGTACATGAAAGACATACGCAAAAAGCTAATGGCTGGTGAACGTATTCCACAATGCGATGTATGTAATGACGACATCCTTAGCATCAGCTCTTACAGGAAGTGGTTCACCGGCTTTTTGTTTAACAACAAAATACAGCAATGCTTTGACAGTACAGACGAAACTGGGCACACGACAATGGAGCCCATTAGCTTTGACTATCGCTACAGTAACCTGTGTAACTTTAAGTGTCGTATGTGTGGAGAACAACTTAGCTCAAGCTGGGAAGTAGAAAAGAAACAGCACAACTTATGGGACCCTAAGAACCAGCCGTTTATGATTCCTGAAGTAAAAACTGCAATGCAAACGTTTCAGCAAGAGGTAGTTGAGCCTGAGTTTAGGGATGCTATTAGCAGAGGTATAGTAGAGGAAATATATTGGGTAGGCGGTGAGCCTCTCATGTATGAAATGCACTGGTGGGCATTAGAGGAAATGGTGCGCAATGGGTCTGCTAAAAACTGCTACCTACGATACAACTCCAACCTAAGCAGAGTGAGTTATAAGGGCAAAAACTTGTATGACTATCTGCCTCACTTCAAAGACTGGATGATGTGCGCGAGCATGGACGGTGTGGGCGAGATAGCAGAGTTTATACGCACTGGGTTAAACTGGGCAACTTGGATAGACAACTTTACGCAAGGTACAACACTGCCTGGTGGCCACAGCAAAATGATTTTGGATTTGACCATCACTGGCCCTGGCATGTTTAGCCTCAAAGAGTTTTTTGATCTAAGCCAAGAGCTTGATGTGCGGATTGAGACGAAAATAATGTTCGCGTTCCATGCTGACATAATGTTTACGCCCATGGCATGGCCGCGGGCAATACTTGATGAAATGATTAACGACTTACTTGCGTACATGGAACCAAAAGCGTCACATAAACAAATGTCGCTAGTCAATACGCTCAAGTCAATGAAGACACGTCCAACACATGAAGAAGCATACCCGAATGAATACAAGCAAGGTGCTAAAAACGGTAAGGGTTGGCAGTCAAAACTTGCTGAGATACGAGAGGCATCGTGTACAATAGAAGATATTTACGCAGAGAACCCAAAACTGCTTGAATGGTGGAATAACATATGAGCACTTACTGTAGTTTACCGTGGATACACTTAGCAACGCACCCGCATGGTGGCGTCACGCTTTGCTGCGTGAGTGACTTTACTTATTCAAGGAACAGTGCTCGAAATTTTGTTGATGGTAATCCCAAAAATAGCCCCATACATCTTAACTTGAACGAGAATAAGGTAGTCGAGATTATGAATAGCGACTACTATAAACAAACACGCTTACAAATGCTGAATAATGAAACTCCTCGTGCATGTTTACGGTGCTATCGTGAGGAAGCAAATGGAGTAAGAAGTAAACGCATTGAGGAAAACGAAAAACTTGGGTTCACTGAAGATATGGCTCGTGCTATAACGCAAGCAGACGGCACAATACCAGTCAACTTAAAGTTTGTTGAACTACGCTTAGGTAATCTGTGTAATGTAAAATGCAGAACATGTAATCCAGCATCAAGTACACAGTGGGCTCCAGAGTATAAGAAACTACAGCAAGAACTGAAGTTTGTGACACAATACGATGCGAAAATCAACGCTTCTTGGACAGAAAGTGAAGCTTTCTGGGACGATTTATTAGAGCATAGCAAAGACGTTGAGTTACTGTATATCAACGGTGGCGAACCCACTCTTGTCGAAAAGCATTGGCATTATTTGGAACGCTTAATTGATAGGGGGTTGAACAAGCAGATTACACTGTGGTACAACATAAACATGACCAACTTGCCTGACAACTTGATTGAGTTATGGAGTTACTTTAAAACGGTACAGGTATCATGTAGCATTGACGACTTGGGTAACCGTAATGAATACATACGCAGTGGCACTAAGTGGGATGATGTTATTACTAACTTAGATAAGTTACAGTCAATACCGTGGATTAACACAAGCGTATGCCAAACTGTAAGTTGGATGAACGTGTATTATTTGCCAGAGTTTCATGAGTTTATGAAAGCTCGTGGGTTGCATGTACACATGAACTTCGTACACGATCCAGCATTTTTATCTGTGAGTGCACTGCCCGCAGCATTAACGGGAGAAATTTTATTGAAATGCAACGGGCTTGATGGCTGGAAAATAGATATGTTGATTAACATGTTTAACGGTAGCAAAGGAACCGATATACTAGAACAAGGCTTGCAGTTTAATACAGCATTAGACGCATCGCGTCATACATCGTTTGCGGAAACTTTTCCCGAGTTCGCGAGGTTATTACATGGCTAAAACATTATGCGCGGTTGGGGATAGTTTTATCTTTGGCGCTGAACTTGTACGCACACATTATCCTGACGAGTTTTCGCATCTTAAACACGACGAAATGACCACATTGGAATTTGATATTCCAGTTGATCAAGCAATGTTTCGCCGGTATTTTGAGTTACTTGATACCATGCGGTTTACGTCATTGATGGCTAAAGAGTTAGGGTATGATTATATAAACTTCGCGCAGTCAGGAGCGAGTCAAGAAGGAATTAAACTGCAAACATACTTGCTGATTGAATCACTAAAGAAGAAGAGCGTAGACCCAAAAGATACGGCGTGGATTGTTGGAGTAACAGTTCCATCACGAGTTATGCAATTATTAGAGCACAACGATGTGTGGATAAATATGCTGACAGATCGCAATGATGATTTAGAATTTGTGTTAAGCAGATTTACTTCGCGCTCAATTTTTCCCGGGAATGTAGAAAACAGTCAAAATGATTTTTCAAAGGAATTTGCTAGAGAATTCATTACACATTTTAATGTAACTAATTTTTTAATAAGTTGGGCAATGACATTAGTTGACACTGCAAATTTGTTAAAAGTAAATAATGTAGAAAAAGTAATATTTTTAAATTTGATACCTACAGTGCCGCACATTTTCCGAAAAATGCAAGTGCAAGCATCAACGAAACAATTAGTATATGATATTTTAAGATATGGAAATATATTACCTGACGTTGTTCCAGAAGATTTTGAAGACTTGGGAGATAACCTCGGAATATCACATCTACGATGTGCTGGTGGGCACTATAACAAGCATGGTCAGAAAACAATTGCAGATTATTTAATACAACGATTTTGATTAATGAAGAATTTTATCACAAAAACTATAGAATTGCAAATAGTATTAGAAACGGTAGACCCCACTGGTGAAGATTTTACTGAATTTCCGACAGATTTACTTTGGATTAATTACATAACTGAAAAAATTTTCATGTTAACGGAATCTAATCAATTTGTTGATATGGAAGTAGACATAGCAGAATTTCTAAAAAGTGTAGCTCATTTTCATTATAAACAAGTTATTATATGTTTTAATAAACACAACGTTATTAGATCTAAATCCTTAATAGCGCCTTCCGGTAACGTCACTGAAAGATGTTTGCATGCATCAAAATTACACAATGGTGGGGTGTTGGCCGCATTTCCCACCGGCATTATTACTGCTAATGGGTCCACTGGAGCAATGTTGATTTTGTTTCAACTTTTAGTTAGAACGCCGCCGGACTCGCATGATCAATTGATAGCAAATATTTTTAATAGCCAAAATATGATTAGGGGGATAAATTTTGGAAACACATGAAGATAACGTGCAACCAAATCGCATTTTACTAACTTTTGTTGGCCAATTAAGAGAATACAGAAACGCTGTACACTCGCATGCTGACTTTATTAAAAGCATAATACGGCAGCATAATATTGAAAGTGAGGGATTCCCCTTACCAAATTTAGAAATTTATATTTCAATTATTACTTGGGATAAATCTTACTCGATATTTCCGAAAAAAATTAATAGTTTTTTAGAAACTGGCATTACAAAAAAGTTATTGCTAACTATCATTGGGGACAAATTCACTGATTTAGTTGCAGGTATTAAAATAAATGTAGTGTCAACGGTTAACATCGTTAATCATTTCACAACAATGGGAGAACCACCTACCGTTGAAGAATTTTCATATGTTGCTTTTTTGCATGAAAAATCATTTGATTCAATGAGGCAATTTGAAAAGGAGGGCAATTTTAAATTCGATGTAATAATTTTAACCCGTCCTGACATGCTCCTTCAAATTAATAGTATGAGTGTACTTCACACAATTAACGGGGTATCACAGAATACCGTATACAGACAAGCTGCTACTACATATACACCAATGCAGGCATTTTGGAGTCAAGATGAACAAAAACAAGTAATTAAGTTTGAGCAATTCGTTGATCAATTTAATGTTTTTGGGAGAACTGCTTTTTATGCATATGGCCTAATGTTTAGATATATATGCGCTACTGGCGGCGGAATGCAGTTATTTACGCCATCGCTGCACTTGTGGGTTTTACAATATTTAGAACTTTTTAGAATATCTGTCGCTCCAATGCATTTTATGAATGTCACTGACATAATTATTCGCCCAACTCATATACTTGACGCACGAAAATTAAATTTCATTGATCTCAGTGACGACAACACGGTAGCACAATTGCAAGAATTAGAAGAGCAATGGCAAAAAGATGTCGATAATGTAGAAAATATGGTACTATGGATTAAAAAGTTTATATCATACGATATACCGTTTGAAATTAACTAATGAACATATCATACGCTTATCTTGAAACGACTTCTTACTGCAATGTAGACTGTAAGTTTTGCAACCGTAAAGAAGTAATCAACGGCTCTACGCACATGACAGTAGAGCAGTTTGATCTGCTGCTAAAGCAAATAGAGAAGCAGCCTATCACTGAAGCAAAACTGATGGGAATGGGCGAGCCATTCATGCACCCACATTTTAACACGATTACACGACGGTTCCGTGAAACATTTCCAAAAGCATTTGTAATATCTGCGACTAACTGTCAAGTGGCACTCACTACGAGGTTTATAGATGCAGTAAAGTATTTGGATATGTGCTACTTGAGCATTGACGGTGGCAAGGAAAACTACGAAGATATACGGTTTGGCTCAAGCTGGGATAAACTACACAAATTTTTACGGACATTAGCGTCAGTTAAACAAGAAGTTAATTGTGTGTTTCCTGTTAACTTTACTGTTACTCCGCAAAATGTGTTTGACATTGACATATTACTAGCAATAGTTGACATGTATTCTCTAGACGGGTTACGCATCAATTTTGTACAAAACTGGGACGAGGATAAATCAGTGACTGGCTTACTTAATGGGTTCACTGAAGAACAGTTAGATCACTTGAGACAATATAAGCAATATTTCAAAGGTAAAACACCGTGGAACTATAGTGATTGCTTTTGGGTAAAAAAAGGATTGTATGTCACAGTAGACGGTAATGTAAAGGTATGCTGCATGAACACATCAGCAAAACCTCTTGGTAACTTGTTCCAACAGCCGCTACAACTTATTCACTCGTCAGTTCCTATGCGTACCATTGCGTCGGGTTGCGCATCAAACCACCCCACTGAGCATTGTAAAAATTGTAGCTATAAAGAGCTGCCAAAATTCTTGTCACAAATATTATGAAGTACAATAAGCATTTAGACAAGGTAGTCCGTATGAATACGGTAAACACGATTGGTAATGCTACCATCGGTAAACGGTTACATGCATGTGAGCGAACTGTTCCGTTTGACGCTTTAGACTGGCATAAGTTTATGTGCACACTAACGCAAGAGGATTTCATAAATTATCCCAATGACTCCGTGCTAAAGCAAACATTAGCGGATAGACACAATGTAAAGCCTGAAAATATTATGCTGTTTTCAGGAGCAGACGGCGTGATTTTTTGTGCGTTTCAGTGCTTTACTAAACACAATACACAAGTAATCATGCCTGAGTATCACTTTCCAATGTACGATGTATACACAGCACAAAACGCATGCGAGCCGGTGCTGTTGAAATACGACGGGCTTACACTAACACACGACACTAACTTTCCCTGTACAAAGCCTAGCCTTGTAGTGATGACAAATCCAAACTCACCAGTTGGTGACTCACCGTCACTTGATTTGTTTGCAACTTTGGAACGTTACGAAGTACCTATAGTGGTTGACTCAGTATACTCAGACTTTGGTTGTACACCTCTTAACGTACACGACAAGTTAGACAAGAACTATATTTTTGCCTATAGTCTGAGCAAATCGTTTGGTGGTGCCGGAGCAAGAGTTGGCTACGCTATAGCGAAGAAAGAGATTATTCAAGTCATGGCTAAGATGCGGCCTATGTTCCCCATTACTGGCGCGAGTGTGAAATTTACGCAATGGGTATTACAAAACGCTGAACTTCATGACAACTATGTTGGTAACACAATAGCATACCGCAAAGAGATAGCACGGCATTATCCGTGGAACATTGGCGGCAACTGGGTGCATGTACCGCAGGATGATTACTTTGCAAAATTTACAGAAGCTGGGCTAACGTTTAAGCGCGATGTATTACTACCGCCAGTAAGCAGAAAGTTACTGATACGGATTTCTGCAACGTCAGACGTTATGCGGATTGTTAGCGAGAATTTTCTCAACGTCTAGCAAGTAGTCGTGGCACACGCCTGCACAGTTTAGTATAAGGTGCTGCTCTGTTTCTAACGATGGCATTACCACTATGCCATGCGGGTTAACACAGCCTTTATGGGACCATATCCAACCTTTGTTAGTAACTACGAACGGATCTTGCTCATGGGCAAACACATGACATTCAATGTGAGTTAACTCGCTTAACGCAGCATAGTTTTTAGCATGAAACCACGCATGGGGTGCTAAATAATGAAGATCAATATCGTGCACTGGAATATGCGGTTCATCATGACCTAAAAACCATTGGTTACCAACTAGCCATATATCTACTTCAACATCATACCCAGCCTCAACAGCATCAAATAAATATTTGAGTGTATTTTCCTTTTCTGGCTGTGGGCCGTTGATGTTGCCGCGGTGGGCAATTAAAATGGTCATTAGTTTATGCGCGATAAATATTATTTATCGTTTAACACATGTACTCATTAAGTCTAGTCCAGCCAAATTTCCAACAAGGGCCAAAAGAGCTAAATGCTCACTATCTTCCCTATAGTGCTGGCGTGTTGTGGGCTTATGCCAAGCAATCAGTAATTGTCAGTGAAAATTTTGAGTTAAAAACGTTGCAGTGGAAACGTGAAGATTTGGATATCGCGCTAGCAAACTTACTGGGCTCGGATATAGTTGGATTTAGCACGTATGTTTGGAACAGAAACTATAACTATGAATTAGCACGACGGTTGAAAGCAGCATCACCAAATACTGTAATAATGTTTGGTGGGCCAGAACCACCGATTACTGACTTAGCAATATTTGAGCGATTTCCGTTTATGGATATCGTAGTTAAAGGTGAGGGTGAGATAACGTTTCAACGTTTACTTGAGGCATACCTTACCAATACTATTATTACGGTGCCAGGGCTGCTGATCAACAATAATGGCACAGTGATAAACACTGGTGATGCAGAACGTATTGAAAATTTAGATGACTTACCAAGCCCGTATACAACAGGTATATTTGATAAAATTATTGCTGACAATCCAGACGTCGAATGGAACTCCACTCTTGAGACTAACCGTGGTTGCCCATATCAATGTACGTTTTGCGACTGGGGGAGTTTGACCTACAACAAAGTTAAGAAATTTGCGTTAGAACGAGTATACACTGAACTTGATTGGATGGCAGCACACAACTGCGGGCACATGAGCATTTGTGACGCAAACTTTGGCATGTTCGTAGAGCGTGATAATTTAATAGCAGACAAGATTATTGCATTGCAGACAGAGTACGGTTATCCATATACATTTAATGCAAGCTGGGCGAAGATGCAAAAGGCTGAAGTAATTAACATTGTCAAGAAACTATTTGACTCGCCTACCTTTAATCACGGGCTGACATTATCAGTGCAGAGTTTGAATGGCGATGTCTTAGATGCAATTAAGCGTAAGAATTTAGGCATGCATCAAATTAGTGAGGTATTTGCAATGGCTGAAAAGCAAGGTGTGCCTGTTAATACTGAGCTAATTTTGGGACTACCGGCAGAGACATTAGCGTCGTGGAAAAATAACTTATGGCAACTATTTGAAGCAGGCAACCACACTGGAATTGAAATATTCCAAGCACAGTTACTTGAGAATGCTGAAATGAATACAGGGCAACGTATATTACACAAGATTAAGTCCACCACAGTATACGATTATATGAGCGGCAGTTATAACGACGATGTGTTAGCAGAAGGAGTAGACGTTGTGGTCTCAACACGGGTAATGCCATTGGACGACATGTTAGATGCGCAATGCTTTAGCTGGTTTGTTAACACATTGCATATTAACGGTCTGACTACCTTTGCGTCAAGGTTTATGCGTAAGTTTTTGGATGTATCGTACGAAGATTTTTACACTGGGCTTTATGAATTTCTTATGCGTGATCCATGGTTTAAGCAAGAGCATGACGATACGAGGCAATACTATTCACGCTGGATGATTGATGGGAGAATCAATCACCCGTCAGTAGGTAATATTCCGATCCACGGGTGGAATTTAATACACCGTACTACCATTAATATTCACACGGAGGACAAATATGACCACATGTTTGATCTCATTGATGAATACTTAAAGCAGTTCCGACTAACGCCTGGACTATATCAGTCTGTATGCGTATTGCACCGTAACTACATTGTACAGCACAAGAAGCTTTCTGAATACCCAGTGGTTGCGAAAGTAGAGTACGATGTGTTAGGATACTTACAAGGAGAGTCATTAGTGCCACGTAAGCATTACACTTTTGACTTCACTGAGGCAAAAGACATGACTTTCGCTAAGTTTTTAGAGCTTATATACTTTAGCAGGCGCAGAAATTTTGGAAAAACAACAGTAGGAATAAAATGAAACCAATAGTATTTTTAGTAGACTCAATTAAAGCATTAGACGGTGAAATTTACATAAAAACTGCATATGAAACAATGACTGATATATTTCCGACAAGGATGAACCAGTCACGTGAATGGATGAATGCATTTTTGGGCAAATATATGCCAGGTGAAAATATTCATAGATCACCTATTATCCAATCTACCAATATTTCATATGAATTATTGGATGACGCAATAATTGCAAGTGATAAAATTTATATATATCTAATTCCATGTAAGTCTGAATTAGATGTAGGGTTAAATAGTTATCTATATCATTTGACAGAAAGTCAATTTTCAAAAATCGTTAACAATAATATTTCTATATTATATGATTATTCGTTAGAGGTTTACGAATTTCCTAGATTTGGGACGCAAGCGTTAGCTATGGTTTCAGACATGTTAACTTGTTTTAATCCAAATTATTCTGGACGTATATTAGTGTCCTCTGCAAATAAGAGTCATGATGGATGCCCACCGTTAGTGGTATCAGTTAATTTACCGTTGCGAGCAATACACGATCGCCGCTCATATTTGAAACAAACTAGTCATCGAGTTGATCTAGGCCAATATTTTGCACAACAAAAACAATATTTGTTCCTACATTTAAATATGCAACCGAGGAGGCATCGTATCTTTTTCCTACGTCGTCTAATAATTGCCGATTTAGTTAAACATGCTAGGGTTAGTTTTATGACAGATATATCAGGCATAGTGAATTTCACTGAAAATCAACGTGACACTAGATGTGCTATTTATGGATTTGACATGCTTGAAGGAAAGCAGCTACCAGCCAATGACGAAGATTACGCAGTTTTTCATGAAGTAGCAACAACAATTTTGCCTCCAAAGCGTATTGACGATGACATTTTATTCAGCAACGAAGATCAAAACTTTTTATACAATGATAAATGGATATATGACACTTGTTTTGATTTGATTTCTGAGACAGGTGGGTTTACTAATTTTCCCGGCTCGTCTCCGGTAATAAGTGAAAAAACATTCAAATCCATATTTTATAAACGTCCATTTATGCTCGTTGGCGATAAAGGAAATTTGCAAATGCTGCGTGATATGGGGTTTAAAACGTTCCCCACTTTATTTGACGAATCATACGACCTGTTCGATAACATGTTTGATCGACATCGTATTATAGTAGATAATATAAAGAGATATGCATATAATTATCAACTGTTTATGGATCAGGCAGCATTATGCCGTGATATATTAGAGCATAACTATACATTACTTATACAAAACACAGCACTCGATAGTAAAATAGTTGATTTAATAAATCAGGTATATCACAATGAATAATCGTATTGCAATAATACAAAATAGTTCGCCAGGTGCTGCCTACAAATCAATATCTGACGAATTATTACTTCTGCACAATTATGAAATACCAGTAATTGATTACAAGTATAAATTATTGACTAACTCATTTAAATTTATACTTTATGAACTTAACTATGATTATACTAGTGATATATTTATGGATTATTTAGACAGACAATTTATACCTATTGATGTAGAACAACGGATTCAGAATGGTACTGCTGGCGTACTTATAAGTTTACAAAAGGAAGCATATTTTTATATTTTACAAGATATACATAAATGGGCAGATAAAAGACTTTTCCCCACGCAATCCATATTTTATGTTACTGGAGCAGTAAATGCGACGGCTGTATATGACGCAATGTTTAGTAAAGGGTATTTTGGCGGGCGCGGGAAAATAAATATTTTACGATATCCGCAATGCGAAGTATACACTACTGAAATTAATTTCCCACATCCCTCAACTGAAGACCTTAAGAAAAAATTTTTGTGTTTAAACAGAGTGTCAAAACCACACAGAGCAGCAATGGTATCATTTTTGTGTAAGACTGGCATTTCTAATGAAAGTTATTATTCATATATAATGAAGTTAACTCCTGATCTTATTGCTGAAACTAGACAATGCACCAACGGAAGCATTACAGAGGATGACTTTGCTAGAGTTGGCTCACCAGTGTATCTTGACTATGTAGACGAGTCAGTATCAGTCAATGATACAAATCCTGTCATTGGCTCATCAATAGAACCATTTTTTAGATATAGTCTTTTCTCAATAGTCAACGAAACTATCCAAATGGATTATAACAGTCAATTTGAAGGTATTCCGTATGTATTTCCGACTGACAAAGTGTACAAGACATTTTATTTCTATCATTTATCTATTATTAATGGCGGTGCTGGTATTATTGCATATTTGCGTGATTCAGGATTTGATGTGTTTGATGATATTATAGACCATTCGTATGACTCAATTGTTTCTGGAAAAGATAGGCTTACAGCAGTGTTTGCTGAAATTTTACGCATCAATGCCAAGTACACTATCGAAGCATGCACATCATTACGAGATGAGTTAATGCCACGGTTAATAAAAAATAGAGATATGCTAATTCAAAGAAAAGGAAAATGTGTAAACTTCATCATTGATGAGTTTGAATCTGTGCTATCAAAATTAAACGTAACACTTGAATAATTAGGCAAGGAAAAGCGGAGCAACAGCCCCGCTTTTCAAGTTTAATCACTGAGTTAGTCAACCTTCAAAATACTGTGCAGCCGCATAGTGTTCCAAACACGAACCCCAGTATTTGCATCAATCTTAGAGTCCTCAAAATTTGAACCTTCAAGCAACACAAAACCATATTTGTTAGGCCCGTATTTAATACGCATTGCCATTACTCTGCTGGTAGTATCGGTGCCAGTCAATGCGGCAAGTGTTGCTCCTGTTTGCGTTACGCCACCAATGACTAACGGTTTAATCCCAAAACTGGTTCCACCATTGTTATATAACCGTGTAGCGTAGCCATTTGCGATATTATCAATAGTGGCGACCTGACGCAGTTCAATGTCGGCCCATCCGTCGTTGTTAACGTCTATTGCTCGACTAGGGGTCGGAAATGTTAGCTCATTTCCACCTAAGTTGATCGTCACATCCGCTGGATTGATCATGTTGATCATTTCAGTGACATTTAACACCGCAGTGTCTGCGTTACCTGTGCTGGTGTAGATTTTAGGAGAGCAAAGAATTGCAGTGCTGGGAGTATTAGCAGTCGTTGGTTCCCAGTTTATAAATACCTCTTCTCGCCCAGCAACATTGCTTACCTGCATTGGCACGATCGAATTGATACCACAAGCATTGCCTCGTGTTTTTTCTTCTACAATCATTGCGGTACGAACATAATTTCCGTTTGCATCTTGCTCGAAAAACCTAATGCTGTCAGTGCCAGTTGTAAACCGTATCGCACCAGGTTCGTCAGTGCCCCAGTCCCAACCATAACTGCCTGTAACAATTACGGGTTTGCTGTTTGCACGTAGTTTGATCAAATTTGAAGTGCCAACGCCTTGTGCCACTCCATTTGTTGCTGCCCACCGTGTGCCAGTTTTTAGTGGATCTGCAATATAGCGAATTTCTAACGGTAACTTGTCTGTTTGCTCTGTGAAGTTTGCATGCCCGTCGTTCTTAAACAAACGCAGTGAACCATCTTGATTTACAAGTATGTCATTAATACCGTCACCATTCAATGAGCTAATAACTACATTCCCATTGGGAATGTTTACTGTCGCAAATTTCGAGCTTGCGTTAATATATTTGCCGTCTGGTTGGCTTTCCAAATACACTATATTTCCGCCGTAGCAGAGTTCATGATTAGTGTCTGCTGAAGAACCACAAGAACCTAACTCAATGCCTTCTGCAATTAAAATGTCAGGTCTGCCATCACCATTTAAGTCGCTTGTCCTTACTAAGGATGCGCCCATTCTCGGGGCTCCACCTACGATTAGTTTGTTAGCACCGTCAACGTCCCAAGTACCGTCACCATTGTTCAACCAAATTTCCAGCGGTTGCTTTGGCATATATTGAGGTGCAAATGTTGGCACGTAAATAACGTCTTCGCGCCCAATGCCACGCAAATCAGCAACTTCCCACGTTCCTAAATTGTGCGTAGACTTGTAGTCGCCAGCAGATAAGGAGTGGCCATTTAGCGTTGGCTGCGGAATTGGTGGTGTCGCCGCATAGGTGTAGGTGTGGTTGATTACTACAGCAGGGGCAACTACTGGTGCGGTCACCACCGGCGAAGAATTTGTGCCCACTGTGGCAATAGCAGCAGCACTCGGCGCACTGCCTCCACCACCCCCGCCACATGCTGTTAAAACAGCAATTGAAACGCCAGTTAACAGTAAACGCACCTTCATGGTAAATCACCCTTTCTTGTTACAATGCCGGTAGTTTAACATGAATTTAATCAAAAGTCAACAAATGGTTTGTTGCTTTTTTACAACACTGTTAAATAAATCTTGACAGCAGATACAGAATAAATAATATACATACTTATTTAGGAGAGCACATGAAAGTAGGGTTTATTGGTATTGGCAAGTTGGGTTTGGTCGCTGCTGAAGTTATGGCAGACGCAGGTTACGATGTTGCGGGCTACGATGTTAACACGGTCGAAAGCAACAAGATCACCGTTATGTCTACGATACAAGACGCAGTAATGGGTCGTGAGCTAATTTTCATCGCTGTTCCTACACCACATGTAACAGAATACGGCGGACACATTCCCTGTATGGAACTTGAGCCAAAAGACTTCAACTACGACATTGTCAAGAGCGTGCTTGACGACGTTAACAAATACGTAACACAAAATCAACTTGTCGTTCTTATCTCCACTGTGCTACCAGGCACCACACGCCGCGAACTTCGCCCGTTGATCACTAACGCACGTTTCATTTACAACCCATACCTGATTGCCATGGGCAGTGTGGCATGGGATATGGTTAACCCTGAAATGGTAATCATTGGGACTGAGGACGGCGACGTTACACATGACGCAAAAATACTGACAGACTTTTACAAGACATTTATGGTTAACGATCCACGCTACGAAGTTGGCACATGGGACGAAGCTGAAGGCATTAAGATCTTCTATAACACATTTATCAGCACTAAGATTGGTATTGTAAACATGATCCAAGACGTAGCAGAGAAGAACGGCAACATGAACGTTGACGTTGTTACAAACGCACTAGCACGTTCTACACACCGTATTACTGGCCCAGCATACCTGAAAGCAGGATTGGGTGACGCAGGTGGATGCCACCCACGTGACAACATTGCGTTACGCTGGATGGCAGAAAAACTTGACCTAGGCTACGACATGTTTGAAATGGTTATGCGAGCTCGTGAAGTGCAAGCAGAGAACATGGCTAACAAATTAATTAAATTAGCTAAACAACATAACCTTCCAGTATGGATTCACGGCAAGGCGTTCAAACCAAATGTTACTTACATTGATGGTAGCTATAGTTTGCTGGTTGGACATTATGTTGAGCAAGCAGGCATTGAACTCGATTACATTGACCCATTGACGGACGATATTCATTCCTCGGTTAAAGGTGTTATTTTAATGGCGCACCATGCACCTACTACTTACGGTAATACTACGATGAAGCAAGCTGATCATCAAGACTTTTATTGCACATTTGAGGCCGGTAGTATCATTGTTGATCCATGGCGATACTTAGACCACGACGTGGTTGAGTCATGGGGTTGCACATTGGTGCATTATGGTAATACTCGACCAGTCTAAGGTGAGTACATGGAATTTGCTGAATTAAATTTTGATCCTAAACTTACTAACGGAGACCGATCAGCACACGAAATTGTTAATAAGTCTAAGACGTTATTTTGCAATGATTCACCATTGGTAATTTGTGCTGGGGATAGCTTTTCACATGGTCATGGCACTGCCGATTATACCTTAGTAGGATATCCTGGCGATCTTACAACAAGAGAAAATGTTCTATTAGATACTAACACTCGAGTCTCGACGTTGTTTAAGTTCAAAAATTCGAATGAATCTAGAGAACAACATTTAACTCTATGGGAGTTAGAACGAAGATTGTCATGGCCCGGGCAGCTTCAAATTCTTAGACCAGAGTTACAGGTGTTGAACCTGTCTATTCCTGGTGGAAGTGTTGAACGTGCAGCCCGTGTATTAGTCGAGTGGAGCCTTACAGTTAAAAACTTAGCACCTAATAAAAAAATAACAGTAATACTTGGGAACTCATATCATCATAGACACGAGCTATTGTCTTGTCAAGGATACGCAATGGCTAACCCTGGACAACGGTCCGCAGAACTGTCGAACTCTGAAAAAATACTGCATGATTTAATTATGTTACATTGGGGTGAGAAAGAAAACAATCACTATTATTTCAAAGAAATCTCCTGGGTATATGGAATAGCTAAATTAAACAATTTTACTCCATTGATGGTGACATTTGGGAGTGAGGAACAAATAGAAGTCGACGACACATACACACGGTATACAGACATGTTGACGGGATTTTGGCCAGGTATTATGATGGTAGCTGACGGAGAATATGGCCCAACAGTAAAGACCCATTCTTATGATGGCCATTTTACACCAATGGTATATAAAAACGTTGCTAAGAAAATATCATGTCTAATATAAAGCACGTCATCTTCGACATTGACGGGGTATTGGTTGATAGTAAAGAAGCCAATCATATTTCCATGGAAGTAACTATGAAAAAGTTTGGATTTGCTCCAGTGACTGACATTTTCATTGACGCTCCTATTCCAACTACCGCAAAGTTAAAATTTCTAGAAGAGTCTCAAGGTATTACGCTTACTCCAGAACAACGAGTAAAGTTCCTAAGGTGGAAGTTTAACATGCTCAAGTATTACCGGGAATTTATTGAATATAATGAACACACAATACCAGTTATTACGAAATTGCTTGAGAGAGGCATTACCGTATCGTATGTGTCTAATGCCAGAGTGGATTACATATTAATGATACTAGACCATTTCAACTTAGGTCACACTGGACAACTGGTGATTGGTAATGATTCTGGGCTTAAAAATAAACCAAGCACTGAAGCATTTGAATATATCGCCGCAATGGTCAACTTGCCACGTAACGAAATATTGGTAGTAGACGATTTTCATCCTACACTAAATGCTGCGGCAGTAGCTGGATTTGAAACGTATAACGTCACTCAATTAAATAACTTAAAATATCTATCATTATGAAAATTATTATTCCAATGGCTGGACTGGGGAGTAGGTTTACTACTGTGGGTTACGACTTACCCAAACCGTTAATCCCATTCTTAGATAAGCCAATGATTCAACATGTGGTTGAGCATTTAGGATTACTTAATTTGCATCATGTATTCTTATGCCAACGCGAGCACATTGAAAAATATAAGTTAAAGAAAGTATTTGCTAAGTTTGTTAAAAACTTCTCCATTGTCGCAATTGACGGATTGACAGATGGTGCCGCGACTACAGTGAGCAAAGCTGTTGAGGAAGTAAGTGTCGACGATGAAGTAATAATTGTGAATAGTGACCAACTATTACATTGGGACAGAGACGTTGAGTCATTGACTGCAAACGGTACTATATTCTGCTTTCCAGGTTATGGCGACAAGTGGTCATATTGCACCACAGGCGCAAACGGCAACGTAACTAAGGTTGCTGAAAAAGTACAGATATCTAATTGTGCCACTGCTGGCATGTACTACTGGAAACAGTTTGGTGATTACTTAGCAGCATACGAGAAGATGGTAACTGCGAACGATAGAACTAACAATGAGTTTTATGTTGCACCTGTGTACAATTATGCACTGGATTTGGGAATTAAGATTAAATATGTAGACAAAGTAGAACAGGTAGGAACACCCGAAGAGTTAGCAGAATATTTACAAGGAAAACAACATGGGCTGGATTAAACGACTGATCAACAAGATTAAACTTGAGATAGCATATCGCAAGAAGTTGAAGAAACTTCGCAAAATGGACCCGTTTATCTATAAATGAAAGTCCTTGGTATTAGTGCTGGCTTTCACGACGCTGCGGTAAGCGTTGTGGATAGTAAAGGCAATATTTTATTTGCCGGACACTCTGAGCGATACAGCAAAAAGAAACACGACGAGCACCTTTGTCTTGAGCTCATGCAAGAGGCATTGTCGCATGGACCGCCAAGCATTGTATCGTATTACGAGCGTCCGTGGCTGAAAAAGACGCGGCAGTTATATGCTGGGCAATACGCTGATGCGTTTGATTTTAGCGACATAACGATTAAAAAATATCTCGCTAACCATTGCCCAGAGGTAATGTTCAAACCGCTCACACAGTTTGTTCACCAGCCGCATCATCTATCTCACGCAGCCGCATCCTTCCAAACTAGCCCCTTCCAACGGGCAACAGTAGTGGTGATTGACGCGATTGGGGAATGGGACACAATAAGCATTTATGGCGCAGAGTATGATCGCTGGGGCAAGGCACAATATGTTAGACTATGGGGACAACGCTACCCTCACAGCATTGGACTATTTTACAGTGCTATGACAAAACGTGTTGGCCTCCGCCCGCTTGATGAAGAATACATTCTCATGGGCATGGCCGGCTACGGCTCGTCACACTACACAAGCAGGATAAAGCACGAGCTAGTCTCTGATGCTAGCACAGCAACCATGCGGTTGAATATGCATTGCGGCGTTGACGAAGATTATTTAGACTCAACACAAGAGACAGAAGAGCAAAATAACTTTGACATAGCAGCATCAACACAGTTTGTCACTGAGCAGTTAGTAAACGAGATTATGCTTAAAGCAGCTCAGTTTCGCTGGAGCCGTGATTTAGTGTATACTGGTGGTGTAGCGTTAAACTGCTCTGCTAATAGGTACCTTGGTAACTGGTTTGACAATATTTGGGTCATGCCTAATCCCGGCGATGCTGGCAGCTCACTTGGTGCCGCAGCGTTAGCGTATAAAAAGCGATTAAACTGGGTAAGTCCTTACTTAGGAACCGACATACCAGGTAAGTACCCAGTGGCGCAACTGATTGAAAAGTTGTTCACTGATAAGATAGTTGGGGTAGCCAGTGGCAGGGCAGAGTTTGGGCCACGTGCATTAGGCAATAGAAGTTTACTTGCTGACCCGCGTGGTGGTGAGATTAAAGACAAAGTAAATGCAATAAAGCGCAGGCAAAAGTTCAGGCCGTTTGCACCGGTTATCTTAGAAGAGTACGCACATCTGTATTTCGCAATGCCTAAGGGCTGGGATGAAAGTCCTTACATGCAAGTAACAGCAACTTGTTTAAAACCTGACAAATTCCCTGCTATTATACATGTTGATGGAACATCACGTGTACAAACAGTGTCGCGAGCATGCACATCTGGCATACGTCAGTTATTGGAAGTATGGCATAAACGAACCGGCTGCCCTATGTTGTTAAATACCTCGTTGAACATACGAGGTGAACCAATGGTAAACGATAGGGCTGATGCCGACAGATTTCAAGAACTATACGGCATTACGGTGCTAAGTTAAAGCATTGCTTTAGCGTCATCCACAGGTACAGTTAGCATTGGGAAGAACTTGATCCCTGTTGCTTTCTGTACTGCATTTACTGTAGTAATATATTTAGGAATGTCTTTGTCTGTAAATGGAACATTAGGAACTAAAAATGATATTGCTAGTTTGCGTGATGGAATGTACACAATCTTGTAGATGTGTGTAGGTATCATAACTCTGGTTTTTCCAATGGTAACGCACGTAATACATTGATACACAGGTCCAGTAATAACATACACATTGTTATTTTTCATTGCTAACCCACGCACATAATACTCTAAGTGATTCCATCCATCTCGATTGTTCATTGGAATTTGAGGAACCATGTTGGATAAGTAAAAACTTTCTAACATTGCTTCAGCATCTTTGTGCATGTCACCAACCGGAGACATATGACCTTGATCGTAGCCTGAACCAGCGTAGTCTGACGGACGCGCAGCTTCCGTTATTGGTAAGTCTGGGTCAGCTTTAAACGCATTCACACGATCTGCCCCAGTACCTTGCTCTGTACCAATCAAGTGCTCTGCCGACCAAAACGCAGTATGGCGTGATGGAGAGTGTTCAAGCACGTACATTTTTCGGCAAAGACGGGTGGCTTTCTCAACGGTTTTAACTACGGGCTTGCCAAAAGGAGTCATACTGTCGCAAGAATCGGCAACTTGGGCGTTGGCTGAGACAAGAAAAACGGTAAGAATAAGGTAGATTAATTTCATATGATGCAGTACAATTAATAAGTATTTATGCTACCTATGTTTGATCTGTTCTACACTAGTGCCCACGCACCCAACCTATTCCCATACGAAAAGCCAGCAGTTGATCTTGCTGATGCTAAGAAACAAGCACGAACTGAGTTCTTTTGGTTTGTAGACGGTAGTAAAGATATGCGTGATTTTGATTTTGGGGTTATACCACCCCCATGGGAATATCATCACACACATATACATTTATTATATTCACAGTTTGGCGAGAATTTCAGCGCCGTATTTGCACCCAAAGAAGATTTAGAGTTAGTTGAGCATTATTACGATAGAAAGTATTTACGCCGTTATGCTGACTCAACTAACTGGAAGATATTAAAAACAAATGTAGAATGGAACATTGATCCTAACTGGTGTCCAAATCCCTTTGAACCTCCATATATCTACGTCTTTGGCAACCCGTGGTACAGTGCTGTTGAAATGCCTACGGCTGAGTATCATGTACCTGGCGCTACTGAGAGAAAGTATTGCGATGAACAAGTGCTAACAGTTCAGCCAAACAAAGCACATTGGAAAATACTAAAAGAAGCAAACTGGGTTGTTGATTATCAGTGGGCACCTAATCCCTTTGAACCTCCATATATCTACGTCTTTGGCAACCCGTGGTACAGTGCTGTTGAAATGCCTACGGCTGAGTATCATGTACCTGGCGCTACTGAGAGAAAGTATTGCGACGAAAAAGCGTTAACGTGCGCAGTAGACCCGTCGCTGTGGAAATACCTTAAGCCTGAAGCAATATGGAAACCAGATCCCAACTGGGCACCTAATCCCTTTGAACCGCCATACATCTACGTTTTTGGTAACCCATGGTACTCATCTGTTGAAATGCCTACTGCTGAGTATCACGTACCTGGCGCTACTGAGAGAAAGTATGTCACTGACGCAATAGTTACAGTTGAGCATAAGCCAGAGCCTACACGTTGGAAAACATTGCGTAAAGAAGCAGAGTGGGATATTGATTTCACATGGGCACCTAATCCCTTTGAACCACCGTATATCTACGTCTTTGGCAACCCATGGTACAGTGCCATTGAAATGCCAACTGTTGAATATTTTGAACCTGGTGCAACTGAGTACAAATATTGCGACGAGAAAATAGTAACAGTTAAAAAGAATAGCAAATACTGGAAGTTACTAGTTGAGAATGTGGATATTACCACGTTAGCAGCATGGGTGCCTAATCCCTTTGAGCCAGCATACATCTACGTGTTTGGTAATCAATGGTATGGCGCCGCCGACATGCCAACAGTTGAGTATAGGATGCCCGGTGGAACAGAAAAAAAGTATGTTACGGATTTTGCAGCAACGCTGACACCAACAAGATTAAACTGGACTGTACCTGAAGAAGTAAACAGCGGGCTAATAGATTTTAGCTGGTTACCGCATCCCAAAGAAGCGCCATATGTTTACCACTTTAGCTCAGAGTATCAAATGTCTATCGGCTTGCTATACACAGTGCCAGGCGCAACGGAGTTAAAGTTTGAAACTGAAGTACCCATATTAAAGCGTAAAATAGGTGCTAGGTTAAACGCTGGCGACAACACAGGAAATATTGATAAGTCTATCGTGCGGGCCGTAAGCATGTTCTTTGTTGACATGAATAACAAAACATCAGCAACGAGATTTGATGCACTTAAATTAAGGTACCCTGACATACAGAAGATACGCTACATGAATGGGTGGTTGGAAACTATAAAGCGATGTGTAGTAAGATCAGAAACACAGAAGTTTTGGGTTATTAGTTCTGAGAACGTATACGATAACTTTAGCTTTGAGTGGCATGCGCAACCATGGCAAAACTTTATGACTCATGTGTTTGCGTCACAGTGGCAAAAGTGGAGTGACACATTCTTGATTAACAAGAACGAGTTTACACGGCATGCTAAGTGGGCTAAAACTTTGGAAGAGTTTCCAAACTTGAACTTTGTAAAAGACCAGCCAGTATACAGGCCAGACGACGTTTACGACATTTACTTCGTTGATCACTTGAACAACGGATCTACGGCTGTTCTTGATAAAATGAAGAAGCGTTATCCTGATGTAAAAGTTGCCCGCTTTGCTGACAGTTACTTAGCAACGCTACGCAGGTTGATAGCAACTGCGACCACTGACTACATTTGGGTCACTAACTCAATATGCGATTACAGTAAGTTTGACTTTACGTGGCAACCAGAACCATGGCAAGCAAAAATGCTGCACGTATTTTCATCAGATGATCAAAAGTTCGGCGACACATTTTACATTCATGTGCCTACGTTTAAAGAGCAGATGGATACAATCGAATTACTGGACTGGTTTACTACTGTTAACTATTGTACTGATCAAATAGTGCCACGGTTGCCAATGGACGAGGTGGTTTACGCATCAGACAGTTTGGTTGATGCAGTAAAAGCACACGACTTTAACGGGCCATTCACGATATTTAGGCATCACAGTATAGCAAATACAGCAAAGTTTTCACCTTCAGTTTGGCGTAAAAAAGACAGGGTTCTACACACTTTTTCACAGAGCGGCAGCGTAACAGTAGTGCCACGTGACGCAAAGCAGTTTATCGACACGCAAATGTACGATTATCCGTACATTTTGCCACACAAAGAGCAGTTTATACGCGATTCCGCGCTAGATATCGTGTATATTTCTAACGGGGAGCCTGACGCTGAACGCTGGTACAATCATTTGGTAAAATGTGTTGCGAAAGACAGAAAAATACATTGGGTAAAGGACGTTAACGGGCGAGCGGCAGCGTATAAAGCAGCGGCAACAGTGAGCACCACACCTTGGTTTTATGCTGTATTTGCTAAGTTAGAAGTCAATCCAGAGTTTAATTGGGATTGGCAACCAGACTATCTTCAAGAGCCAAAACACTATATCTTCCACGCACACAATCCAGTAAACGGTTTAGAGTATGGGCACATGGCTGTGTTAGCATACAATAAGGCACTGACGCTTGCTACTGTCGAGTATGGGTTAGATTTTACACTGAGTCAAAAGCACGAGGTAGTGCCGCTATTATCAGCAACAGCACATTACAACGTGTCACCTATCATTACGTGGCGCACGGCATTCCGTGAATGCATTAAACTGTGTGACACAACTGATGACGTTTCAGCACAACGCTTACTAACATGGTGCACGATTGCTGAAGGTAAGAACGCAAAGTGGAGTATTAGCGGTGCAAACGATGCGAGAGAATACTACGACTCAGTTAACGGCAATATGGAAAAACTGATGCTGTCGTTCGAGTGGGACTGGCTGAATGCGTTATTTGTTGAGAAATACGGAGCGTATTGATGCTGCTACATGCTCAACATCTACGTCGGTTAACTCGGGATAGATAGGTAAACTTAGCGCAGTATTGGATATTGCATCTGCGGCAGGGAATGGTATGTTACCATCATAGCGGAATACAGGCATGTCAGGCATCAATGTTTTATAGTGAACTTTTGTCTCGACTCCATACGTTAATAATTTGCTGGCTAGGTCATCGCGATTATCAACTGTAGTAATAACATACTTGTGCCACGACGGTATTACATCAAACGAGTACTCTGGCACAGAAACAATGTCGCTTAGGTTGTCTGCATAGTACGCAGCAATTTTAGCTCTACGTGCCTGCCACTGATCAAAATATTTCAACTTAACTAACATTTGTGCACAGTCAGCCTCGCTCATTTTGGAGTTTGTGCCCACCATCCAGTGACTAGATTGTTTGCCGTTGTCTTTAAAACTTTTTACATACGCGGCAACGTCATCATTATCTGTTAGCACCATTCCGCCACTACCATAGTTAGGTAAATTTTTAGTGGGATCAAAAGATAAACAACTAATGTCTCCTAGCTTGCCACTAGGCTTACCTTTATAGTAGGCACCAAAACTTTGAGCAGCATCTTCGATAATAGGGATACTATCATTGAAAAAGTCGCTTACTAATTTTAGCTTATCGTAGTCAATGACATTACCAAATAAGTTAACATACAAAATAATACCAATATGCGATCCATCAAGTTTACTTATATCTAGGATACCGTCTGTGTCAGTGTCAATAAATTGAATATTACGCCCTGCTAATACGCTGGCGTTAGCGGTGGCTGCAAAACTTAATGCAGGTACTGCAACCTTTTTACTAGTGTCGTGGCCAGCATACGCCATCATTGACACTAACAACGCCTGTGAGCAACTGCTAACAGATATTGCATACGTGCGATCTGTACGTGTGGCAATCGCTTGCTCAAACTTAGCAGTGTACTCACCATCTAGTACTCGACCACTTGAGTACACTAAATCAGCAGCATGCAGCAACTCTTCTTTAAGTGAAGCGTACTGCCTGCCTAATCCGTTAAATGGTACTTTGTATCCACTCATAGTATTTTTCTAGCCCGTGTCCTAGCGACCACTGTGGGGCATACCCCAGTTTACTAGACGCATTGCCGATTGATAACGCACCTCTGCTTGGGAAAGATTCGTCTTTGTCTGCTACGATGATTTTAGATGATGAGTTGGCTATATTGACACACATTTTTGCAGCCGTAAGTAACATCAACCCAACTCCGCGTGTAATGTTAAACACATTGCCAGGTGCATTTTTATGCGTAGCTGTTAACGCAATGCCCGCCGCAACGTCGTCAACGTAACTAAAGTCCAGTACCTCGTTTACTCCCTTGACAACAATATCTTCACCACGTAGTGCATTCATCAAAAACTTACTTAACACGCGATCTTCTACATCACGAGGGCCATACACTGCACTGGGACGTACAATGACATATTCAATATTATTCGTCGTGCAATAATCTCGCACCAACAATTCACCAGCATACTTCAATATAGCATAAGTGCCTTTAGGATTACATACAGCATCTTCTGTTACTCCAGTGTCGAAGTCGCCATACACCATTGAACTGCTAATGTAAACAAAACGTTTAACATGGTGCATTTTACTAAGCATCAATAACGACATCAATGCAGAGCTCATCACATCCGAGCCTTCAACTGGTTTTGCGTTAACCACTTTGGCTCGTGGAAACGCTGCCATGTGGACAATAACCTCAGGCTCTGCCACTAGCATTGCCGCTTCAAGGTGGCGCAAATCTCGTATGTCGCTTGTAATCCATGGTCCTTTAGTAAATTGCCTACGCTCAGAATGCAGACGCTTTACTTCAGCAGAATCTAAGATACCATACGTGGTATGGTTATCGTATGTAGTGACACGGTGATTATCTTTTTCTAACGTGTGTACTACATTATGGCCAATAAAGCCTTCCCCGCCAGTAACCAAAATGTTCATTTAAAACCTTAATGCATATTCAGTCATCTGAATATCATCCATTGTAGCGTATAGTACAACTTTATGCAATTGTTCCGAGTTTTTAGTTAACACTAGTTCAGTCATTTTAATGCCACGCTCATTACACCATTTTCCAATTGGGTGTGCGTCACTAGCCAGGTAACGCAGCTCTTCGTGGGCATCATCGAGAGTATTGCCCACAAACAATCTAAAGAACTCGATGTCGATTTCTTTGATGACAACGTCGTGCATGTTCACTACCGCTGTAAATTTATCAAGTACGTCTAAAACTGAGCTCATGCAATCTTCCTAATAGATACTCCAGCAAGTTTTCCACGACGCGGAATCTTGCCCGATGCGATTCGTTTAATCGTAGCATGAACATTCGCGATACTAACATCAAATTCTTGAGCGATTGCCTTTAGCCCTGCTACCTGTTTAATTGCGCCTGTGGGGTATGTTACTTCATATTGAATAGTGTAAGGTAGAAGAGTTGGGTCAATTCCCCTAATCCAACTATTCTCGATGTTTATCTTTCGTAAATGCTCTTTCGTTTCTTCAGTATGATGTTGGTTATAGAATGGGTTATTCTTTCCGACACGTTGACGACAGTTGCCGCAGCAATTAGCAGTTGAACTAATTTTCTTAGCACCACATTGTGGACATAATTTGAAACATACTCCGCCATTCTTCCAGTTGTAATTTTCTGCTCCGCCCCTGCTCCATCGCAATTTCCTTTCCTCGTCTGTCATAGCTGCAATGGTATCTTTGTGCGACTCAATGATTCTAGCTCTAATCTCATCTTTCTCTGGGTGATTACTTAAACAGTCGCCTCCGTTAGCTGGAGCCATATTGTAACCGCCGACATTGTGATCAAGATATGTTTGTTCATACGCTAACAACTCAACTTGAGAATCAAACTCAGTTTCTTCAATTAGTGCAAAAGTAAATGCTAGTTCGCCGTACTTGTCGAAAGCCCGCTGAAGTTGTATGTTGTGATGCATCTGTTTCGTCAGCTCTTTCTTATGCTGTTTCAATCGTTTTTGCACGTTGATTGAACTCCCATAATATTTGCGCCCCGATTTAATGTGCTCTATACAGTATATGCCTTGCATAACGCTTTCCTCCTAGCAGTACCTCTTACTGTATTTATACCGAAAAAGGAATTTGTATAGGTTCGTGGTGTTGATAGTTAATCAACTTACAATCATCCATCTTAAATGAATCGATGTTCTTTATATTTGGATTTAACCATAAAGTTGGCAATGGTAGTGGTTGTCGTGCAAGTTGTTCTTTAACAGCATCAATTTGATTTAAGTATATGTGAGCATCACCTACGGTATGAATAAATTCGCCTACTCCTAAACCGCAAACTTGTGCGATCATATGTGTAAGCAGAGAATAACTAGCAATATTAAATGGGACGCCAAGAGGCATGTCCGCAGAACGTTGATACATTTGGCAGCTCAACTCGTTTTTACTGTTGACGTAAAATTGCGCCATTACGTGGCATGGTGGCAACGCCATCTGGTCTAACTCAGCTGGATTCCAAGCTGAGATAATGTGGCGGCGGCCAAAAGGATCTTTCTTGATACTGTCAATCAAATTCTTAATCTGGTCAATTTCAACATATTCCCACACACTGGATGAAATGTATTGCTTTTGGCGTGTTAGCCAATGCCTCCATTGCACACCGTAAATACGGCCAGCATCACCTTTGTATCTTGCTTTTGGCTTCCAATAAGGTGCGTTAGCGTTATCAGTCCAAATAGTTTTCTTTTCTTCGTCGCGAGTACCATGCAACATTTCACATAGTTCTCGCTCATCACTTGATCCTTTTAAGAACCACCTTAACTCTGATACTACTGCTTTCCATGCAAGCTTCTTGGTAGTTATTGCAGGGAAGCCTTTGCGTAAATCATACCGTTGCTGCATTCCAAATACACCTATTGTATCTATCCCTGTTCTATTTTTTCTGATTTCACCGTTGTCTAGTATATATCTTAATGCATCTAAATAGTTCTTCATTTCTTTCCTTTACAGTTATCAAAGTGGTATCGTGTTAAATTCGAGACACCACCAGTTTTTCCACAATGTGGGCATGTAACTACTAATTGTGGCCCTTTTGGTATCCGCAGCTTTTGTATTCTTTCATTGCTTAGTTTAACTCCTGTGAATATTTTTCGCAAGTGATCTTTTTGCAACTCAGTTAATTTACGCCCTTTATTTGGGTGAATGCTTTTACCAGCAGTTCCGGTCCATGGGTTATTTTGGCTTATTTTTTCCTTAGATTCATCACTATGATGTTTCCCAAACATGCCATTGGCATCTCCAACTAATCCTGGACCACCTTTATTTTTTTCTGATATTTTCTTTTTTGTGGCGTCTGAATGGTGTTTGCCAAACATTGCATTTTTTGTTCCGACCCGTGCACTCTTCTGTTTTCGTTCATCAGTTAGTTTCCTTCCATACATATGATTTCCTGCTCCTTGCATTGAGACTGATAATTTTCTTTTAACCCATCCATACGCTTTATTTCTGCGTGATTTTGGAAGGCCAACAGTCATCATATGTGCAGCAAACCATAATTTTTTATTTTCTGGATATATTTTAGCTAATAGATGGTGAGCGGTATAATGTTCTTCAGGGGTTAGCCTTACGAGGTTAGTCGACGCGTCATCACCGCCAAGACATTTTGGCAGTATATGGTGTGTTTCAAACGGAGGATGAAGATCTCGGTGTTGACCTCGATTGACAAGTTTGGTATAAATGTTAGTATAGTCCATACTTTATTTATCCAAACATGCCAATAGTCCCTATATTATTGTTTCATAAGTCTTTGAGAATGTGGTCAGTAACTGGTTGTACTGCCTTTGCTACGGAATCGATGCAAATAAAGAAATCAATATCTTCTATCTCATCACTATGCAACTCTAATTTATCGTTAATTTGATTTTCAATAAATGTAGTTGTGGCGCCATTATCAATAAGCTCGCGAATATTGATAGTGACAGCGGTCCCGTCAGATAAATTTACAGTAAGCGATTCTAACAGCTCAACAGGAACTTCGTCCTTAGTGACTGTCTTTAAAATAGTTTCCCACTTTGAACGATCGCTTACGTTAATCTTCCGTGACTTAGGCTTTCGCGGTTTTCTTGGTGTTGACATTTACTGTGGCCTTCATTGCAGCGGGTGCAGCGACTTTCTTTGCCTTAGCGGCAGGGGCTTTCACTTTTGCAACTGGAGGCATCAGCTTGGCAGCATCAGCTTCTAACCGTGCAGCTTCAGCAAGCATTGAATTTGCTTCTGCTTTCATGCGAGTTGCTTGAGCAACTTGTTGAGCAGCAATAGCAGCGTCAGACAAAACTCCGTCATCAGCGGCAACAAGTGGTGGAACTGATGGCAAATTCTTAGCGATTGGTTGTCCAACGTCACGCGGTGGGGTTGAGTTATCACGTTTCTTCTTTTGTAAGCCAGATTGCGAATCAACTTCAGCAAGGCGTTTAACTGCGTCTTCACCCTTTGCCATTTCAGCAAGTATTGTGTTCAACTCGTCAAGCCTAATCTTACTGTTAGCAGTTGGGGTCATAATAACTTGAGAAGTTTGGACCTTCTTCATCATGCCTTCACGGTGCAACACTTCAAGAGCGTTACGGCCGTCTGCCATAATAACACGGTGTAATGCATCAGCTAAGTTTGTTGCTTGCTGGCCTGGTAAACTTTCTACGCAGGTCATTACTGTGTCGTGAATAATACGAGGAAGTACGTCACTGTACACAAGCAGACACATGTGGTCCTCACCTGGTATAGTGTGGAACAGAATTACTGCCTTCCTCTCGTTGTGTTTTGCGATGTGCTTCAACATACTATTTCCTTTTTAATTATTTCTTCTTTTTTGCTGCTACTTCAGCAACTGGTTCAGCGGCTGGTGCTTCTTCAGTTGGTGCAGCTTCTGGCGTTACTTCAACTGGCTTTGCTTGGATAGCGCCGGTAGCTTCCAAAAACTTAAATAAACGGTCGTATAAACCGCCAACGTTTGTGAGTTCGTCAGCCTTAAATGCGCCGCGCGATGCTGCAACCTGTACTACTTGCAACGTAAGCAGTAGATCTTGCACAGTTAAGCCTGGTGCTGCTGGCGCAGATTCTGCGGGCGTAGGGGTAGTTGTTTGCTCTGTCATATTGTGTCTCCTATTAGTGTAATATGCAAACTTATTTATTGCACTAGATAGCCAACGAAAAATTTTAGAGTTGTTGCTCCACATTAAATGTAGGCAACATCAGCGCAAAGTACGATGCTTCTGAGTGATTTTCAAACGCGACCGTCATATTTGGCACACTGGTAGATGTCCAAAATCGTCCGTCAGTGTTTTCGTGTATCCAGTCTGTAATGGGTTTGAACTGAAAGCCAAGCACTTTGAACGAGATTTTCTCAAAATGTGGCGGGCAGTGATCCACCACCCGCATGTTTAGCACTGCGAGTGGGTTAGCGTATCCGTGTTTAAGTGACATGTGGTGTAAACCTTGGTTTTTTAGGCATTTTGTCTTTAATACGAGCGCGATTTATTTCTAAACTTGCGTCAGTTGGCACCCAGTTGTTTAATTTAAACCCGTGTGCAGCAAGTTCCATATTTCTAAATTGATACGAAACGTTAAATCCACGTGCTAAACATTCAGCATGCAGCAAATTGTATCGCTGCCATAGCCACCCAAGTTTGTTTACAAAGAATTTGATATGGCCAGCGCCAAGCGTATAATTGATAGGTGCATTGTCGTAGGCAGGTGCGAGCATCCCTTTAAGCAAACAGTTTGGAATTCGTTTCAATTCTCTGTGTTCTGCAAGTAAATGCTGGTCACAAAGTTCTTCAACTGGCACTACGTTTATTCTTGTCATAGCAACATTATACTACTAAAAAGTTTTTGCCTAAAGTTTTATGGATAAATAAAGGTGTAGTTCGCGATACTGGAAATATCCAACTACTCTAACGTCGTGAAGGACAATCAGCAATGTATTTACAAAACAAATATTCTAACTGGTATTATAACATAATATCAGCGGCAAAATCACGCCCAATTATCGGGTATGTTGAGCGGCACCATATTATACCTAAATCCCTTGGCGGAAATAATACTAATCAAAATTTAATTTCTCTAACTGCAAGAGAACACTTTATATGCCATTGGCTTTTACCTAAAATGACTGAAGGTAAACTTCGAAGAAAAATGATATCAGCATTGTCTAAAATGTGTCAAGCAAGTAGCAATCAACAGAGGTACAAAATTTCAGGACGCAAATTTGAGCAGATTCGAAAACTTTGTTCTGAGTCAATGACTGGCAGCAATAATCCAATGTTTGGGTCTCCACGATCTCCTAAGGATAAACTGGCTATCTCTGCTGGGGTAAAAGCAGCCAACGCGGTCTATGGACCAAGAGTTCTTAGCGATGATCATAAGCATAAGATTGGCATAAGCAAGATTGGTAAAACTCGACCTCAGTGGCTAAAGGATCAATGGAGCCTAAAGCGTAAAGGCCGACCTGGTCAGGATAATAACTCTGGAAAACATTTCTATAACAATGGAGTTGAAAACTTTTTAGTTAAAGAATGCCCGGCTGGGTGTGTGCCCGGCAAACTCACTTACGCCGCATCATAATACGCGAATGTACCGAATGGGGGTTCAATCGTCGTTGACCCGTGAATAATGAATACAGTATCACAGTAATTTTCGTCACCCCAAGAACCGCACGGGTAGCCGTCAGTAAACATGATGAACTTTTTAGGTTCAATCTCGTTTTCCTTCATGAATTCCCAGTTAGCTTCAAACGTTGTGCCACCGCCACCTTCAGGCACGTATGTCAAAATCTCGTCCATGTTATCTTGCGTAAACGTTGCGGGATTGTAAACCGCAGTGTCGAACGTCCACACAGTAATCTTAAACGCATCATACATCTGCATAATGCCGTGGATCTCGCTAAAGAAATCCTTGCACTGTGTATCGCTGATGGAACCCGACAAGTCAACGCTGATGCAGATGTCAATCATGTCTGCATTGCTTTGCCCTGGGAAAATTGCATCCATGTGCCAGTTGCGGCGCGACGGTTTCATGAATGTGTAGTCTGCTTTGACTGTGCTTTCAATTTGTTGCTGCAACAGTTCACGCCAGTTCATCTTTGGCTCTGTCATGTCAGCAAGCATACGCCGCACACCACCTGGCAAGTTACCAGCGCCGCACGTTTGAGCAGCACTCAACATTGCTTCTTTAATCTCGTCGCGGATTTGGCGGCGTTCTTCTTCGCTGTATTTAGGACGGTTATCGTCGTTCTCATCGCTGTCGTCCAAATGCTCGTCCAGCATCTTGTTAAGCAGATCGTCAATGTTAATTTTCTCGGCGTTAGCATACAAATCGTCGTACACTTCTTCAGCTGACATGCCCTTGTACTTGGCATCAACTAAAATTTGGATAACTGTAATACGTTCGCCGATGCGTTGGTCCAGCAAATCCTGGTTGACGCAGTAGTCAGCGGCAATGTTAAACAGGCGTTTGTCACGGTCACCGCAACGGCCCATGTGGTCATAAACATTGTGCAACACTTCGTGGCCAAAGCCAAACTCAGTCTGCTTGATGCTCATGCTGTCAACAAAGCGGGAATTGTAGTAAAAATAACGCCCGTCAGTGGCAATAGTGGTAAGCCACTCGTCAGCGTTTTTAAGTATAAGGCGGGTTGCAAGGTTGCCAAAAAACGGCGCCTTAAGCAGCAAACCAATGCGGGCTGTAATTAGCTTTTCTTGTGTACGACGATCAATCTCTGGGTCCGTTGGCAACGGATCAGCCTTCATCTTCTTTTGCGTTGAAGTGCCGACGGCGTGCATAACGTATTCGTTAAATGTAACCATTTTGTGTGAGCTTTCTGTGTGCATGCGAGTATTATACACTGAAATCAGGGCACTGTCAAGTGCTGAAATTGCCTTATTTTAAGGCAGATCTGGGTCCAACAAGCGTACGGTAAACGCAGTAATCCATTGTTGGCAAGTGTAACCGTCCTTGGTAAATGTGACGTTAGATGGTTGCTTGCGTATGCACCACTGCAATGCGTTCCGCACGTGGTTTCGTGTCATTTTGCCAAGCGGAATTTCTTCGTATTTTTTAGTCCACCACACCATGTCAACCAAGTAATCACCTGTGGGCGCTGGTGGATTTTTCTGCACGTCAAGATAGTGTGAAATGTCAACAATCTGCTTGACAGTCTTAGTCCGCATTCGCGCAGCCTTGGGAGTAGTCGGTTGGGAAACATCGATGTTCATGTTGCGATTATACAGTAAAACTGGGTAGAAGTCAAATTGTAAATGTCGCATAAATATAACAAAAGGATTTAAAATGAGTAACTCTTTTCAAATTAGTGGGTCAGACACGTTTACGGTATTGCACGAAGAAATTCACAACAGCAAAAATACTGTTGGTTCTCCAATAATTTCAGAGTTGCCCCCAACAGAATTGGTTATTTATAGTGGAGAAGTTTCTACGGGTGGCACAATTACAAACCCACCAATTATTGGACCAAAAGGTGATACTGGACCTCAAGGACCTGCAGGAGAAAAGGGAGACACAGGGCAAGTTGGACCACAAGGCCCTGCAGGATTAAATGGCATTGATGGATTGAATGGAGTTCAAGGGATGCAAGGTCCAGCCGGATCCAATGGTATAGACGGTGCCCAAGGCATTCAAGGCATTCAAGGAGAAATCGGTTTAACAGGCATCCCAGGTAGTGCTGGGTCCCAAGGTATTCAAGGTCCGCAGGGTATTCAAGGAGAAATAGGTCCAGTGGGGCCAAAAGGCGACCAAGGTATTCAAGGTATTCAAGGTATTCAAGGTCTTGCTGGCACTGGAGTTACCTTTAAAGGTTCAGTGGCAGTTGGTGCAGATTTACCAATTATTGGCAACATCACCGGTGATTCTTATATTGTTACTGCCGATGGAAATTTGTATTCCTGGAACGGAACAATTTGGGTAGGTATTGGACAAATTGTTGGACCACAGGGTATTCAAGGACCACAGGGTATTCAAGGACCACAAGGGGACGTCGGTAGCAAAGGTGACCAAGGTATTCAAGGGTTGCAAGGAAATCAAGGGTTGCCAGGTGCCGATGGTGCTATGGGTCCGCAGGGCTTGCAAGGTATTCAAGGATTTCAAGGAGTGAGAGGTGACACTGGATTGCAGGGAATACAAGGTGATGTTGGTCTCCAAGGGCCAACTGGGCTGCAAGGTCCAGCCGGATCTAATGGATTAGCCGGAGCAATTGGCCTACAAGGACTTAAGGGAGATAAAGGTGATGCTGCATGGATACCAACTACCAAAACAATATACGTTGACGGTGAGCGCACTGATACCTATGTTGAAACTGGCTCAGTATTGACTCCGTTCAAGACAATCCAGGCAGCTATTGATGCAGCACCAACAGTTGGTAGCGGTGAAGTTGCTATTGTATTAGCACCACACGTTTACAACGAAGCGTTCTCCATTACTAAGACTCGTTTAAACTTCGTTGGTAGTCTAGGTTCACGTTTAACTGGCGCAGTTACAATCACTGGCACGTTAGTGACGCGATTTACTGGTATGTCAATAAAAGGTAACGTTACTGCTAACTTAGTTGGTAACAGCAAGATTGACATTAATGATTGTGATGTTGGTGCAGGTGCTGATATATGGAATATTACCGCAGTTGAGGGTGGCGGAGCAGCATGGTTCCAAGTGTGGGGCGGAACGTTTGGCCCAGCTACGACAACAATCACTGGCTTCCGCAACGGTATTTGCTTATTTACAAACGGCAACCTTGGCTCTAACCCAGAGATGACCATTGACAACTGTAACTTACAGATTGGTGGCGCTACATTGTACAGCAGTGGCTTGATCATTACCAATAGCGCAGCAATCATTGGTGCAAGTACCGCAGATCCATGGTACACTATTACAATGGACGCAGCAACTACATTGACAACTGATGCAGGAGTATTAGGCACAGTCCAGTTGACAAATAACGGCGGCACGTTGATCAATACGTCTAATAGATTAGGTAATGTTCCAACAGCCGCAATTGGTAAAGCGGGAGATGTGGTTGGTATGGTTGCGGTTGATGCCAACTATTTGTACGCTTGCACGGCGGCATTCAATGGTGCAACACCGATTTGGACAAGAACTGCATTGAGCAGCACTTGGTAAAATAGTCAAAGAAAAAGGGAGGCCGAAGCCTCCCTACTAAACACACAAGTTTAGTTGGAACTTGCTGCTATGATAAATTTTCCAAAACGTTTGTGAAATTCATCGAAGTTCTTCAGCTTACCCGGAACAAACGGGAGATTATAAACTGTAAGGGCCGTTCTTGCTCCCATTACAACAATCTCAGTTGTGAAATTGTCCATCATGAAACGGAAGAAGTTATCCGACATTTCATGCCATTTGCCTGACTTGTCGCCAGCCAGTTTCTTTTGCTGGTCTTGCAACTCGTAGCACATGGAAGTAACCAGCGAGTACATTGCGCTGATTTCCTTGATCTTCAGTTCCTTAGCCTTGCCTTCCAAAATGTCCATTGGGAGCGGCAGTTGACCAGCAGTCTTGCGGTGTGCAATAAACTTGACAGCTTGACCGTCACCAACTGCACCTGACACCAAGTCAGTCAGCGTGGAGTCGTCTTCACCGTCGTCCAGCAGCTCGGACACAAAGGTCCATGAGCGTGGAGTAGCAAACGAGCGGCTTGGGCTGCGAGCATCAAAGTCGAACAGACTGGACTTGCTGAAGCTAACCCAACCAACCACATCCTTGTGGATACGGTGTTCAACAGCCCACTTTTGCCAGCTGTCAAAGTCTACCCGCATCTCCAAGTGCACAAAGCGATTGGACAACGGAGCAGGCATGCGGTAGGTAACACCCTTGTCACTTTCGCGGTTACCAGCAGCAATAATCACCACGTTGTTTGGCAACTTGTAAGTGCCAACACGGCGATTCAAAATCAGTTGATATGCGGCAGCTTGTACAGCGGGCGCAGCAGAATTCATTTCATCCAGGAACAGCACCACGATTGGATACTGTGCAGCCAGTTCTTCGGTGGGCAACTCAACTGGGTGAGCCCATTCCATTTTGCCGGATTCTTTGTTGTAAAACGGGATACCACGCAAGTCCGTGGGTTCCATTGTTGCCATACGCAAGTCAATGGTCAAGCCGTTAAACTCGTCAGCGATGTCAGAAACCAGTTCTGATTTGCCGATGCCCATTGGGCCCCACAAAAACACTGGGCGCTTTTTAGCAAAACAACGCACAATGGCCCGCTTTGCTTCGATTGCGGTAACTGTACGGTTCTGGGAAACGGGTGCGGCTGTAGCCATTTGTAAACTCCTGTGGGATTTGTTAAACTATGCGAGTATTATATACTGAAATCGCGGTTACGTCAAGTTGTATTTTTACAACGTATCAATTTGGACGTCAACTTCGCCGTAGCGAGCGCACAGTCCAACCGTCGCATTGTCCACGGCCTTCATGTCTTGAAGGCTGGTAAACGCAGCATACACGGCAGCGTTGGTGCTAATCTGGTCACCAAAGCCCCAGCGAATTTGCTTGGCAGTCACGTAAACGGACACACCTTTAACAATAACGCGGAACTTTTGGGTTTGCTTGAACTTCATTTTCGGTGCCTTTCTTTGCTGCTATGTGAATATTATAACACCAAAATGCTTGACTGTCAACAGAAGAAAGTGTTGCATTTCTGCAACACTTTTCAGTCACTTAACCGTGTCAAGAGCACGGGTGCTCTCGAAGGCTTTGTTACAATTTACGCTTCTACTGCAACTTTTTCTGTAACGTATGGAATAAATGTTTCAGAAACTGGTTTAGGGTGGGAATAGTCAATTTCGTATTTTTCACAAAACGCTGGCACTTCATCTTCCCAGATTTTTATAATTCGCATAAGCACGTTACTGGGGGTCTTTTTATAATATCAATAGTGTAGGTGTGCTTGCCCAGTATGCTTTGCATAATTTGCAATCCTGCGGTCAACCATTTCAGTGGCTGTTTGCAAATCAAAGTTTGACATGGAACACGCAGCCATTCCTTGGATATCCTCGTCGCGATTCTTTGGCCCTTGACTTCCTGGATTAGCATATATGTCACCAGAATGCGGAGTCGCTAACTCGGCTTGTTTTGCGAATACTTCTTGTAGTGTTAGGGTTGTCATAATTTATCCTTTTGTTTTTAAATTTGTTGATATATTTCGCTTTTTCCCATATGACATACCAAAAGGATTAAACCTTGGCAATTTTGCCTTTTTCACCCTTTGCTGTTTCTGTAGTAAACGTAATTGATCCGGAGTCAAAGGTGTTCCGCGACTTACATTTGGGCTTTTGCGGTATAGTATAAGAGCAGGTTCGTTTGGCTGGAGACCTGCGGCGATGACATTATTAGTAGCATCGCTGTATTCTTGCAACTCACCCTGGGTGACTCCAACATTTTGCCCAAGACTGTCAATGTCAAAGCATAGCGGCAATGCATGTGGGCCGCACCCTTCATACAGCATACCTGCTTCAAGTGTTGGGTCTTGCTGTGATAACCACTCGATTAGTTCTGCGTTAGTCATAGTCATTCTCCTTTCGCTGCTGAAAAGTATTTTCTTTTCGGGCGACTGCGATCAAGATTGTCTTGTATAGACGCTAACACGCGAATTTGATCTGCTTCTTCAATTGCTTTTTTTAATTTTTTAAAATGTGCTTTTGATTTTTTCTTTACTTTGATTTCACCGTATTCCAATGCTTTAACGATTTTTAACGTTGCGTTATCACGAGATTCTTGCGTTGTTCGAAATTTTGATAACATAAATTACTCACTCCTTCTTTTTGCTGCTAAATATTCGCTTTTCGAATAGTTGCGATCGTTGTTATCTTTAATGGATGTAAGCAAGAGCGTTATGTTTGCTTCGCCGATCGCGTCTGACAATTTTTTAAATTGCTTTCTTGATTTTTTCTTTACTTGGATTTCACTCTCGTTTAACGCCTGCACGATTTTGCGTATTGAGTCGGCACGAGATTTGTGAGTTGAGTCACTTTTGATGAACATAAATAATTCTCCTTATGTGTGGAAAAATATTTATGTGCGGGTGCGGGAGAGCCAGTTAAATTTGTTCAAATAAATTATTCAAATAACAAGTCGAGCATTGGGTTGGCCATAACCGATTTTTTATTTTTTATCTTAACTGGGGGTGGTGAGTATGTGTGGGCGGTATAAGTTGAATTGACGATCAAAATTTCTTTGCCGGTTTTTCTGCTATTTTTCGCCCCTCTTACTGATTTCCCCTCGTCATCTTTTTTGCGAGTTTCCCCTTGCTGATATGAGTATTGCCATTCAGGGTAAATCTGCTCAAATTTGTCAAACCAAGTTCGTATAGTGCCACAATTATTGTAACTAATGATCCACTCTGACTTGCGATTAATCATAAGGTCGCGAAAAAGTTCGTGGTTAAACCCTTTATGAAACTCTCCGCCTTGATTAGGATAGATTGCCTTGAAGACTTCACTATCGTAACCTAATAGGTATGGTGGGTCAGCATACACAAAATGCGTTGGGTATTTCAGTAAACTTTCCTCAAACGGAATATTTTCAATTCGTAATTTTGGGCAGCGGAACTCCCTAACACGTTCAATGATGCGAGCATATTCTTTGGGCGTGGTTAATTTGTTTGGGCTTGTCCAGCCTAAAAACATTGGCCCATAACTTAACTGCATATTGTAATAGTAATGGGCAGCGGCTTCCAAATCAGTTAACTTGTTTTTAACTGGATCTTCATACCAATCTTTTAAAATCTGTTTGTATGCACGATAATTTGGATCACCTAATCCAAACTTCTCTAACTCATCTGCTAATTTGTCTGGCTCATTGAGCTGGTGCTCCCAGTAATTAGTAAGCGGATGAAAAATGTCACATGCAACAACTTCATCAACGTCTAAATTGTTCGCCCACGCAATTTCTAAACTCGCTCCGCCAATGAACGGGCTTAATATTTTCTTGGGAAGAACATCTGGCAGATATTCTGTTATTAACCCGATGGCTTTGGTTTTACCACCCGGGTATCGCAAGTTCGAGATCTTGCTTAATCGTTTGAACGATCCGTCTTCTTTGCAAATTGAGTTAAGGTAATCTGTTTTGTTCATAGTGTATTTATTATAACTTAAAATGCAGGAATCTGCGACTACTCTGGCAAAGTAGTCGCAGATTTGAGCAATGTATATTACATCTTAATAATGCCAGGATACCCCTCAAGGAGGCCGGTGTCAACCCACCGTTTGCCACTCTCTTGCATATTTAAAAATGGATATTCACCAACTGTTGCGACAAACTCCTCGACGCAGGCAGTTTCAATTTGATGGAAGTCAACTGCGATTTCAAGTTGCTTAAAACCGCTCATACTTGGGATTTTTGCCGTTGTCTTGGGAGCAAGGATGAAGTAAAACTCGACCTTTTTTCCTGCTTGAATCTCGTTGCGAATGTAACGCCATCCGCAAAAACTTCGCGGACTCATACCCACAGCAAACCCGCCCAAGTATGCCCCGATTGTGCCTTGGATGCCACCCTTGCACTGGCTACCACCAATTTTCTTAATATAGCCGTCGACGGTAAGAAAATATACCCTACCGGTTTCATTTTTAAGTTCATCCCGGGTAATCTTTGCATCAGATAACAACACTAATTTTTTATCATGTGTTGAATGGAGCTCGATATGTCCAACCCTGGTAGCATTTGTCACTTTATTGATGTGCATCATTTTCTCTTCTCCTTAAATAACCAGCCCTTGAAAGTCAACCCAATGTCAACTTACTTTAGCAGGTATTGCTTTATCGATTTGTTATCAAACAAACGATTTATTAATCAACGTAAACAGCAAACGAGCGAGCGTCTGCCTTGAGACAAGTCAAAGCCTGTGCGTCAATGACGCGGACCACGGAATTTGACACGGACATTGCGGCCGTTTGCAGCACTGCGGACAATGTTGCGGACTTCAGACAGCATGCTCAACGGCACACCTTTAACCACGCTTGACTCGCGTTCTGGGCTTTGGAATTTAGCAATCACTTGCTGATTTGCTTGGCTCAATGCGGCAAAATTGATGTTTTGAAGTGTCATTTTTAACTCCGTTTGTTGCTGTATGTGGTTATTATAGCGTAGATCTACGGCGAAGTCAACAGGTTTCTTGTTGTATTTCAGCAACAAATGCATGATTTCACGCTGAAATCACTTGTTTTGGACAATACGCTGAATTTCCCTAATTGCCCGAGCAGCCTTCACAAAATCTGGCACCGGTTCTTCGTGCACTTTGCTTAAAGCGTCAAATGTTCGCTGATGATCGCATAATTTCTGTGCGAGATCAAGCACTTCCTTTAACTTTTCACCCTGATTTGGAATAGGTTCGTGACTCATTGCCGCGGAATGTTGAGTAAATCCTTGACTAATCTATACATGCCAGCGTGACGTGTCCAGTGAAATTGCAGTGTTTTGAACTCTTGTGACAATTCGTCAATGACACCGGTGCGTAAATACAGCTTATGGACATCCTCCTCCGCACGTTGAACATCTGCATCAATGTCACGCACTGCGGCAACAATCTCCTCACTGATCGGCATCTGCATGTTTAGCGGTTCTCATTCACAATCCACATGCTCAACAGTGCATGCGCGAGCAATTCAACTTGGTGCTCGCTGTAAAAGAAATCATTGCGCCGGAGACCTTTGCCAGCTTCTTCTTTGAAGACTCGCATTGCGTCGCCCCGCGGCTTACTGTGGCAACATTGCAGGCGATGAAATGCCGTGTAAATTTTCTCACTGCTATTGAACTCTGCGTCCAAGATGTCAAACATGGCGTTCATTTCACTGTGATTGTGTGCAGTGGAAGGCCAGTGACCTTGCCCTGGCTGAAATTTGTTGAGATCTGCGAGTGTTGTCATGTTTAACTTTCCAAAGCGCGACGGAATACCAGCTCTTGCATTGCGAATGCCTGTTGTTCCCACGGTTGATCGAGATACTTCGTTGTTTTTGTGTAACGCTTGCCTGCCCACATTGTGTGGGTCTTGGTTACTTTGCGCAATTTCCCCTGCGCCATTTGTTTTACGTGCACCATTTCGTGTGCAAGAGTAGCACCAATGCTAACCATACGCTGTGGCTTAATGACAATCAGATAGCAGTCAAAACTTTCAAACGGGACTGTGACGCCTAACGCTTCCACCTCGTCTACCATGATCAGCACGGACTTCTTGCTTTTTTCGAGTCCAAGTTGCTTGATCATTGACGGCAGCAATGCAGTGATGAACTTTTTACGCAAATGGCTCTTGGCTTCTACAACGAATTCCATGATATTTTGTCCTTATTTCTACTCTTGCCACCATTATAGCGTAAGTTTGGGTCAAAGTCAAGCGGTGATTTGCTGTGAAATAGTGTTGTTTTTATGCAACGTAATTTCTAATACTGCTGATCATAATAATCAAGAAGTTTAGACAAAAGTTTAGATAGTTGCGGCAACGACGTTCTCATATCACTAAGTGACTTTTCTGCTGATTTAATTTCCGATATAATCTCATAAATTGTATCTCTGGGATATATAAATTTAGGTGGTATAGTAAAATTTTGTGTCAGTGACTGAGTGTCTTTATAAAACTTTTCATAGTTTGCAACTAAATTATTAGATTTATCTGCTAATCGTTCATAAATTGATTGGGCAGGGTTAATAATTACTTCATTTATTTTCATTATTAAATTCTGGGTTAGTTTTCTTAGTTAAAATCTGAAGTCTCGTAAGTATTGCTTCTAACTTTTCAACATTGGATAATTCTGCCAGCAGATCTGAATTAGTTAACGGCTTAGAATTTTTTTTAAGATCTAATTCTGTGATTTTGTCCATTTACATCTCCATTGTGATATTGTATTTAACAATAACATTATTTTTACACATTATCAAGTTTAATGATTAAGTAGTTAATTGCTGCGCGACACTGTTGTTTTTATGCAACTGATAATTGTAATATCTGCGCACAAAGTAAGAGCGAGCAATAGCAACAATCGTAAACCAAAACGATAATGCTAAATTTGTAGTAAATGCAATGTGTATGCCGTAAAGCGGATACAGGATAAGTTGGGTTAACATGCCAACGACATAGCCAATGGCAATGTTAGTGCATGCTTCTTTTAGGGAGTTTAGTTTGGATTGTTTCATGTTTACGGTGCGGCTGAGGTGCGCAATCAGTTCGACAAGTTGGACAATTTGCCAGTCGTTGAGGTGGCTCAACATGACTGGTGAAATATTTATTACAAGCAAGGCACTTAAACAGTAATTTCATCTTGGATCAAAAATAATGGTTAATTATTTTTAGTCATAATTTTCAGAATTTGAGTTACGTAAGTACCATCTTTCAGATAACACTAAGTCTTTGTTAAACTTAGGTTGATTGCTTACTTGACTTTCGAGAATTAGCTCATGATTAGAATCGCCCATTGTATTCATAATATTGATAACTTCATCTGCTGACAGCGGTTCACCACTTACTTTAGTTGCAGCAAGTCTATTATTTTTAATTAGCTTCATTATTAATGAGCGGGCGGGGATACTGACAACTTCATCTTTGCTTAACAACAATTTAATTCCAAGCTTTGCTTTTAGTGCATATAGCAAAATTGCACCTAAATTTTGGCCAGCATGAGCTGGTACAGTGTGAATTTCAACAAACTTCAACGTTGACTCATTGACTGGTGAAGTTATGATATATGTTTTAGGTAAGTTATTCTCATCAAGAATACCAAAAACTTGATATCCTTTCCAAGTATCGTGCATGATTTGATACCCATCCATGTCACAGACATGAACGGGATTCAAAAAATCTGGTATATTGGGATTAGCCAAGCTACCAGATGCAATCTCACTTAATCGCATAGTGCATATCTGTCCGCCATAACCGCCTTCAACATGATCGCTTCTGGGGTGAAGTCGTCCATGTTACCAGACAAGATTGCCGTAGCAACCGCTGGGCTGAAACCAGATACCAGTGCAGCGCCTGTCTTGTCGAACTTCACTGGCACGTTAGATGCCGCGTTCAAGTTCCAGAACACAACATTAGGCACAGTGTAACCTGCATCCGCATACTTGCGTTCAATCATCTCCATCGCTGAATCATCGTTATGCACACAGGCATTGAATTGCATGTCTGAGAAGATGATCACAGTACCTGGCATATCTGCCGCTGGCACCTTTTGATTCACAGCCGTAGCCAGAATCGCGTTGAATGCCGAGTGCAGGTTAGTGCTCATGCCCCAATCAGTGGTAACCATTTGGTTGATCTTCTCGTTGATGTTGCCCTTCAGCTCCACCAACTGTGGCTTGTCGCTGAAAGTCAGCATACAATCCTTAAAGGCACCCTTGTTCTTGTCTGCAAAGTACAGGCCCAAAGACACTGCGATTTCCAAACAAGTGGTAGTACCCTTTTGCCCAGCAGTACAAGTCATCGAGCCAGACACGTCAACTAGTGGCAACACCGAAGCGTCACCAATGTAGTTTGGCAGAGCAGCCCATTGAGCTTCGATCACATCAAGCTCTTGCTTGTCCCACTTCATGTCGTAGCCGTTGATACGACCCTTCAACACATCATGTGGGAAGATTGCCGAAGCATTGATCTTCACAGTTGGGTCATCACCCTTAACCAACTTGGTTACGTATTCAGCGTAAGTGGTGCCATTCTTTCCAAACGCTTTTTTGTAGCGTGAATGAGCTACGGATGGAACTTGACTATAATTGATGTTATCCCAAAGTCTGGCACACATCTTCTGCTCTACTGTATCCGACATTTCAGCAATAGAACGGCGATAGAACTTTGGAGACATGCCAAAAAACTCACGAATTTCTCTTGCCACAGTGGATTTTGCCGACTTTTCACGAGGCATCCATTTTGCGACAGATTGTGCAGTGATCAATTGTTGGTTTAATTTGTTACGAAGTTCTTGTTTAAATGACATGATAAGTCCTCTTTGGATAAATACTATTATATACTAAAAGAATTGAAAATAAAATTATTTTGGTGAAAAATGTTTGTCGCGGTATTGGTCGTACCCACAAACTCTAATTGCATTACTTAAAGGAGCAACCAGCATGGGTATTTATAAATTATACGTCAAGACACATTCTAAAACTGGGTTAAAATATCTGGGTATGACTACTCAGGAAGATCATAGTAAATATACTGGTTCTGGGCTTCATTGGCTTAGACATTTGAGAGTGCATGGATTTGAACATATTACTGAAGTTATAGAAGAATGTGAAACATTAGAATCTTTACGAGAACGTGGTCTATATTATAGCAATTTATGGAATGTCGTTAAAGATCCAGCTTGGGCAAATATGATACTAGAATCTGGTCAAGGTGTTATACCAACAGAAGAAATAATTAAAAAGAGATCAAATACAAGAAAAACTAATACCGCTAATGGATCTATTCAAAATTGGACCAATGCCAGTACAGAAAAATATAATAAAACTAGAATTGAAAACGGCACAAACATTAGAACTCAATCAAGTATCGAAAAGCAATTGAACACCAGAGTTGCTAGGGGTACAGATCCTAAATCTCCAGCAGTTATTGATAAGTGCCGAGAGACTAAGAAACTTAATGGTACTATTAGTAATTTTGTATCAAATAACCCGAGTTCAATTAAGAAATCGTGTCCTCATTGTAATGAAAATGTTGGCTCCGGTTTATTTACTCGGTGGCACGGTGATAACTGTAAGAAACTCAAAGAGATTCTAGAACTTTCTTGCACTGAGCCTCAGTCATCAAATCAATCTGTGGCAGCAATTCTTTAGCATTTTGCCCAGCACGTAAAATATCACCTAGTATTGTAAACCAAACTGTCTTGAGTTCTTTTGTTTTCAGACAGTGACCATCGTCAAAGCGGCCCAATTCAGGTACCTTCTTAACCAGAGCCTTAGCAGCATCTGGGTTAGCGGTTTCAAGGTGCGCAAGCACCGAGCGGAAGATTTCACGTTCACCCGCACCACCACGAACGTCACGAGCCCATGCAACGATGCGCAAGGCAAGGTCAGAGTTCTCTACGAATGCCGCAGTGAATTGAGGGATGATGTTCTTGCCACGGCTTGCACCGATAGCGAAGAAAAGGTCAACACAGGCGTTAGCTGTGGATGCACGAGCCTTCATACCGTTTTCGGTACGTTGAATTTGTTCACCAATGGCATTTACAAATGCGTTCATTTCAATTTCCTTTCAGGTTAACACTATTTAGAGCATAGCTGCTTTCATTGAAGCCCCAATTGAGGCAGTTTTAAATTGCTGAATTTAACCTTATTATCAAATACAACAGGATGATCGGCACAGTAATTTATTATTCTGGTCGGCCCTTTTAAAATGCCCCGACCCTATCCAATTATTCTAACTGACAACTATTCCAAATTTAGTTGGAAGCGTATCTCACATTCTATGAGCACTATTACATATTCTATGTACATTAGCTTTCACCGCGAACGATTACTTGCAGCCTTATTCGCCCTTACGGGCAAGAGTGGTAGTTTGCTGAATTCATCCTAACAAAATAACAGAGTGGTTGTTACGCGATTTTTATTGTCTGGTTGTCCGACGTTATCCATTTAAGGCTTTGTAACTCAACCATAGCAAACGATTCGGCGATGCCCTATCCACATTGTATTCTGCGTGGCACATACCCGGTCCTTAGCCGGTCTAGCTATTCCGTCTGCGTACAATGTTTCCACTGTATAAAGTCCTCCGACCACATTCTATAGCATTGGCTGTATTTTTGAGTTGCTGTACCCACTCTTATAAAACAAAAACAACAGGATCGTTTTGTACTTTTTGTTTCAAGTGAGAAAATCCAAACTCACCTTGAGGTTATACTTGCCTTTCAGCGTGTCGATAACTGCTTCAAAGCCCCGAAAGGCTCCACAATTACCGCGCAGTAGTTCCCTCCCATAGTATTATGGTGTTGCTGAACCGATCCTTATAATTTCAAAATCTACCAGAATAGTTTTTCCGCCCTTTTTACTTGGTTCGGTGTTCAAGTTTGTCAGTAAGTCTAAAGGACAAGTCCTAAAGCGATTATCCGACTAGTGCTGTTTTTAAACTGCTGTACCTATTCTCTATCACGCTATTATATATGCAAAGTATATAGATAGCAAGAACTTTTTTAACCAAAATCAATATTTATACCTGTTTTAAAAAATATTCCATTTTTTCTTTATCAAAATCTACTAGACCTTTTTCGTATAATTCAAAAACAAGCCTTTCTATTTTTCCGTGACATTTATTATGGTTAGCCACGGAACATAACAACAAGTTAGATAACTTGTTGTTTGCTTTATTTCCGTCAATATGATGCACTACAAATCCGTCGGGTATTCTTTTTCCTATGTGCCGTTCTATAACTGCAATATGCTCTCTTACCCACAATGTATTTCGATATGGGTACTCATTGCCGACATAGATTTCTTTATATCCACGATCTATTTTTACTTTTTCTCCATTTTGCTCAAATTCACGCTTACGTGACAGCGTTGACAATGTTTGCATTTCAGACTTGCTATAACATTCAGTACAAAAATGACTGCCAGTATGTAAATTAGTATATCCATTTTTTGGCCTAGAAAATTCTACACCGCATTTATCACATTTAAAATAATGAGTAGTTCTCACTGATTTGCATTCAACTTCTTTTCCTGATTTGTATTTTCTAATAAATGTTGATGATTCTTGTGTATCTCGTAAAAACATATTCTCTCCTATAAATAATATTTATAGAATACCTAAGCAGTATAATGTTAGCAGTTAATGTCACATACTGAAGGAAGAACCACAACCACAAGTAGACACCGAGTTGGGATTTTCAATTATAAATTGAGCGCCCATCAAATCTTCTTTGTAGTTGATCGTTGCACCCTGCAAATATTGCATGGACATAGCGTCGACCAAAACGGTTACTCCATTTTTCTCGATAGTAAAGTCATCTTCGTTCTGTTCTTCATCAAACGTAAACCCGTATTGGAAGCCAGAGCAACCACCACCTTGCACGAAAACACGCAGTTTGTTCGCGGGATTGTCTTCTTCAGCCATAATCTCCGCCACTTTGCTGCATGCTGCGTCAGTAAATTCTACCATATCGTGTCTCCTTATACTCTAAAACTACTGCCACAACCGCAACGATCTCTTTCGTTGGGATTGTTAAACTTGAATCCTTCGTTTATACCGTCACGAACATAGTCAACTTCCATGCCTTGCAAGTAAGGGCAACTCTTTGGGTCAACAAACAGTTTACAATCTTTACAATCAACACAAACGTCACCATCAACGGGCGTATCCACGTATTCTAACACATAAGCAAGCCCGCTACAACCAGTAGTTTTAACGCCCAGGCGAATACCTGTGCCCTTACCACGCTTAGTTATAACTTGCTGTATCTTCTTTGCCGCTCTATCAGTGAGTGACAACATGTTTTGCCTTATAGTCAGCAATCGCCGCTTTAATGGAATCTTCGGCAAGGATGGAGCAATGTATCTTAACTGGCGGGAGACAAAGTTCCTCGGCGATGTCTTGATTTTTAATCATCACAGCATCATCTAACGATTTGCCTTTAACCCATTCTGTAACTAACGAACTTGATGCAATCGCTGATCCACAATTATGAGATCCAACACCATGACTAAAATATACATGGGCACCATCTTCTAATCTAAGGTCATACACTATTACATTATCACCATCACGCTCACAGGAATTTAATGTATGCCCGTGTATTTTGCTTGACACTTTTATGATTTTTTTGCCATTGTGTATGAAATTTTGAACAGTTGGTAGAGCCTCGCTAAATTGTTCAATTGGTATGCATAAGCAGTCATATCCAGCTGATGCAAATTGTGCTACTCTGTTTTTAACATAATCAGACTTTGTTGATCGGTCTTGCATAAATGCTGGCATTCGTGTGGTATATACTTCTATACATTTTTTCTTTCCTGGCACAATAAAATCTGGACTTGCTGGGCCACTGCTTGTTTGTATCCATACTTTATTGGCACTGTACACTGCTGCAACATTGTTTTCCTCAAATAATTTAATAAATTTGTTTTCGATTGATGTTGGTTTAGCTCTATCAATAGCAGACATTCCCGCTGACCATTTTTCTTTGTATGCTGGATCACTCCACTTATTGATTGCTGCAATGGATTTGCGTTTCCGAGCAGTTTCGACATCTTTACAAACATAGCCGGGTTGATTTTGTGGTAACGTGGTTTTATCAAACCCTTTGTTAAACTCAAACATCCTCTTACTGTTTTTTTGCTTTAACTCGTCGCGATGCCGGATATTAGTTAACACTCTCAATTCATGTTCTGTCAATTCATATAGCTCTTGTCCAGGGCATAAAGTATTTGCTTGCACTGGTTTATTATTTGCACCCCAGAAAATATGGTCTTTTGTTACAATAAGTTGAACTGGTGTCGTGGTTGACCCTTCTTTTCTAGCAATAGAAACACACATTAACTCAGACACTGGAACTGAGTGTTTTATAATTTCTTTAATTTTTTGACTAACTACAGTTGTCCCATTCCATGCTAACACAGCATCACCAATCCGCAACTCTGATATTTTTCTTGACCGTGTTGGAGTGTTAATCAATGCGTTACTAATAAAGCAGCCATAAGCCTTAAACACTGCGTCAGTTATAATGCCATCCACTACTTTAATCTGTAGCTTCAAAACATCCCCACACGACGGGGCACCTACTAACCCAGTGCCCACTGAACTATCATTCTTGTCGAACGATCCTACGTTACGTGGATTCTCATAATGATCCACAACCTTTTCTGAATAAGCCATACCTGGCCTCCTATAAAACACATACCTGTGTGTTTTATTTATCGTAGGCCAAGTTTAACTGTACAGGAATGGGTCTGAATGGCGTCAAACGCTGCACTTTGTTAGCAGGATGCAGCAACCATTTTGTTCCAAGCAATCGTTTAGCTTCCTCACGCTTTACAGCAATATAAGGTGCCTCAGTTTTAACAGTGCCTACATACATAACGCTCTCCTTCAGTTGAAAAATATTACAATCTATCGCCGTGGTGATCCATCGGCTTCCATGTTTTTTGCTTCATCACTGCGTTCAGTTGTTCCATGCTTACGGGCGTAAAGTCCCATGAATCCACGCCCACGTCAGTAGACAACATGTTTGGGTCGTCTGGCATAGTGCCATGACTGTGGCCATACAGTTGCCAAGTGCCGTGGTGACTTTGGTCCCATACACGCATAGCGTAGTGGCACAGCACAATTCGCTGAGCCACGCCGTTGTTTGCTTCGGGCGGAACGTGCACCACGCCAATTTGCGACCGCGATCTAAAATGTCGCTGCCACTTGTTAAAGTTTTTGTCATGGTTCCCCATAACCAAATGCTTCTCGCCGTTGAGCCGTATAAGCAAGTTGTCGAGCTTTCGCTCGTCCTTCTCGAACGCAACATCACCAATGTGGTAAACAATGTCGTTATGTCCCACAACGCTGTTCCAGTTGCGTATCATCGCCTCGTTCATTTCGTCGGAATCCGCGAACGGGCGGTTGCAATACTTGATAATATTTCTGTGGGAGAAATGGTTATCGGAAGTAAAAAAGTATTTTTGTGTCATGTTATTTTAATTTTTCTTTGCTCGTGCCGGTCACTGTGGATTTTAACCCCAAGGCGGCGTATTGTTTCTGCTGCTTGCTGTGGAGCGTCTTCAAACATCTCCCTTAGCGTGTCAGCTTCAATTCCCTCTTCAGTTTCAATGGCATAAATTTCGTATGCTCGTTGTGTGTTGTAACGTGCCCGCAGTATTGCGAGGTTGATACTTTGCCCTACTGTTGATTGTGCGTTTTCGCCTTTCAAGTTGCGCCACATCACATCCTTCTCAATCTCGCTCACGGGTATAATGCCCTCAAGGCCTTCGTTACACCAAATAATCGCAAACTGGCTGCTCATCATACACCCCCAAATTTTAGTAAAGCCAAAAAAAGCAGTTGCTCTGCTACTTCCAGCTTCTTAAACCTCCACATGTAAACATTAGAGTTAGTCAACTTCCTGTTATCATGCGGGTCAAATAATTTCGCCATTTCGTCTATAGTAGCGAGCGTTTCAAGCCGCGGCGTAGCAGCAATAACAAACCTTGCTTTTCTGTTCTTCTCGTTTTTGTACTCGCGCAGCTGAAAGCGGCCAGTGGATCTGAGCACTTTGTATTTCATAACAACTTTTACTACGTCTCTCATATTAGTTACACGAGTCCCACATAATACAATAACTGTGATACCTGCCAGGATTTTTTGCGTTAAGCTCTGCGATGAACTCACGCTCTTTGGTAACTTGGTAGTCACCGTTGAAACACGAAAAGCGATCACTGTGCTTATCTTGCCCAAACTCCGTGACCTCAGTCACGACCAAGTAGGCGTACACAGTGCTAATGTCACTACGCTTTTCTTCGGTGATCAACAGTTCACTCATTTCGCAATTCCAAAATGTTCAAGCATTAATTTTTTAGTGCCAAAATCTGCGCCTTCAAGTTCGCGCAAATAGCGAACCGTAACGTTAGCACAATCTTGAACAATCAGCTCAGCAAACTTGGCTAACTTCAGTTCTTCCCATTCCTTGGGAGTCTCGTTCAATGTAGTCACAGAGAAAGCATACTCGGTTGCCTGCTTCCAAAGTTCCTTAATACGTTCGTTCATGCCCGTTCCTTCATCATGTATTCGCCAATGATCCACTTGGCGCGGTTGATAGTTTGGCGAGCAGACTCAACGTTGCCGTACGCCATTTCTTCCTGAGCGTCGCTCATCAGCGACA